GGCGGGCTTCGCGTCCGCCTCCGCCTTCGCCAGCTTCTCATGGAGGTCGGCCATCGCTGCCGCATGCTCCTCCTTGAGCGCCTCGATCTTCGCGTTCGCTTCGGCCTCCGCCTCCTGGCGGGCCTCCTCAGACGCCTCACGCGCCTTCGCGTGCTCGACCGCCGCCGCGTCGATGAACGCCGCATCCGACAGCGCGCCCAGCCGAGCGAGCTTCGCGGCCTCGGTCTCCACCGGCGGCACGTAGTGCTCGGACGCGGCCTGCACACCCTTGTGCCAGATGCCCAGCCCGTCCTCCCACACGTAGGAGATCACGGTCGTGTCCGGGGTTGTGCCCCGCACAACCGCCGAGCGGATGATGCCGCCCTCCGGGGCGTCGATCTCCTCCCAGTCGAGGTCGGCCGTGGCCTCCTCGTTGACCGGGCGGAGAGCCGCCGCCTGCACCTCCGGGTCGAGCTTGGCGATGTGGTTGCGGATCAACTCCTCCGCGTTGCGAGCAGAGCCGTACTGGCCGCCTTCCCGGCGGGCCTGCTCCATCTCCATTTCTACGACGGTGTGGCTCATGCCACAACTCCGCGATACGCACCACGAGGATCGACGCACGCACACCCGAAGAAGTGGCGCGCCTTGAAGTCGATCGAGTCGAACTCGAACGTGTACGGGTCGAGACCCGGCCCCATCGCCGAGCGCACCTGCGGCTCGCGCAGACCCACGAAGGGCTGCTCGTTGCCGTTCAGGAAGCCCAGCGCGAACGAGGGCACGTCGTTCGGGTCAGCGAACAAGTACCAGTCGTTCGAGTCCGAGAAGAACCGCTCCTTCACGATGCCGTCGTTGGGCAGGATGCCCGCGAGCGGGTTGATCGTGCCCTTGTCGAAGATGTTGCTGCCGATCCCGGCCGCGCCCGTGTACGTCACGTTCACGCCGGTCAGCGTCGAGTTGACGATCCGTGCGGCGACCATCTGGAGCCGCGTGTTCCGCACGATCAGAGACCCGACACGAACGGTGATCGGGTAGCCCGAGTCGTCCGTCAGGGTGTCCATGAACGTGATGCCGTCCGCGAGAGAGTCCTCGGACAGCGCAAGCGTCGTCTGGTTGCCGCGACCGGACGAGAAGAACACCGCACCGTCCGGCGCGAGCGGGTTCGACTCGATCAGGGCGACCAGCGTGTTCGCGACGAAGATCGAGGCATCGCGCCCCATCTCGCCGGGGACTCGGTTGAGCAGTTCCCCGGTCTCGTCGTTGATGATCGCCTCCATCGTGATCTTGTAGACGAACCCGTACTTGTCCACCATCAGGCCCGCCGACGGGCGCTCCGTGCGCCGCCCCTCGACGTACTCGCCGTTCTCCCCGACGTAGCTCATGCCGCGCACGGCGTTCAGACCGCGCAACCGGCGCTCGCGTAGGTCGGGCAGGTTCTCGATCCGGGCGTAGCGCCGGTACTGGGGGGCCACCTGCGAGTAGCCGTGCCAGAGCGACGTGCTCACCGGGCCGAACAGGTAGTTGGGGAAGTCGAACCGGGTGTCCATCTCCTCCAGGGCAAGCGCCGCGTCGTAGTCGCCGTCGCCTGCTGCCTCCCGGAGTGACGCCACCCGCGCCTCGCCGTTCTCCGCCCACTCCTGCCAGGCGTCGAACAACGGGATGCTGTGCCCCCAGATTCCGTAGCGGCTCATCAGAACGAGTCCTTCGAGTCGAGATCGACGCGCATGAAGCCCGTCGGGGTTCCGCGCTGGCCCTGAACTTCGACCACACGCCCGAACTTGCGACCGTTGCCCGCGCCGGGGTCGGCCACCGAGAGAGCATCCGTGGTGGCGTGAATCCAGCACGTGCTGCCCTTCACCGAAGTGGCGACGAACGGCACCTGCACGATGCCCTTGCAGACGATGACGCACGGCTCGGCCGCCGCGATGATCGCCTGAACCGAAAGGCCAACGTCACCCTTCGGCTGCACCTGCTTCTGCACGACGCCGACGACGCTGTCCTCGACGGCGGGCGCACCCTGAACGCGCTGGCGCGACGCCGAGAGGACGTAGTAGCGCGTGCCATTTCTGTTGTACGGCATGCCTGTTCCTCCCTACCGGCCGTTCACCCAGATGGCGGGAAGCTGCTCATCTGAGTAGCCCGCCTCTCTGAGCAGGTCGTCGGTGAGCGAGGAGCCAGAAGTCGGCTTCGGCGTGCGCTTCTCGCCGTCCGGCTTGCCCTTGTCCTCGTCCTTGTCGCGGGCCTCGCGGGCCTCGCGGAGCGCCTCGGAGCCGCCACCCTGACCGCGCACCATCGTGCGCGTGCCCAGGCTGGTCTGGAGGTCGCGTGCATCGTCGATCTCGGAGGTGACGGCCTCGACCAGCTTGTCCATCGCGGACTTCGTGACCTGGCCGTCCTCGTCGAAGTCGGCCACGACGTTCAAGCCGTCGGCCGCCTCGCCGGTCTCGTCGAGCGAGAACCGCTCCTTGATCTTGGTTGCGAGCTTCGGATGGAGCTTGGCCGCCTCGACGAGCGAGTGCGCCCGGCGCTCCATGTCGCGAACCTCGATGGCGTAGTTCGCCTCACGGGTCGCCTCCAGACGGATCAAGTCCGCCCGATCGGCCATCCGCGCCTCGACGATCTGCATGACCCGATCCTCGTCGAGTGAGGGTGTTACGTCCTGCATCGCCTCGGTGACCGCAAGCCTGATCGCCTGCTGGCCCTCGGGCGACGCCAGAGCTTCCGTCAGAAGCTCGGGACTGATCTCATCCGGCACCTGTTGCTCCCTTCGCCGGTCGTCGTCATGGTCGCCGCCTGGCTCGCGCAGCGCCTCCAGCAGACCTGGACGCTCGCGCTCCAGGTACTCGGTGAAACGGTCGTCACTGAGTGACTCCAGCACCGCCTCCTCCTCCTCGTCAGCAGCGGCTTCCATCAGCACGCGGCCACCCGCACCACCTTCGCCCGCGATCCAATCCACGGACACCGGCTTCGCACGGATTCCCTCGACGATCGTCACGTTCGTCCCGCCCACCTTGCCGGGACGAATCGAAGTTGCCAGCGCAGAGATCGACGACTCGATCAGATCGGGGTCGTCGTCGATCATCTCGCCGATCGACCGGATCGGCTTCGACCAGGCGTACACGCCGCCACGCTCGAACCGATCGCTGGCCGGAACCTCACCGTCCCACCACGACTCGACGATCCTGCCGCCGAGATGCTCGACCGGCCGCGGGAGACCTTCCAGTTCCTTCCGCTGCTTCTCGGTCAGGTGGTTCTTGAACATGCGCGCGCCGGTGAACACGTGGGCGGCCTCGCGCAGCACATCGGGTGAGTAGTAGCGACGGCCCCGGCCGCCGCCGACACCGGGACGGATCACCTGGAGGAGCTTCGCGCCCTCTCCCGGCTGCTCGATCCCGCGTGCCCGCGCGCGTCCGATGATCGCCTCGCGCAGAGAGCCGGAGACAACAGTCGCGGCTTCATGCAGAACGAGGTCAGGGTCGGCCTCCGCGATCTCGCGGTGCTCCTCGAACTGCTCGACCGCAGTCGTGCTCAAGACGTTGTCACCATCCTGGGCAAGTAGCCTACCCTGCCAATGGGTTTCTTGCACCCAGGGTGAGTAGTAACTACCGCACCAGGATCATCGGAATCGTTTACGCCTCGTGCACCTCCGTCGAGAGCAACCGCTCCAACTCCAACGGCTCGATCTCGATGTAGTGGCCCCGCCCCTCGCGAGCCGACCCGCCCAACTTCTCCACCCGCGCCAGCACACGTGCGCGCAGCGCATCGTGCGCCTCACTCTCCCGGCGCGACTCCCGCTGCTCGACCAGACGCTTCACACGCTCGGCCGCGTACTCGCCCCAGGGGCCGAGCACGTTCCGTGCATGAAGCAGGAACCGCGCGTCAGCATGGAACACGAACCTGCCGAGCCGGGTCGCTTCACCGTCCAGCCCCTTGTTCATCCTGTCGAGTTGTTCGATGCCAGTCGGCAACCAGGTCACCTGAATCATCGGCACCGTCTCGGTGATCTCGCCCCGAAATCCGCGTGTGCGCTGTACCGGCACGTCAATCGCGTCGAGCCGGAAGCGCATCACCGCGAACATCGGGAACGACTCGGCCCCGAAGCTGCCGGTCTTGAGACCGGCGATACCTTCGACCGGCACCTTCTTCTGGTCGCCGGAGATCGCGTATTCCACGCCCACCTTGAGGTCTGCCTTCTTCATGCCGCGTCCTTCACACGTGCGCGGAGACGCTGCGCCGACCGGATGCGCACCGCGCACCCTGTCCGCAGATTCAGCGCGTCCCATCCGCCGTACTGGTTCACGCGCAGCAGCTTCACCTCAGTCAGCCAGCCCGACACCTTCGCGGTGTAGGTGCCGCCGACCTCCACGTTCTTGAGAAGCATCGCCTACCTCCTGGGTCTACACACTCCGGCGGTCTACCGGTGCTCCCAGTGTAGCACGACCTAGCAAACTCTGATGGCTCTCGCTGGTAAAGTGGGCGACGAGCCTGCCTGCTGGCCCGCCGCCCACTTCTCGCCTGCGAGCTTAGGCGGCGGGAGCCGTCGAGAACTCAATGCTCCCGATGGCGGCATCGCCGGGCTGAACCGTGATCGTGCCCTGGACAGGACTGGTCTGGGTGCCATCCGCGTTGGTGCCGATCGCCTCGATCAGCGTCACGCCCGGTGCGCCGACCTCGAACGTGACCGTGGCGTTGTCGGCGTCGAGCGTCGCGACCGCGACCGCCTCGTCGGACGAGGTGACCTCGGCGGATTCGACCGTGGTGGCGTTGCCCTCCGCATCGACCCAGCCGATCGTGCCAACCAGGTTCGGCTCGGTATCGACGACAGTGATCTCTCCCATAGCAAGATTCCCTTTCGTTGTTTGGAACAGAATGAACGCGACCTTCGCTGGCCCAGGCTCCAGGGCCTCGATCACGTTTGCGAGCTTGCGCAGTTCCCGGACTAGGAACACGCCGTGCTGTTGCGCGAGCCGATGCCAGAAGCTACTCGTACGTCCCCCTTCGTTCGATGGCCGGGAGAAGCCACCCTAACCGGGATACGACCAAGCTGGGCGGAAACGCACGGACGGCCCCGGCTGGTTCGCCGGGGCCGCCCCTCGCAACGCTTGTCAGGCAACCCGATCTTACGGGTGAGCGCAGACCACGAAGCCCCGACCCGTCGCGGCAGGAACAGTCGCCACAAAGAAGCCGGTCGTGTCCACGTTGATGAAGAACCCGCTGCCATCGGCGAGCGGAGCGACCGCCCACGGGAACCCTTCCGTCGAAATGAACCCGGCGGAGATCGCCGTCTCGCCCGGAGCGCAGTTCGCGCTCAGGTCGTTCAGACCATCGACGAGCGTCACGGGATCAGTGACCCGGTAGGTGATGTTCGACGCGCTGAACTGTCCGGCCGCACCAGCCGCACCGGTCGCGCCGGTCGCACCAGTAGCGCCGGTCGAGCCTGCACCCGCCGGGCCGGTCGCCCCAGTCGCGCCGGTTGCGCCGGTTGCCCCGGTCGCACCCTGCTGGCCCTGCGCACCCTGCGGCCCCGCCGGGCCAGCCTTGCCGTGCAGCTTGGCGACCGCGGCGTTCGAGATATCCGCCAGGCCGATCGAGTGATCCTTGATCTGCGCCCCCGTGATGAGACCACTCCCTGCGACAGCGGTGCCACTGAGCGCAACGAACAGCGCGAGCAGCGAGACGACCATCGACGGTGTCAACTTCTTCATGCCTTCCCCCTCTGTAGTGGATCGGTCGGTTGAGAAACTTGGCCGTGCTCGTCCACGTCGCGCCACTTGAGATCAGGCCCGACCACGCCGATCTCCCGCACGATGTTCATGCTCCGTAGCTCGGCGCGAAACGCAACCGCACCGGCAGCCGCCCGTTCCAACGTCGAGTAGGTGCCCGCCGTACGGAAGCTGAACATCGTGTCTCTGATCGCGACCTTCCAGGGACGCTTCACGACTGCGCCGCCGCCCGGCGCTCCATGCGCTCCACGCGCGACACCATTCCGTGCGCGCGAGCAGCCCCGCGCGCAACGCCCAGCAACGTGTCGCCATCCATCACCACGAGCCTGCCCGAGTTGAGGAACACCATGAAGCCCTTGAGCTTCACGTCCAGCCCCGGCGGCTCGACCCGCAAGCGCGGCGGCGTCTGATCCTCTAGCGCCACCACATCCTTGTCGTTGAACGCATAGGCATAGCCAATCCCGCGCTCGCGCCGATGCCCGGTGCCGAGCGTGTAGTGATGCGGCCGATCGAGCCAGACGTGCGTGTTGTAGTGGCCCGACGTGCGCCGGAACACGACCCCCGTCAGCCCGTTCGTCCGAGGCTCCCAGCGCGACTCGATCCGCACCCGTGTGCCACGCACGAGCTTCACGACCGGCCCGCCGCATCCCAGCCCTTGCGGATGCACCAGCCCAACGCGCACCCCGCCAGGTAGAGCAGCCCGAGCACGATCAACACCGTGACAATCAACACCGCGAACACCATGTCTAGCTCCTCTGTTGTTGTGGATCGGATGTGGAACCTTGAAGCAGCAGCGGCTCGATAAACTCGCGCACCTCCGTCGGCACCGGCGTGAACAGCCACGCCGACCCGAACTCGTAACCGCAGATCGGGCACGGCACCCCCACCATGTCCTCGCGCCCCCCGCCGTAGTCCACATGCGTCTCCGTGCTGCTCCAGCCGAGCGCACGCTGGTGCTCGCATCCGGCCTGCATATCGTTCAGGTGGTAGAGCCGCCAGATCGCCACGAGCTTCGCGAGCTTCGCGCGATCCCAGCCGTCGGCGTACACGAAGCCGCCGTAGGTCATCGCCTCCTCCTCCTCGATGTGGAAGATGCGCGAGACCTCCTCGATGATCTGACCGCCGCTCTCCATGTCGTGGCGGGTCTCCGGGTTCGGCCCCGGCCAGATCGCACCCATGATCGCCAGCCGCTCGTCCTCGAACGTCACGTCGAGCGTGAGCGCCTTGCGCCGCACCACGTTCCTCTGGCCCATGTGCGGCAGGTGAATGAAGTGGCCGACCAGCAGGCGGGCCATCAGTCCTCCTCCGGCAACATCAGCGTCATCACGTGCTCGCCCTCGTCGCCCGGCCCCGAGTGCAGCTTGAGCGCCACCTTGCGCTGACCCGAGCGGAACTCCGACCGGTCGCGCATCTGGAAGATCACCTCGTAGATCAGTTCCGTGCCGCCGGTGCTGGCCTTGATCGCCAGGTGCGCCATCCACAACACATCGTGGAGCCGACCGGCGACCGACTGGCCCCAGTCCGCAATCTCCGCCTGCGTCGGATCGACGAGATGCCAGACCGTCCGTGTCATCGCGAACGGCACCGTGAACCCCGACTCGCGCGCCTGCTCCGACACATCCACGAGCACGCCGTCGTCGATCGCCTGCGCACGCGAGTAGCGGCTGATGATCTCCGCGCCAGCCCAGAAGTCGTCCATCAGAACCCCCTCCTGCGATCTTCCTGCTCCGCCAGCCAGGCCGGGCCGAACGGCGCGAACTCGATCTCCAGTGGATGCACACCCAGCCGGGCCGCCTCCTCCCGCCGGGCCTGCGCGTAACGGAACGACTCGATCAGGCTCCAGACTTCGGCCTCAGTCGCGAACACGTGGCGCTCCACGATCGTGCCGGTGTCGTCGATCAGGTGCAGCCAGAACGGTGTCTCCTCCATGCCGTCGGCGAACACACCGTGCTCGAAGCGAATGTCGTCCTTGTCGGCGGGCTTGGCCTCACACGTCTCGGCGAGGAATCTCTCTGCCGCCTCTTGCGCTGATGCCCACATTGGTCTACCTCCTGATCGGTCTACACACGAGAGGTGGTCTGCCTCTCGCCCTCAGTGTAGCAAACTTTGGTGGCTTCGGGGTCGTCCCACGGGAGCGCCAGGTCGCGCTCGTACACCGTCGGTGTCTCGCGGTAGTCCGGCTCGCGCACCGTCACGAACTCCAGCACGCCGCCCCTCGTGAACACCTGGACAACCATGCCCAACTCGACCAGCGCCGGGGCCGCCGCCAGCGCCCGGTGCTCCAACGTCCGCTCGGGGTCGCGGCTGTTGTAGTGGAACGTTGCGCACGCCGGGCCGAACTCGATGTAGCGCCGACCGCCGTTGCTCCGATCGCGCTTGTGCTTGCGCTCCGCCCGGCACGAGAACTCCCCACGCTTGAAGCCAACCGCACGCAGCGCAGCCGACACCCGCTTGACCTGCTCAGTGACCACCTGACGCCACCGCCTTCACGCAGCGCTTGCAGCGAGGCTTGTAGTTGCCCACGTCCTCGCGCAGATTCTTGTCCCAGCCGTCCGGTGCGAACCTGCCACACGCGAGCGGGAAGCTGCCCGAACGAACGTCCACCAGCTTGACCGCCCGATCGGCGGCATGCGCCACCTTCGAGCCGCCCCAGGTCACCCAGAGTGTCGGCATGACTAGCCCTTCACCCTGCGACCAAGGCGCACGGTCGTGACGGGATGCGTGTCATCGTGCGCGCTCTGCATCTGGTTGCCGAGAGCTTCGGCCGCAGCCTTGACGGTGCGATCCGTGTTGCCGTTTGCCCAATCGGTCTCGACGACACGGCCATCCGCGTCGAGAAGCTCAACCCTGATCTTGAAGAACGCCATCTGCTACCTCCTGGTCTACACACGGGGGATGGTCGATCCCCTCGCCCGAAGTGTAGCACCTCGAAGGAAACTCTGCTTGCTTCACTAGCTCGGGCCGGGCTAACCCAGGAGGTCTCTAGTCCCCAGAACGCACCCGGCCCGAGCTAGACCACTACGCGAGCGCCCCGCAAATCGTCGCGTAGAGCTTCCTCTCATCCCCAGGGGCCGCCTCCTGGAGCCGCCGGTCAGCGTCCGGGGCCACCTCCGCCAGCCGACCGCGCAGCACCTCGACCGTCGCCGCCACCAGATCGTTGTCGCTGGCGCGGGCCTCGACGATGAACTCCGCCACCGGCAGCCGCACCATCGTCACCGCCGTGTCCTCGATCCGATCGAGCCGTCCGACGATCGCATGCTGGCGGTACTCGGTCAGCCCGAGCACAACCGCCAGCGCTGGAAGCGAAGCCTCAGTCAGCCTGCGCGCCAGCGCCGCACGCGTCGCCTTCGTGCCGCCCTTGCCCGTGTAGCGGAACTGCGCCGCCTTGTTCGTCCCCTCCAGTGGGTTCTTCGGCACCGCGCCGGTGAGGTAGTGCATCCAGACGCGCTCCACGTCGAGACCCGTCTTGTAGTCGATCGAGGTGTACGCCTTGCTCGGCTGACGACCGGCCCACGCAGCCGTCGCCTTGTGCTCGGTCTTGACGGCGTAGCCGTGCTCGATCATCCACTCCTTCGGGATCGAGTTGAGAGACAACGTCACCCGACCCTTCGGCGTCTCGTAGCCGCGCGAGCCGTAGCCCGGAGCGTTCTGACTGAACCCCCCAGAGGTCAGCGTCGGCTTCATCGTCCCTTGCGCCTCCACGTTGTCGCCGCCGCCGCCCTGGTAGCGACGCGTGTTGCGCTTGTTCGCCTCGGCCGCGAGCTTCTGGCGGAACTCGCCCGGCACGCTCTGATCGTGGACAGCGCCACGAGCCTGCGGGATCACTCGCTCGACCAAGTCCGTGATCTGAGCGTCCGACATGTGCTTCAACTCGCTTGCATCGGGAAGCGGCGGCGAAGCGACCACCGGCCTCGCGTCCTGCCCGGCAATCGCATCCCACATCTCGGTCTCGGCCTGCTGCGCGTAGCTGCCGCCGCCCTTCTCGCCCCACGCCATCCGATTCGCAAGCGCCTGCGCCTGCGCCTGCGCCTCGTCGCCGCGCCTGCGCTCCATCTCCTGCGTGATCTGCCCGCTGACAATCGTCGCCGCATTCGCGCCCTGCCGATCGCCGCTCTGCGCATGCATCACCAGCCTGTCGCTGATCGTGCCAAGCGCCGTCCGAAGCTCCACGTCGGTCATCTCGCCGACCGACTTGGTCGAGTCGCTCTCCGGGAACGCCTGGGTGATCGTGGCGTTCTCCGGGATGATGCGGGCCGCAAGCTCGCGCGCGTGATTCGAGTCCCGCGCGCTGACGCCCGTCTCCCTGTACGAGCCGTCCTGCTTGCGATAGACGACCGTGTGGCGAATCTCATCCAGGCCGCCGCCCCTCAACGTCGCCGCAGGAATCGGCTGCGCGCCCGAGCGGATCGGAGCCTCCCTGCCACGCGTCGCGTCCTGGCCGCCCTCCGTGTCGCCCCACGAGCCGCCCCGGCCACCTGATTTGTCGCCCGTGTACGGCAGCGAAAGCTCGCTGTGCTTCGCCCAGTTCACATGCCCGTCCTCGAACTTGATCCCGTAGTTCTGCTCCGCACCCGAAACCGTCCCGAGCTTGCTGATGATCTCCACGTTCCGGCCGTTCCAGAACGCCTTGTCGCCGACCCCCCACGTGTGGCCCTCCGGCGGACGGCCGTCATACCACGACACGCGGAACTCGCCGCCGCCCTTCTCCGCCCCGTTGTACGAACGCAGCGAATGGCCCAACAACGTCGAGCCGCGCTTCGTAGACGTGAACTCCCTCCCGTCCGCGCTGCGCGTCGTAAGCGCCACCGAGTTGCCCTTCGGCTCCACCTTCGTCACCTCGCCCGTGACACCAAAGTTGTAGACCACATGATCGCCCGGCACGAACTCCGACGCGGGCTTCGCCGGATGCAAGCCCACCGACTGGAGATGCACCACATGACCGCCCTGCTCCCCCGCGATCATCTGCCGCGCCTCCGCGTCCGGCACCGCCCGCAACGCATCCACGTTCCCCGTCCGGGTCATGCCGATGTGCCGCCAGTGATCCTCCCCCGGCAGCTTCGTCAACATCTCCGAGCGGCCGTTCGGCAACGTCCGGTGATGCGCCGGGAACCTGCCCGTCGCCGCCTCCACTTTCGTCCAGCCCGGCGTGCTCGGATCGCCCTTGTCGAACGCGATCGCGAACCGGGGCGTGCGAATCCCCATGTCCGCGCTCGTGTGCTTCGGCGACGGGATACCCGTCTGCTTGAGCGCCTTCGCCGCCGCCTTGGCCGGGTTGCGATACACCCCCGCCGGGCCGCCCCCGTCGCGCACCACCAGCAGCCCGCCCTGCTTGCGCACACTCACCCCGTGCGGCAAGGTCACCTCGCCGCCGCGATGGCCCTGCATCAGCCTGCCCAGCACGTCGATGAACTCGCCCTTGCGCGAACGCGGATGCAGATGCGGGTCGAAGTGGATCACCATGCCCGCCTCGCTCAACACACCCGACTCCTTGAGATGCGCATGCGATGCGGCCTTGAGCGCCTCCCATTCCGCGACGGCCTTGATCGCCGCCGCGTGCGTAGTCGCATCAACCTTGCCGCCACCGACCGCCCACCGCTTCACCGCCGCGATAGCCGTCGCGACCGCCCGCGATGTAGTCATGCCGCGCTTCTCACGCAGATCGTTCGCGATGTGCTGGATGTACGCCGGAAGCTGCATCCCCTTGTGGCCCCACAGCCCCTTCCCGCCCGGCTTGCCGACCGGCTCGTGCACCGTCGCCTTGACCATCGAGTCAGCCGCCTCCAACAACGACCAGGCCAGCCCTTGCGAATCCTCGTCGAGCGCGCAGACCTCGCACGCGATCAGGTCGAGCGCCTCCTGCACGATCTTCGGATGCCGCTGCTTGACCTTCCGCCGAACCATCGCCTTCTCCTTCGGCGAACCATGCTGCGCCACCCGCGCGAGCGCGTTCCGCGCATGCGCCTCATCGTGGATCGGGTACTTGTCCGGCGGGACAGCGAACGCGTCCTTCGGCAGCTTCTTCCGTGCCTCCGCCGTCAGCGTGCTCTCGGCCAGCCAGTCGTCGAGCACACCACCGGCCGCGTTGAGCAGCGACTCGTTCAGCTTGCCGCCCATCCCCTGCATCGGTTTCCCGCACTTCACGCACGCCTTGTTCGTCGCCGCCTGCACCGTGTCGCACTTCGGGCACTTCACCTTCTTCGCCCCGGCGGCCTCCTCCAGATCATGGCCGAACAAACCACGGCGCTCCCGGTCAAGCACGCGCCGGGCGACCACCTGCGTCGCCTCGACGCGCGCCTGGGCGACCGTGGCCCCCTGCGAGAGCATGCCGCGCGCCACCGACGCGGTCTCGGGCAAGTCAAGCACGCTCTCCTCAAGCCGTGCCCACCCGTCCCGGATCAGGTCGGCGCGCGCGGCCTCATCCACCTGCCCGCCTTCGCCGCGGTCGAACCGTGCCAGCAGCATCGTCGCCGTCGTCCGCGCCTCGACCGGCGTCAGCGTGAACCACGAGTCGCAGAGATCGTCCGGGTCAGTCCCGGCGCTGTAGAGCGCGCACAGCCGCGCCCCGTTGTGATGCACGCACGTCGCGCACGATGCGAAGCTGTCGGCCGGTGACTCGCGCAGACCAGGCGGCCTCGTCGCCCGTGAGCCACCCCACACGTCATCGGTGCCCGACGTGCGCCCGCCCGGCAGCGCCTCGCCGTTCGCGCCGCCACCGTTCAGGCCGTTGACCCCGCCGGACTTCTGCTGCACCGGCGAGTTCGTGTCGAACCCGCCAGAGGAGAAGCTCGCCTCCCGCAACTTGGCCTTCCGCTTGTTCGCCTCGCGCGCGACCGCCGACGCCCACTCCGCCGGAGCCTGCTGCGTCCTGGGATTGGTCGCCCGGTCGATCAACTGCTGCACCTGCTCATCCGACAGGAGGTGCATCTCCTCTACCGGCACGAGCTTGCCGCTCGACACATCCTGTCCATGCCACTTGCCCGCCGCAGCCTCGTCCTTCGCGACGTTCGCGTTGTGCACCCGACGGCTCCGGTCGATCGCATCCGACTGCAAGCGCGTCGTCGCAGGACTGCGCGGCTGCTCGCCGCGAATCTCGCGCCACTTCGCTTCCTGCTCGTCGCGCCCGCCCGGCTGCGCGTCGCCCAACTTCTGCGCCTTCTTCCGCGCGCCCGCGAACGACTTGTGCTTCGCAACGATCCGACCGCCATCCTGGTTGTCGATCACATGGTGCTCCCCACCGACCGACTTCACCTCGAACCTGTTCAGTCGCGCCATCGCCTCATCGTGTGACTTGGCGGCGGCAGGGTCGATCGCACGCGCGAAGTCGTCGTGCTTCGGGAACGCAGACTTGACCGCCTTGTTCCACGGCGCGACCTGACCTCTGCGACTGTTCCCCCCCTCACTCTTGAGCCGGTAGTTCCCCGAGTTGTCGAGATACGCCTTGCCCGACTTCCACGCCTCGGCTGCATGCCCGAGCATCTCCGCAAACTTGCCGCCCCGCCCGCGTGCGTGCTTCGATGGATCAAAGGTCACCTCGACGAGCGCCACGTCCTCCATGTCCTGCTCCTCCTCTGCGGTAGATGCCGCATGCTGTAGGCGCGAACCCGCGCTCAAACTCTGACCCCCCGTAGCCGCCGGTGCAGCCGCCACCGTCACCTGCTTCGGTAGCTTCGGCGCAGCCTTCTTCTTCGCCGCCCTCCGGCCCGACGTGCCCTTCGGAACCTTGTTCGGCGTCACGCCCTTCGACGGCATCTCGTCCACCGACAACTGCCCGTCCTGCCTGCCCTGCTTCGCCCGCGCAGTCATCAGCCGGTGGATCAGGTCGGCGGTCTGCGACCCCACCACCCCATCCACCCGCAGCCCGTACCGCCGCTGGATCATCTCGATCGCCGCCTGCGTGTCCTCCCCGAACCGGCCGTCCGCGCCGCCCACCCCGACCTCGTAGCCCATCGAGTCGAGCGTCTGCTGGAGCACCGCCACCTCGTTCGACGGCTTCGCGCCCGGCCCCATCCCGTCCCCGCGGCGCAACATCCCCGCCTTGCCGAGCGACACACCGGTCGAGCTACTCGAAGCGCTACTGGAACCCTTCTTTCCAGCAGCCGTTCCAGCAGCCGTGCCCGCGGTCTGCCGGTTGTGCACGCCCGCGCCCGGATCACGCATCGCCGCCGCCGTCCGCGCATCCGCATGCCCCGACTCCGGCAGCCCGTGATCCTTCTGGAACGCCTTGACCGCCTGCTCGGTCACCGTGCCGAACTGGCCGTCCTGCACCACCCGGTAGCCCATCGCCGACAGGCGGGCCTGCAACTGCTTCACCGTAGGGTTCGACGCTTGCGCCCCCAGCCCGTCGCCCTTCTTCGCGAACACGCCCCCGCGCGAACGAGGGTGGACTCTCTCGAAGTCCGCGTTCGGCACACCGGTCTCACCCGGCTTCGTCCCGGTCACCTGATGCGCCCGCGTCACCGGATCGGAACTCACCGGCGGCGGCTTGGCCGCCAACGCCTGCCCGGCCTCGAACAGAATGTTGAGCACCGGCTCGAACGTCACCTCCACCGACTCGGCCAGCATCTCGTCGGTCACCCGTGGCACCGCGTCGAACTCGCCCGGCGCGAGGTAGCGCATCCGCTCGACGAGCGCGGCGGCGTTCGCCCGCAGCTTGCGCTGCTCCCGGTCGTCGGCCTCGAACAGCATCACCGTGCGCAGCGCCACCACGTCCGAGCAGAGCCGCCAGTAGGTCTCCTCGTCGAGCGACTCGGTCACCTTCGGATGCTCCTTGTACCCGTACTGGCTCGCGGTGAAGTCGATGTAGAACTCGCGGCCGTACTTGTACGCGGGATCGTCCACAACGATCGTGGCGATCGTGTGCTCGGGATAGAAGCCGTACTGCATCTCGCCGTGGTCATCGAAGCCCACCTCACCGAACGGCTTGATCTGCGGCGTGTAGCCCATCTCCTCCATGTCGGTGTTCGTGGAGTAAGCCTTGAAGCCGCGCGCCTTCGCGAACTCCACAAAGTGATCCGTGACCTCCTGGCAAGCACCGTGCGAGCGTTCGGGATCACGCAACGCCTCGTAGGTGTTGTCGTCGCTAGTCCAGTCGCCCATAGGCGTCCGCAGGAACTCCTCGATCAGCTTGTCGATCTTCGGGTCGCCCGTGCGCTGCCTGCCCGGATCGCCCTTGTCTCCCTCGCCCCCTGGGACGAGGTTGATCCGAGTGATCTGCTTGCGAACACCGCCGCCGCCCTTGTCGCCACCCCACGGAGTCAAGTCCCGACGCAGCACCTTCTTCTTCACCTGGTCGAACGCCTGACCGTGAGAGATCGTCACGTAGCCGTTGCCGTGATCCTCGAACACGCTCCACTTCTTCGGGCCGCCGCGCAGCCGCACCGGCGCGCCCCGGTCGAGCTTGCCCGACTCGCCGCCACCCTTGTCGCCCGACTCCGGCGTGAGCATGTCCGGCGTGACGCGCACCCGGCCGCCCGTCGTGACATTCTCCGCCTCCCACCAGCCCGGTCTGCGCGGATGCGGACGCAGAATCTTGAGCCTCGCCTGCGCACCCTGAACGTGCGCGCTGTAAAACTTCCCAGCCTCCGGCGGCAGATCGCCGCCGCCCTTGTCGCCCGGCTTCTGCAAACCCTTGATCCACTCGCCGCCCCGCCCACGCGGATGCAGCAACTCCTCGAACCGATGGCCGATCCCCTCGATCAAAACCTTGTCGGCGCACAACGCCTGGTCGAGCGCCTGGCGCATCCGCGAAACCTCGTCCTGCGCCGTGCCGGTGAACTCCAGGTTCAGCAGCTTCGCCGCCGTCTCCATCGCCCGGCCCTGCACCACCTCGTCCCGATCCCGCACCGTCTCCAGCAGCCCGAGCGCCAGCGCCGCATGCGTCGTCGCAGCCTCCACCACCTCCCGTGCAGCCTCCGGCGTCAACGGTGTATCCCCCACCGCCCGCACAGCCTCCAGCAGCCCATCGTGGAAGCCGTGCAGCCCCTCGAACTCGTACAGCGCCCGCTTCACCAGCGCCCGCGCCCGCTCCGGCAGACGCTCCCCCGCATCGCCCTTCCCGGACTTCTCCCAGCGGGCCAGGCTCGTGCACGCCACCGCCAGCGCCCCAGTCCGATCCAGGCCCGCCTCCTGGAGCCGACCGACGAAGCAAGCGAGCAGAGGGTGAAGGGTCAAGTCGTCGGACACACGGCTCCCTGGGTCAGCGTCCGGTCACGATGGGTAAGCGTAACGCCCAGGCTGAAAGTCTGCCCAGGACGCCGCTTATCAGCCCTGTTGACGATGCTCCAGAATCGCGGCGAGCACCACCGCGCCGAGCACGACCCCGGCCAGCACGCCGCCCCCCGCCGGGATGCCAGCGGCCAGCATGAACAGCGCGTACAGCACCACCGCGCCCACGATCGGGAACCAAGTCACGGCAGCACGACCCGAAGCGACTTGCCGCACTTCGGGCACCACGAGAACCCGAGCTTGTTCGCCCAGCCCTCCTGCCGCTCGCCGCCGCAGAAATACACGACCTTCGTCACGCGACCGCCGTCTCCCCGCGCAACTCGTCCCAAATCTGATTCGCGAACGGCGCAGTCGCCTCCAGCGCCAGCACCATCGCGTCGAGCACCTCGCGCACATAGCCCCGGTAGCGCGGCTCGCGCACCGGATCACCCTTCGACCGGCGGAAGTTGTCCAGCGCATCCGCGAGCTTCACCCGGCGGGCGAGCGTGCCCTCCCGGCTGGACGCCCGGCAGATGTTCGGCAGATAGGTGTCGGCGCTCTCCGCCTGCCCGCGCGTGAGCAGCCAGACCGCCTCGACCAGCACCTTCGGGAAGTGCTCGATCCGCAACGTCTCGAACGTCACCCCCTGCGAGTCCTCGACCACGTCGTGCAGCAACGCCACCACAACCGCCTCGTCGTCGCCCTCCAGCGAAGTCGCGACCCGCTTCACATGCTCGATGTGCGGCTTGCCGTCCTGGTCGATCTGCTTGCCGTGCACGATCATCGCGAGCCGGGCCGCATGCCTGACCAGGCACGGCAGACACGACGCCGCCGGATCGTCCTTGACGCCGAACTCGTCCTTCACCCGGAACTGACCCCACGGCCCGAGCGGCTCCCCGCACACCGCAACCCGCAAGCCGCCCCGCCGAAGCAGATGCAACGGCGAGTCGTTGCGGGTCGCGTTGTAGACCACCTGAAAGTCCGAGCCGATCACACTTCCTCCAGCCGAAGCAGCGCCTCGTCGATGAACGTCTCGGCGAACTTCGCCTCAGTCAGCCGCGCCGTCGTGCTCGCCGCCCCGCCCACATGGCGGTAGTAGACGTAGCCGCCCTCGCGGCGATCGACGACCACGCGCACCGGCGCGTCAGTCTCCCGCAACACGTACACCATCAGTCCTCCTCCGGCGGCGGGTCGCCGCCATCGCTGTAGCCCGAACAGCGCAACCATAGTTCGTCCAGCAAAGTCCCAGGCGACACGCCGAGCGCCTGCGCGACCGTCTCGATCACGATGGACGCCGACTCCGCCCCGAGCGCCGGGAACTCGAACGCATCGAGCAACACCGGCGGCACATCCAAGTTCGGGTTGTAGTTAGGGCCGTATCGACGCTTGCCCTCCACGTACAGCCAGGCCGAGAACTCCTCCGTGGTCTCGAAGCCAAGCTCCTCGCGGATCGCCCTGAGATGCTCGCCGAAGTGCTCGCCGTCCTCGTAGCCGAAACTCCACGGGCGCGTCGTCAAATGCCACTTCACCTCGCCGGTCGCCGCCTTCGTGAAGCGCCGCTCGAACCTCTTGCTCGGCATTTGACAGTTGAGCAGCGCCTCATTCCCGAGCGGGGCCAGGTAACAGTAGAACGTGTCGCCGTCGATCGACCGCTCGCGCGCGACCACCTCCACCTCCCGGCCCGTCGCGTCCTCGATCCACCGTTCAGCCTTGACCATCCTGGCAATAGGCGCGCCCATCAGAGCGCCTCCAGCCGGTCGATCGTCCGCGCCGACCTGATCGCCGACTCGACCACCCGCATCGCCACCGCCTCGTTCGTCGAGCGCGGAAACACACCCGACTCATCCGCCATCCACGACTTCGTGCGTCCAATCAGCACCGTCAGGTTGTCGTCGTCGAGCGTCTCGAACGGCTGCTTCGCCATCTCCTCGCAGCGCTCGCAGTCGTCCTGCAAACCGTGCTCGCGGACATCCGCCGGATGAGTGTGGGTCGCCATCAGCCGGTCAAGTCCTGAGCGGTGAACCGCTCCGCGTGCGAGGTGCCCTCGATCAGCACGTCGTAGACAATCTCGCCGCCATGCAAGCCCGTACCCTTCCCGGCCGCCTTGACCACGCCCGGCTCGCCGGGATACATCTCGTGCTCCTCCTCGACCTCCACGTTGTTGCCCGGCAGGAAGTCGAGATCGCCCGCGCGCACCGGCTCCAGGTTCAAGTCCTCGAACCCGTCCTCCGGCGTGTAGCCCTCCTCCAGCCAGACCGCGACCACGTCGGCCAAGTCGGGATTCTCCGCACCCGTGCGGTAGCCCTCTGGCAACTCCATGCTCTTGATCCTCCTTGCTTCGATGAGTCCCTCCGGCGTCAACCGGTAGGCCGTGCCCGACAGTCCATCCCTACGGCGCGCGAAGCACACAAGTCCGCGACGCTCCAGGCCCATCACACACGCGTTGACCCGGTTCGCCGCGCCCATCATCCGCCCGTCGTGCGCGAGCCGATCGCTGCCAGTTCGGAAGCCGATCAAGTGCCCGATGCGGTTGTTCGTCAGTCCACGATTCTCCGGGTCGTGCACGAGCAGGGCCACGAGCACCTTCTCCATGCGCTCCGACAGCGGCCCGGTCGGCACCTTGCGCGCACGCATCGTTGATCGCACCGGCGTGCCCCAACTCGTGACGTGCTGCGCTGGCAGCCTCCCGTCTTTCACGAATACCACGTCCACATCTCCCGGCCGAACACACCGGTGTGCTCGTCCTCCAGGTCGTCGAGCGCCCCGCCGTCGGCATCCACCTCGACGAAGCCCTCTACCCACCCGTGGTTCGGCGAGATCACCGTGACCGCCGCCGCCTGCATGAGAACGTGCTTCGCCGGTGAGCGCAGCTTCAAGATGAAGCAGTCGCCGACAAACGCTGAATGGCGGTCGATATGCGAAAGAGACGCCTGAGACTCGTCGTACTCAAACCGCTCGACGCTGTCCGCGTGACCGTATGAGCCGATCTTCGTGACGCGGCTGATCTTCGCCATCAGGACTCGACCACCTTCCACGCGCCCACGTAGTTCCCGTTCACATCGTTGATCGCACCGGCGTGCCCCAACTCGAACAACTCGAACAGCGCCGTTTGCGCACCGAACGCCGCCAGGATCGCGGACTGCGCGTTCGCCGGAGTCACCATCGCATCGTTGCCGAGCGCAATCTCGATCACGAGCTTCGGCTGCGTCACGGCTTCACCCGTTCGACAAACACCGAGTTGCCGTGATCGTCCTTCGTGACCGTCACCTCGGTCGCAAACTGCTTCGCAACCCCTCGCGCGATTGCGACTGCTACGACCTGGTCGTCGCCAACCTCGAACGTGACCGAGTAGATCATCGCTGCACCTCGTGAGAGCTTCCGTTGAACGGATGCACCAGCCAGACGTTCTCGCCCGGCGTGTGATTGAACACATCGTGCATGTAGACCGTGCCGGGATTCGCGAGCGCGAGCTTCGCGCCAGGGTTCGCCGGATCGCGGTCGCCGTCCATGATGCTCACGTAGGGCAGAAACGATCGTGGCGAGTCAGTCAGCCGCATGAACGCCGCCTGAGACGGCAGCGCCACCCAGCACGAGACCTGCACGTGATGCCGCTCGCCCTTCGGCACCTCGAAGTCTCGCGGCAGCAAGCCGAGCCACGAGAACAGCTTGAGCTTCGTCACGGTCTTAGTCGTCATCTACTACCTCCCGGTCTACACACACCCGGCGGTCTACCGGGTTCGCCCTCACTGTAGCACGGCCTAGCAAACTCTGCTTCCCTCACGTCAGGGAGAGCCGGTGCTCCTGCACATACCGCCACCCCGCCTGCGTCAACACCAGCTTGTTCCCCCCATAGTCAAACGTCACCCGCGCCAGCCCCCGGCCCTCCAACCCACGGGCGACCGCCATCCCGCCCCGGCCCCCGATCCTCCACTGGCCGTGCCGGGACGCGTAACGCAGCGCCCACGTCTGCCTCTCGGTCAGCGGCCGGTCAGCCAACGGACTCCGCCATGAACGCTTCGAGCGCCTGCTGGACACCCGCCGACTCCTCCAGCATCTCGTTCGCTCCCAACTCCGCCTGGAACGCGTCCAGCCACGCCACCACATCAGACCGGCGCACGAGATCGTTGAAGCCCTCGACCGTCGGCCGTCTCACCTCAACCGACGCATGAACATGGATGAGGTTACGCGCACCTCGCCGTCGAATCTCACGGGCGCGCGAGCGGGCATCCTCAATCGGCATGTAGCCGGTGTCCCCAACGTCCGACCTCACCCGCGCCAGCAGACCCTCACCCATCGAGCACCTCCCCGATTACCGCGTCGAGCGCCTCCCGCAACTCCTGCGCCTCCTCCACCGTCAACTCGCACCCGTAGTGATCCCGCGCATGCAACGGCAACACCCGCTTGCTGTCGATCATCCCCAGCCTGATCCGCCGGTACGACGACGCCCGCACCACCAGCCGCACCCCGTCGTCACTCTCGATCTCAGCCACGCGTGTGCCACACGATCCTGTCGAGCCGCTCCGCGATCTGCAACGGCTGCGTCTTGAGCACCGAGAACTGCCCGAAGCAAACAGCCTGCATGTCGTCGTCGAGCGTCTCATGGCACGGGATGCAGCCCTCCGTCCGGCGCACCTCCGCCAACATCCCCTTCACCCGACCCGACCGCAAATCCATCAGGTTGCCCGGATGGAAAATACAAGTCAGGCAGCGCTCCGCCATCACGCGCACGCCAGTCTCGTCCGCGACGTTCACCCGGCTCACGAGACTGGCACCCGCGACATGACCCCCGCCTGGCGCTCCAACGGCGTCTGCAAGTCCAACACCTCGTACGCCCGCACGAGCGCCGACAGATGCTCCAGCGCGAACCCGTACGCCGACCGGGGCACCCGGCCCGCCGCGCTCACCCGCAGGCCCGTCCGGCGATGCGTAAGCACCACCCGACACGACGGCCGCTGATCCCCGGTCGGCTTCGACGGCACCAGCGACACACACGTCGCGTTCACGGACGGCCCCGGCCAGACCAGCGTCAAGGCTTCGGCTCCTGGAAGTGCGGCACCTCAAGCCCGGCCGCGCGAAGCTCCGCTGCCAACGCCATGTACGTCTCGCCGAACAGCAACGCCACACCCACGTCGATACCAACCTCCTTGCCGTCCAGCCGGATCGGCTTGCCGCCCACCAGACGATCCACGTTCGCCCGGTCGAGTCCGAGCATCACCAGCTTGCGGCCGTTCTTCTGCGTCGAGACCATCTTCAACATCCGACACGCTTCTTCCCGGCCGCCAGCCCGACCCGATAATTGTGCTCGTACGAAAGCCAGAAGGGCGCGCCGACATGTGTCAGGTTGCAGAGCTTCTGCGCAAGCTCCGGCGTGATCGGCTCCACCCCCTCGAACAGCCGGTCGATCGTCGTCGCCTCGATGCCATGCAACTGCGCCACCGAGAGCGGCAGGCCGGTCGCCTTGAACCAGTCCTTGAGCGTCTCCCCCGGCGCAACCACCCAGTCGGGATCGAACGGAAACGTCGTCACCCCGCCAGCGCCTTCGCTATGTCGTCGGCGACCACACCCATCACGAACTCCGAGTTGCACGGCAACAACGTGTCACGGTGCGGCTTCGACTCGCGCAGCTTCCACTCCGCCTCGATCAACGCCGCCCGCAACCCGTCGTGCTGGGCCAGCAAAAACTCCACATCCTCCGCCCGCGGAGTCGTCCCGCGCTCGCGCCGGTAACGAATCGACGTGAGTAGCTCGTAGCGCGCGGTGCGAGCCGCGTTCCTCTGCCTCTCACGCATCCTCCGCGAAACCGTCACGTCGCCGCCCCACGAAGCTCCGCCGCCTTCGCCAGATACAACGCAGCCTCCTCCGGCGTCCGACCCTCCACACTCTCCAGCTTCGCGATCCTCGCCTCCAGAGACCGGCGCGCCCGGCCGGACTCGGCCACGCTCAACAAGTTCTCCGCCAGATCGCGAAGCTCAAGCTCCATGTCGTTCTCGGTGACATACAACTCCCAGCCAAACTCCCCGAACTCCGGCCGGTGCCCCACGAGCACGTCCTCCCAGAAGCCCTCCCGCACCTGGTAGGCGAGCAGGTCAATCCGCTCACGAAGCTCCCGCTCGACCTTCCTCCAGTCCGACCGTGTCCCGCGCGGCTTGCCGCCGTCCCGAGAGCGGAAGTGCATCTCGACCGCAGACTTCGCACGCCGCAGCGTGTCAAACTCGCCCAGCGTGAACTGAACACGCTTCCAGCCCTCTGCCACATCATCCGGGAACTCGGGCACGCGCTCGTTCCGCCACCCATCGACCCGCCAGCGCGGCTTGTCGCGCTTGCGCTCCTGCACCCGTGTGATCGCGATGTTGCCCAACTCGTTGCGCAGCGTCCCGTCGTGCCAGCGCACCCACTTGTCGAAGCCGCTCACTTCCACACCCCCGAGTCGTCCCACGCATAGCCCCATTCGCTCATCTCGTGGTGGTCAGGGTCGTCACACCGGCACGAGCCGAGCCGTCCGTCGAGACGCGCATCATGGCGTCCGCCGACGCCCGGTGCGCATCCACCTCCCCGGAACTCGCGGGACGCCACATCGTGCCGACCCACGTCCGCTCGTGGTCGTCCTCGAAGAACTCGACGCGCTTCTCGATCGGGAACAGACGGGCCATCAGAAGCCCGGCTTGAACCGGTCGGCGGACGCGTGCATCGCCAGGCCATCGCTGCCCCAGTTCGTGCGCTCGACACCATCTCGAAGCTGCATGCGCTGCTCGTGCCAGCCGGTGTGCCCGGCCCGCTTGTCACACACGTACACGAACCCGTTGCCGGACGCGACATGTCCGCAGACCGGCACCGCCTCCGCACTCGCCTCCGCACTCTGGTCGTGCTCGGCAATCGCCATGAGTTCCTCCTGGTCGGGTGTCCGCCCACTGTAGCAAACGTTGATGGCGCTCGCAAGCTACGTGTCTGGCACGTACAGGCCCGACTCCGGCAACGCGTACGCGCCCACATGCACAAGCTGCACCGGCGGCAACCGGCCCGGCGCGTACACATCCAGGACATGCCCGGACGGCAACACCAGCCACGAGTGATCGAAGCCACCGTAGGTTCCCTTCACCGGCGACAGCCCGAGCACCGAACCGACCGCCGCCGCAACCTCATGGCAGGTGTGGCCCTCCGGCATCATCTTCACCATCGCTCGCGCCCGCACGTACGCCGTCAGATCAGCCGGTGTGAAGCACTCCCTCGCCGCGTAGCCGATCACAACCGCTTGTCCTCCTCCAGTTGCTCCAGCCCGCGCCGGTAACCCTCCAGATACGCGCTCCTCGACTTGCCCCCGTCACCCAGCGCCGTCGGCGCATGCTTCTCGCGTCGCGCCAGCGCATCGTTGTAGCCGCGCTCCCGCCAGCCACCGACCGCGTCATGCGACACCGACCGGATGCTCATGGCGTACCCTGCTCTCCGTCCGGCGGGACAACGAGGGTGCCGCAGCCCGACGATCCCGCCGGGCCTTCCCACGGCACCGGCTCCAGGTCGCCCGGCAGATAGAGCACGTGGCCCGGATGCCCGCCCTTCGTCAGTCGCAGCACATGCAGAACAACCCGGTTCTCGCGCAGAATCGCCTCCACCTCCCGGCCGCGCGGCTCGTACTTCCCGCGCGGCTGGAACCCTCCGAGCACCCCCCACGCGCAGACCACCAGGTCGGCACACTTCGCCTGCATCAGCACGTGCAGGTCGTTCTCCGGGCCGATCGGGTCGAGCGCCACGTACAGCGCCTTCGGGTCGGTCGAGCGCAACGCGAACAGGTTGAGCATCACCATCTCGTCGTAGCCCCACTTCCGAGCAAAGCCCAGACACCGGCGCACCGTCGGATCGTCGTCGGTCTCATCGGCGGTTGACGGGTTGAGGCCGATGAACGCCACCGTGCGCGTCATGCCATGCGAAGCCGTCACCCAGTTCGTCATCCGATCGTGCAGTCCGCGCTGGAGCGTGTAGCGCCACGTCCGGCACGGAGAGAACACCGCGCTCACTTCGTCTCCAACTCGAAGATATGCCAGACGACCCCGGTCTCAGAGGTCACCGTCGCAAGATGCCGTTTGACGCGCGCCACGTCGAACTCGGTGCCGGTGTTCACGACCAGGTAGTACCTGACCCCCCGGTAGCCGTCGCCGGGCAGATACCACAAAACGATCTCTCCATCCTGCGCGCCGAAGCTCAACACCTCCGCAGGCTCCTCCACCAGCGCGCGCGCAACGTACTCCGAATCCGGCGAGCCGAGCACCGCCTTCCAAACCGCCCCGCTCACACGACCAGCGCCCCGACATACTCGAACACCCCGTCCTCATTCCGGCGGTAGTGGTGCTCGACCCGGTAGAAGCCGTTGCACCACTCGCACGCGCACCTCACATGCGTGAGCACGATCCGCTCGACCACGCCCAGGTTGCCGAGCGCATCCAGATTCAACGCGCCTTCCAGCGGGCCGCCGTCCACCAGCGCGCCGCTCATCCGTCCGACCATCCGCACGCAGGACACGCGATGAACCCCGGCTTCTCCCACGCCGTCCCGCCGGGCACCTTCCCCGTGCCCGAACAGGTGACGCAGCCGTTCTGCGTCTCGCGAACTTCAACCTCGATCACACGCGTCTCCGGCTTCGGCTGCGGATAGCCGCCGAACCGCTCGACCATCTCGTGCACGCTGCTCACTGTCGCGAACACACTCTCATGTGACGGCCGCCTGACGAACCGCACTCTGGGCACGTCTGCAAGCGGGCCTCCTCCGACTGCATCTTCACCAGCCCGAGCGACGCCGGAGACGTGCCGACACCTGGATCGTGCGTCTGAATCATGTCGAGCCGGATGCCCGCACGCTCCGCCCGACGCACAGCGGCGTTCTTCGCAGCAGCACCATTCGACCCCTTCGACCCCTTCCTGCTCATCCGTCCTCGCAATCGAGATGCACGAACTCGCCATCCACGTCCGCCACGATCTCATCGCCCACATGAATCGTGTCACCGCACGCCGGACACTTCGACTCGAACTCCGCCTCCACCACGACGCTCATCGCACCCGGCCCAACAGCACCCGCAACGCGAGCTTGCGATTCCAGAGGTAAGGATGCTCCACGTCGAGCCGGTCAGCGTACGCAGTCCGGTACGGACACCACGGCCCCTCGGCAGTCTCGTCGAGAGGCTCGACGTGCGCCTCCTGCCACACCCGCGCAAGCTCCGCCTGCTCGTCCGAGTACGGCCACACGAACACGTGGTGGCGCGCGAAGCTCGCCTTGTTCGCCACCCAGCGGGGCAAGTTCCGGGTCAGCCGCAACCGCCACGGCGCACGGCCCGTGCCCCCACACTCCGGGCAGCGCACGAAGTGCCAGCCGTCATCGCTCGGCTCCTTCGCCTCCGCCTCCCGCCAGAGCGCCACCAGCTTGTCGTCGAGTTCCTCGCTCGGCCTCGCCTCATCGTCACGCGCCGGGCCGACCGCCACGAAGATCGGCACCCAGCCCGTCGCCTCACAGTCACCCAGGCAGCCCACCAGCAAACTCGGTGCGCCCGCGTCGCCGTAGCGATCCGACCACTCGATCGTCTCGTCCATCACACCCTCCCCCTCGTAGCGGCCGACGCGTCCCCCGCCGGAACCAACCGACATGCCCACGCACCGGCCGACGAATCAGCGGCACCGGCGCACAGGCCCGCACCCGCAGGCGAGGCATCGGCCTCGCCTCGACCGGCGATGCGTTCAGCCCCGCCAGCCTGATCCGCGCCCACGCGCGAGCAGACAACACCGGAGCCTTCACGACCGCCTTCGGAACCGCCTCGAACCAGAACGACTGCCCGGTCGCCGTGTCGTAATAGCCAACCTCGCCCCAGTCAACCATCATCGCCCTCGAACGGAATGTGCTCCGTGCAGCAGTCGTCCGGCAGCATCTCGTCATCGTCGAGTACCTCCATCGACGTGCGCGAGAGACCGACCTCGCCGAAGCGCGCGACCAGCCCGTCGTAGGAGAAGCGCACGAGCCTGCCGGGCGGGAACAGACCCGGCTGCTCGCCGGGGGAACCGTCCGGCTTGTCTTGAACCGCGACCCGCGTCAGGTCGTAGGCGAGCATCGTCGCCCCGCACCACGCGCACCTCTGGAGTAGGAACCGGTGCTTGACCGTCAGTTGCAGCCCGGCGATATGCGTCTCGGTCGCCATCACACCCCCGCATGCCCGGCTGGCCCCTCGACCAGCCAATCCAACAGCGTCTCATCCAGCAGGAAGAAGATGCGCGGCGGGAACGAGGTCGCCGACGCCACGTAGCCGCCGAACCCGCAGACCAGACACGCCACGATCGGATGCTCCAGCCGGTTCGTGCCACCCAGCGTCACCCGCGTGTGCTCGCAACGGATCAGCAGCCGGTTCTCGAACTCGCCCAGACACCACAGCCCCGCGATCGGCAACTCGACCGGCCCGCCGGTGTTGTCGCGCCGGTAGACCGCATGCGTGTCCACGATCAGCTTGCGGGCATGCCCGCGCTTCACCCGAGCACCCCCGGACGGGTCGGCCACGGCACCCGCTCGGCCGTCTCCGCCTCCGACCCAACGTGGCGATGAACCGGCCGGAGCGACACGACAAGCTCCTCCGGTGTCGGCGCGCGGTAGCCCGGCCCCTTGAGAATCTTCCCGTCCTCCCGCACCCCGCCGTTCTTCACCATGTTCGACCGGTGCACCGCCACCATCGCCGCATCCAAATCCAGGCCGAACTCCAGCGCGCAGCCGTACGCAACCACCACCACATCGCATAGCTCCTTCGCGAGCGCCGCCAGATCGACTGTAATGCCGTCTGCCATCAAGGAGAGCAACTCCAGCGCCTCTATCGCCTCCTCCTCCAGCAGCCGGTGGCGCAGCCGCACACGCGCCTCCGCGGGCACGGCAGGCTCCTCCCCCACCGGCACGCCGTGATGCTCGTGCCACTCGCGGAGCATCTGGCCCGGCGTCCTCACAGACCAGCCGCCCGCAGCCGCTCCGCAATGATTTCCGGGTGCTTAGCCTCCATGTGCGCCTTCTGCGCCCAGCCGTCGCTCTCCGGCAGCCGCAGACCGCACCCGCCCGGACACTCGACCATCTCCTCCCGTCCGGTGTATGCGCGAGCTTCCTGCTCCAGCGGCGTCACCTGAACCTCGCCCGCGAGCAACCGATAAGCGGCGTACAGCCCGAGCACAACCACGATCCCGCAGCCCACGTACACGAACCTCATGTCTGCCGTTCCAGTCCGGCCGCCGCCAGATCCCGGATGAACGCCGCGTACGCACCCTTCTTCTCGAAGTGCCCGTACGGAACCCCGTGGATCTCCTCCAACGTCGCGCGCAACCTCTTGATCTCCTCGACCTGCGCAGTCACAACCTTGAGCGCCTCCTCGTGTAGCTCACCGTGCGTCTCCTGCCCGAACGAGACCGGCGAGTCGGCAAGCTCGCGCAGGTCGTACAGCAACTCCTCCAGGACGGCAGCCTCGACCGTCACGGAAACTCCGGCTTGCACTTCACGAGCCAGTCGAGTCCCTCGATCAGCGACCTGAAATGCCCGTGCATCATCGGCTCCCTCTCCAAGCCCACCGTCCACTCCTCACCCTCGTTGCGCGGCTCGTAGAAGATGCTGACCGACTCGCCAATCTCGATCAGCCGCCGGGCAAGGTCGTCCTCGACCACGATCACGGGCAACCCTCGCAGCACCAGCCCGCGAGCCGCTTGCCCCAATGCCGCCAGAGCTTCCGCCCGCAGAACACACGTGGCGGGAAGCAACGATGCGGCTTGTAGGTCTCAGCCACCGGTCACCGTGTCGTCGAACTCGCAGCCACACGACTCCGCCAGCGCGATGCCGACCCCGCGCGCCCGGCGCAACGAAGTGCACTCGGCCGCCGACACATCGCCGAACGGGAACCGTACCATCACCTCGACGCGCGGCTTCCCCTCGAACGTCTCCTCGTCGCGCGCGTTCAGCCACACCTTCGACGGCTCCTGATCCGCGTCGCGCGCGATGTAGTCGATCACCGTGCGCCGGGTCGTCTCGCTCACGCGCCACACCGCGAGCAGTACGACGTAAGCGCCACCCGGTGCACACACATGCCCACCGCCGCACCCGCAGTCTGCTTCCCCTTCGGCTTCGGACGCGGGCGCTTAGGCATCCCAGGTCACCGGCTCACTCCGCTCGACCTTCACATCCGCCCCCCACCGCCGCAACAGGTTGGCGCGCGCGTGCGCAGCCTCCGAACTCAGATACAACCGGCGGCGCGGCCAACGAAACTGCGTCTCGTCATCGTCCTGGTAGCGGCTGTATTGGTCGTCGTACTCCTCCGGCCGCCAGCCCGGCTCATCGCTCCCCTCCGGCAAAGTCACCACCAGCCGGTAGACGTACAACGTCCTGACCTTCGCAGCCGTGATCGTCACGAGCGCGGCCTCTCCATCTCGGCAAGCTCCTCGTCAAGCGCCGGGTCGCCGGTCGCATCAAGCCCGCTGCCCGCAACCGGCATCGAGTCAGCCTCGACCTCCGCCTTCCGGCGCACCGGCCTGACGGTGATCTCCGCCTCCGCCTCGAACAGAATCCAGTCGTCGAGCAAGACCGGCACATACACCCCGCCGACACCAAGCTGCTTCGCCGCCAACTGCACCGCCTCCAGCGGCGACCCAGCCTCGAACGTGCCAGCCCGGTCGAACAACTCCCGCTCCGCCTGCTGCTCGCCGAGCACCAGCCGCAACACCACCCACTTCTCCACGCGCACCTCCCCTGGTCGGTCAGCCGACTCTACCAGCAATCACCGCTTGCTCGGGCCGTTCCAGGTGACCGCGCCAACCCGATGAACCTTATGGCCGTCGGCGAGAAGCTCGCACCGGCCGACGCCAGGGATCACCACCCCGCACTTCGGAAGCTCGACCGGCGGCTGGCTCACCATCGCTCCACCTTCCACACCCCGACCACCGACCAGGAACAGAGGAACGCGTAGATCGGCAGCAGCACCCTCGCGAACGAATACGCCTCGCCCCGGCCGAACGCCAGCCGCACCGCCCAGCACACAAACACGAAGCCCGCCGCCCAGAGCGCCACCACCCACAAGCTCGTGATGAGCCGCTCGGCTGCCGTGCGCACCCGGCCGACCGGCGGCTCCTCCGGCGGCAACATGATCTTCGCCGGGCGCGGCTTCTCGCTCACCGCCGTCTCGGCTTCCGGGACGCCACCCGCCGCGAGCGAACATTGAACCGCCGGGCTGGCCCCGGACGATCCGCCGGACACTTGCCGGGACAGCACGGAATCACATGCGCCTCACAGTGAACCGCCCACGGCCCGCCGCAGTTCGCGCAAGCGAAGGACACGGTCACGGCCGGTTCACCTTCGCGCGAGCCGCCCGCATCTCCGCCTCCGTCATCCACCTCGACGCACCCGGCTCGAACCTGAGACAGCCGGGACAGCAAGGCCCGTTTACCCAGCGTGCGCACGTCGAGCAGAACCACTCAGCCATTGAAAGGTTTAAAGCTTCGACCATGCACGACCGGCACGGCCTCGACCGGGTTCTTGAACGACCGCTCGCCGTCGGCCATGTCGGTCAGCCAGAACTTGCCGTCCACGTCCTCCAGGAAGTCGATCGACCAGTAGCCGCCGCCGACCGCGTACGTCGCCCGCGCCGCCAGCATGGTCAACACCTCCGACTCCTCCCACGTGAGCTTCCCCATCGCCTGAACCTGCGCCCGCTGAACATCGTCGAGCGCCGGGAACGCGGACTCGGGCCAGTACGGATGGAACGTGCACGTCGGCTCCGGCTCGTCCGGCCCCAGCCCGCTCGCGAACACTCGGAACTCGCGGGTCACCGGGAAGCCCCGCCACTCCTCCACCGTAAACAGTGTCCGCGTCGGGATCAGCGCCCGCACCGCCCACGTCGAATGCGGCAGGCCCATCACGTCCACCATGTGCGACCACTCGACCAGCCGCATCACGTGATCGCCGATGTGGCCGCCCTGCACGTAGCAGGTCTCCCGCCACTCGTGCTTCGCCGAGCCGTGCCCGGTGCGCAAGAAGAACGGGTCGTGTCCGTGGCGCACCTGGTCGGCCGCCGCCAGCAGGTCGGCCAGGAAGTCGGTGAACGCATCCCCATGCCCCGGCAGCTTCCCGTCGAGCAGCAGAGACAGGTCGAGATCAGTCTGCACGATCTCGGTGCGCGGCACCGGCAGGCCCGCCCGTTCGATCTTCGGGAACCACCACGCCAGGTCGTTCCGAGCCTCACTCACCAGCAGCCCCGACGATCGGCGCGTCGCCTTTATCGACACGCGCCTGGTACGCCCGCTCCGCGTCCACGAGCGACGCGTGCGACACCTCGATATAGAAGTTCGACCGCGACCCGTCCCGGCGAACGAAGTGCCCACGCGTGATCTTCACGCCGACCTCGCCCAGCCGTTCGATCAGTTCGCCAAGCAGATCACTCTCGTCCGTCGTCATCATCTTCCTCCTCCGGCCACCTGCGATCGACATACAGCGCCGCCAGCGACAACGCGAACGCCACCAGCCCGAACACCGCCAACGCCACCGCCTTCCGGGTCGCCCCTTCGTTCGCGAACTCCCGAAGCGACCAGACCGACGCGATGATCCCCACGATCAACGAAGCACACCCCAACTCAGGCGGTCGCCCGCTCGAACCGCTCCACGATCTCGTCCATCGGGCCGCCGTCGGCCGCCGCCTCCCGCATCGCCTCCATATGCCCGTCAGCTTGACACGGGCGCACCCCGCGCGCGAGACCACTCACCAGATCACCCGCATGGCTGACGCCCCACTCGACCACCTCGAACAGCACGCAGCCGCAGGCAGCAGTCACCTTCCGCTCACGAGTCGGCGGGAACTGGATCACCGAAACTTCTCCTGGCGGCGCTCGATGCCGGGGAACTCCGGGCAGTTGTTCGCATGGAACTTCGCCCCCGGCGGACAATCGCAGGCAGGCACCAGCGTGTCGATCAGCACGTCCAGCCCGAGAGCTATCGCACGCAGCCACACCGAATGAGGCAGCGTGTTCTCGGCCTCGCGCAGCGCAAGCTTGAACTCGGCGCGCCCGCTCACCGGCGCAGCTTCCTACGCTCCGCCGCGAGCACCAGCTTCGCGGTCGCGATCTCCTCCCGCATCTCAACCATCGCCTCGTCGGCCACGTCGAGCAGCCTCTCCGCCTTGAGCGCCCGCGCCCGGTAAGCAACCGCGGCCACGCCGATCGCCGCCGTCCAGATCGCCCAGACGAACAGCACGAGGGTCACGACGTGAACACCACCCAGGCGAAGTAAACCGTGTACGCCAGGATGAACAGCACGCAGACCAGCGTAGTCAGCCGCCACCAGTCCCACCGGCGCAGCGGGCGCAGCGTCGCCGTACCGGTCAGCAGCGCGCCGGTCTCGAACGTGTCGTAGTAGCCGGGTGTGAACCCGTCCGGCCACTCCGGCGGCCCGTCAAGCACCAGGCCGTCCTCGGTCTGGAGGATCAGCCCGGCCCGGCGGCCGTAGAACTCGGGGTCGGGCACCAGCCAGTCGGACGCATAGAACTTCCGCCACGCCTCCCGTCGCGCCTCACGAACCTCATCTACCGGCACGCTCATCAGTTCGGCCCCTTTTCCGCATCTGGTTTGGCGGCGAGCATACGCTGGCGGATCGTCCACGGGTTGTAGCCGGGATGGTGCTTGACGATCTCGCCGAGCGTGTCGTCGTGGCTTCCCGGACGGCACCCGCAGCCCATGCTGGCGGCGGTCTCATTGAGGGCGGCGGTTTGAGTAGACGACACTTCTTCTTCGGAGGAAGATGGGCCACCTCCTTTTCCCCCGCCCTCAATCAAACCGGCGCGAATCGTGTTGCACTTGCGGCACCACTCACCGGACTCGACGACTTCGTTGCGCATGTCCACCCACTCGTGCTCACAGTCGTCCGCCGACACGGCCACAAGCGCACGGGCCAGTTGGACAAGCTCGACGGCTGCTTCCTCGGTAGCGATCCCGGCCATCTCCCACTCACGGAGCTTCTCCCAGTCGTGCTCGTCGCAGTAGGCGTGCAGCCGCGCCTCGATCGCCGGTCGGAGCCGCTCGATGGCCGCAGCGATCAGTTCAGCAGGATCACTCATTCGCCCGTCTCCCGCAGCCCGTGCCAGCGTGTCACGGGCGATCCCGTGTGCTGCCTCTAGGCCGTGCTTCCGTTCGAGGGATTTGATCTGTTCGAGCGCTTCCGTCGCCACGGCCAGCTTGGACTCGGCTGTTCGCCGTCCCTTCTGCTCATCGTCCTTGAGCGCGATCCACTCGTTGACCTTCGCGTTGAACACGTCTGACGGGACGCACTTGCCGATGCCGTGGTCGCGTTCGTGCAGGGCCAGCCGCTCGCGCAGACGCACGCATAGGTTTAGCGCCCTCTCCGCGAGCGACCACGCCTGATAGCCCTCTGCCTCCGGTGTGTGAAGGAGTGCGTGGTAGGCATCCAGCAACTTGTCTAGCTCGTCCCGCTCGCCATCCTGCCGTCCGGGTGCGCCCGCCCCGGCGGCCAGCGCAATGAAGTGATTGACGGCTGCGACGATCAGACGCGCAACAGCGTCAGGGACGCGCTGCGACTCATGCCACGTCTCGGGGAGCGGGACGACGAGATGCTGTCTGCCCGCGAAGCCTTCGGGGTTGTGGAAGATGTCGCGGCCGTCGTACCACCACGGGCCACCGGGCGGGCACTCCGCGAGCGCCGCCAACGCCTCCTGCGCTGTCTTGTCGGCGTCCCGGGCGGTCACGCCAGCCTCCAGAGCATCGGGCGACGCCCGTCGATCTGCACACGGACAATCTCGCCGCGCTTCTCCAACCGCCGAGCGACCGCATAGACCTCCCATGCGTGCATCGGCGAGAGTCCGCGCTCGCTCGCCGTGTGCCATCCGAGCAGCTTCACGAACGGTGCCGGGTTGTTGGGGTCGTAGTCGACGCCGTTCTCGTCGGCCCACGCTTTACGGGCCGCGTGGACGGTGATCTCACTGATCTCGCGCGATGACTTCGGCCCACTCGCGAGTGCGTCAAGGACTTCACGCTCGGCCACGAGAACCTTCACCGTGCGGCCTGCTCCCGCGTCCCGGGCGGTCACGACGCGATCACCACATGCGGGAGGGCCTCGTCCACTTCCCAGCCGGGCGGTTTGTAGACCAGCCAGTTTCCGCACTCGGAGCAGCGGATACGGTCGCCCGGTTCGCCCCCGCCGTCGTAGCGATCCTGCTTCGCGAAATCGAACAGCGAGCGGCGGCAGCAGGCCGGGGTTGATTTGCGAACGGTGACGCAGGTCACGTTGTCTCCTGCCCCAGCCGTGCCAGCGCGCCACGGGCGATGCCGTGGAGTGTCCAGACTTCGCCGTTGAGCGCGTCGCGTACCGCCGGGTCTGACACCTGCGCATAGAGCGTGTCGTGGAGCGCGGAGGTCTGCTTGTCTGCCTGTTCGAGCGCTTCCGTCGCCAGCGCCAGCCGCTCGCGCAAACGAGCAAGTTCGCTATCGGCCTTCACAAGATTGGCGGCGTTCATCGCAGCCGTTTCGTCGGCTGCTTCCAGATCACCGAGCCGCTCGCGCAGACGCACACACCCAGCCTCGGCCTTCTTCGCGTGCGGGCACGGCCCGACGTTTACCGCCGCGCACTCGTCGCAAGTGTCGTCCTGCCGTCCGGGTGCGCCCGCCCCGGCCAGCGCAGCAACCCACGCAGCGAACTGAGCGGCCCGCTCGTTGTCTCCCGAGCCGCCGCTCGTTCTGAGCAGCGTGTCGTTGCCGCCGTTGTTGATCGAGAGGTATTGCGGGTCGTCCTCGTGAACGTGAATCGTCCACGCCCGACCGGTCACGTTCCGTCTCTCCACATCATCGGCCCAGCCGGACGGTGGCTGTCCTCGACCATCCCCGAACGACCGGCCCCGTCACCCTGCTCGCCCATCGGCCCGGTGAACCCCGACCGGCGCAGCGCCACCCGCACGTCGAGCTTGATCGCCAGCGCCTCCGGCGTCGCAGCCCGAAAGTCGAGCGCGCGCAGCAGCCCCGCATGCGCGATCCCCAGCAGCCCCATGTCGTCGGCGGTCGGCTTCCACGTCAGCGCCTTGTCGAGCGCCGCGGTCGCCTCCTCCATCGACGCCTCCCGCTCCTCGTGCTCGGCCTCGTTCGCCGCCGGGCGCGACTCGACCATCCGCCGGTACTCGGTCGCCGCCGCCCGCAACTCGTTCAACATGCGGAAGTAGTCATCCGCGTTGTCAGCGAAGAAGTCAAGGTCACGCTGATGCTCGTTCCGACTATCCACCGCGTGCTGGGCAAGCTCGCGGGTGTCCATCACACCGATCAGCGGATCGTCGTCGGTCGGCTGCATGCCAACCTGCCGGTAAATAGTCCTCCCGACCTTACGCCCAGTCCGCCAGCTTCCCGCACCGCCCGGCACGGGCTTGTCCGACCACGGCCCCGAGAGTTGCACGAATCCCTGATACTCCTCCCAGGTCAGCCCCATGTATTCGTGGAGCTTCGCGCTCGGGAGCGACCCGGTGCGCGCCCCCGCATGCCAGAGCGCCGCCAGCGCCTCGCCCATCGAATGGGCCTGCTCACGCAGCGACCGCACCCCCGTGTTCTCCGGTGTCGGCTCCAGATGCTCCGGCACATCGAGCGCGCACGTCTCCGGCGCACACGTACACGTCGGGCCGATTTGGAACGGGCCGCGCAGCCGACGACACTCAGCACCCGACGTGGCCGCCTCAACATCCTCGGGAGTGAGCGAGCCGCCCTGCTCCGCGTTCGACCGCACGAACTCGACCAGGCCCGGTGCGTCAGGCGTATCGGCTTCGACACCCTGCACGATCTCCGCGACCGCCGACGCGCGCGCCGCCCGCACAAGCGCACCCGGTAGCTGCCCCAGGCGAAGAATGTCGTACGGCGGCTCCCTCACCACCCAGTGGCCTCGCTCCATATCCTCCAGGAACAGGCCGATGGCGTTCTCAGCGATCGTCGCCGCGTCAATTCTCGGCACCTCCTGCAACATCGTCTGGAGCTTCCCGAGCGCCACCTCGGTCGCGTCGCCCGCCTTGCCTGCCAGCGCCTCCCGTGCCCGCTCGATCCGTGCGCGCAACGCCGCCGCCTCGTAGTAGTCGCTGACCCTTGCCGAGTCCATCCCGTGCGGACACCAGATCGCCAGCCACGTCATCGCGCTCGACAGCAGATGCTCGACCTGCTGCATCTCCCGGTCGTAGTTGTCCTTCGCGTCGTCGTTAGCCATGCGGCCCGTCCCCGTTGTGGTCGTGCTCATGCCGGTGGTTCTCGACGTGCATCACCGAGTAGTCCTCCACCCGCAGCTTGAGCAGCCCGAAGAAGCGAATCCACGAGTGGTCGTCGCCCGGCGCGCCCATCCGGTGGATCAGATAGGCGAGGATGTTCAGCCGCTCGTCCTCGCAGCGCTCCCCCTCGTGCACCTCCTCGTCGTGCTCACGGAGCACCTCGTTGAACCGGTCGCCCATCTCCTTCGCCAGCAGGTTCAGCTTCGTCTCGTTGTCCACGCGTTCCTCCCCGCTCATAGTTTCCACTCCAGGTTGTTCTGGGCCGCGACGCGCACGCACTCCTTGCACATCGTCGTCTCGCCGTCCGGCAACCGCTGGTTGCTGCCCTTCTTCTTCCAGCAGATGGACTCACCGGACTTGCGGAACCGTCTGCCCAGCTTCGCATCGTTGAGCACGTGCAGGTGCACATGCCCCGGCTTCTGATTGTGCTCCGGCGGCGGCACGTGATACATCGGCACCAACACCACCACCTGCACAGGCTCGCCCGGCGCAGCAGGCGCAACAAGGTTCTCGTCGCGTCCGGCTCCTGCATCGACAGGCTCGTCCGGCGCAGCCGACATTGTGACGCCGCGATTCGGCTCCGGCGGCACCACAGTCTCCGCCTGCGTGCGCGTCAGCCGGTTGACCTTGTAGTCCGGCCCGAAAATCCCCGCCGCGCCCTCGACCGCCGCCGCGAGCTTCCCACCATCCGGCTCACGCGCAACCACGATCGTCACCCCGTCGATCTCGACCGCGATCACCGTCCGCGAGTGGCGCGCCAGCACCGTCCCGAAGTAGCGGGCGGCCTTGACCGCCTGCACGTTCGCCTCCTCCACCGTGTATTCAGCGGCCATTGAGGCACTCGTGTCGCTCAAGCCGAAAGTAGGGCGGCAACGGCTTCGCACCAAGCAGCGTCATCACCGGCACCCCGTCGTCGGCTGCCTGCCGGGCAACCTCACACGTCGCCGTATGCGCCGTCCACTTCCCCGTGGACTCATCACCCACCAGCGCGTAGTCAGGCATGAACGTCCGCGTCCCGCGCCGCCACCATGCGCTCGATCTTCGCCGCAGCCGCGCGCAGGCTGCTACAGAAGCCGTCCTCGATTGCCCAGCCGTCCGAGACATGCCAGCGACCCGTGGACGGATGCCGCATCGCTCTCAGTCCTGACGGATGCTCCCAGACCTGTCGCCACCCGCTCTGCCGTTCCTCGTCGGTCGGCTCCACGTGCGTCAGTCCGTACCTATGCGCCGTCAAGTAGCTCACTCCTTGGCCCTCCCGGTCTCGGTTCTCCACTCGACCACCCGCGCATACAGCGCCTCCTCGATCGACCGGCGGGCCTCCCTGCACTTCAACCGGCACAACTCCTCATCCGCCTGAAAGGCAATCATCTGGGCGGCCCCGTTGGCAACCTCCCCGCTGATCTCGCTCACCACGTAGAAACGCCGGGCCGCTCCATCGCCAACCTCGACCAGCCGGGTCGGCCGCTCCTCCGTCGGCTCCCAATCCTGCTCTCCGATCGTCAAGTGACCATTCCTCACCGCAGACTTTCGAGAAGAATCGCCGTGTCTTGCAACTTGCATAGCCGAGCGATCTGAACGTCGATCGCTTCAACAGTTCCACCGCCCGGCGTCACCTCCACGCCAACCAGTCGCAGGCGATATTCAAACTCAGTCAGCGTCCCTTTGCGCGAGTTGCACGACCGACACGATGGTGCGAGATTCGCGGGCCAGTTGCTTCCGCCGCGTGAGAGCGGAATCCGATGCTCAACAACCAACGAGCTAAGAGTAAGCGGATCGCCGCAGAGATAGCAGCGCCAACCGTAGAACTCACAGCGCGCGTAGAACTGCTCCACAGTCCAGCTACCAGCGGCTCCGTTGACACGCGCGGAGCGACGAGAGTGCGACTTCCTGATCGACAAGAGGCCGATCTCGGTCACACGCCAAGCCCGCATGTACGCCTGCACGCACTCGCGATTCTCCGCGACGTACAGCGCGTGCGCAATCCGGTTCGCGTCCTTGTGCTCACGATAGTACGCGCGACGCTCGGCGCGTAGACGATCGGCGTTCGCCGCATATCTCGCCTGCGCACGTACGCGCAGTTCTTCCGCGTGCTCCTCGCGATAGCGGCGATAGGTCTCCGCGTTTCGCTCCAGATCGCGACGCCTATACTCGGCCACGCGCTCGGGGTTATTCTTGCGCCAGGCCGTCTGTGTGGCGCGGATGCGCTCCTTGTTCTTCTCCCGCCAATCACGCATGTACGCCTTCTTGTCGAACATCAGACAAGCCTGGTCTGCGTCTCGTCGAGGATCACTTCGACCGGAGTAATGCCGCGCTTTTCGAGGGCTTCAATCTCCTCCTCTGATTCAAGGCCGGTCGTTACATATTCCACGGCCGTCGGCCGGAACGCCGTGATGATCCCCGGCACACTCTCGTAGCCGGAGCCGTCGCAGACCGGACACTCCGGGTCGCCCTTCGGCAGATCGCCGCAGTCCGAGCATGCGTGCTCCGCGGCCCGGCGATGCCCGAGCAGAATCCAGGTCTCGCCGATCACGAAGTCGCGGGGCACCGCCGTGATCCGACGCGACACACCCATCTCCGCCGCCTCCCGCATGAACGACTGCGGGGTCGGATAGTGCACCGCCCCAATCCAGATCAGGCCGACCCGGTCACCCATCCGCGAACGCGGAGTGGTGACCGCCGCATGGGCCGCCTCGTCCGCAGTCGCGAAGGTTCCCGGCACCCCGACCACCTGGAAACGGATCGGCTCGACATGGTCGAGCTTCACGATCGCGCGCGGTGTCGGATCAGGCGAGAGCGGACAGACCGCGTCGTGCTCCGCCGTGCCGTGCGTGACCGGCGGGATGAAGCTCGCCGCGTCCACCCAGGTGAACCCGCGCGCGGGACGAATCCCCTCGCCGCAGGTCGGACACACCTTCGTCTCGACCGGGAGCAGCGGGCACGGCTCCGAGAGTTGCCCCGAGACCATGTAGAGGCCGCCTTTGACGCGAAATCCACATCCGCGCTTCGCGTCCGTTCTGGTCTGAACGCTCATGCGATCTCCTTGTAGGTTTCAAGACGAACAATCTCTCCGACATGCGGCTGGGCGATCCCGTAACGCTTCCCGATTGCCACCTGCGTCTCGCCCCGCGCGTAGGACGAACGCATGTCGCGCACATCGTCCTCAGTGAACCTGCGCTGATGGCGATTGATCCGAACGTAGGGCGGCGGCTCCATCGCTGCGATCTCGTCGAATCGCGCGAGTCGTCTCCGACCAAGATACGGCCCCCACTCAGCGCGCAGGCGGCGAAGCAGCGCCCAGCCATGACCGCGCCAGAGATATTGCTGCTTCCAGTGATCGTACTTGCCCGCACCTGGTTGATACGGCCCATACACGCGGCCCGCTCCGACGGTCTCGGCGAAGCGCACAATCACATCGCGATCCGTACTCGTCAATGAGAGTTGGGTCGATGGCCTGGAGGGATCGAGCTTCGCTACAACGATTAGCGATCCTTCGCCCTCGAACAGCCCAGCCGTCCACGCAATCTCCAGGTCTGTCATCTTGGGCTTCTTGGTAATGACCATGCCGACAGGCGCAGCCGCGATCCGCCTAACGCGATCCCGCTTCGTTTTGTCGTTCACTTTGTCGCGCCGCGTACCAAGCCAAAGATGATCCGGCCGGACGCAGAGCGCCTGCTCGCAGCGACGCAGCACGCACATTCCTTTGGGAATCGGGCCGAAGTGAAGTCGCCACGACACGCGGTGAACAGCCTCTTGTCTGCCCTCAAACGTCAGAACGCCGAAGCCGTGCGCGTCACTACCTCGTGTCCAAAGCCAGCACGCGTCAACACCTTCGAGCTTCTTTACGTTTGCCCAGAATCGCTGCTCGGGTGTAACGCCCCGCCAGAGTTGATCCGGCCGACACCCATCGCACAGCACGCCAGTGTCCATTCGTGTCACGAACCTACGCCGACCACACCCCCCGCACTTCGTGCGTTTGCGCTGCTCGATCGCCACCTAGACCACCTCCGTTGTGAGACCGCGCTCGCGCGCAAGAATCTGGATCGCCTCGGCCGTCTGCTCCGGGACGATGATCCGGCCGCTGTCGATCACCTGGAACTCCACCCCTACGGGGCAGTAGCCGTCCACGAACTCGACACCGGCGTCAGTGACGCCCTCGACCTGGACGACCATGAACTCGCCGGTGCGGTCACGTGTGATCTCCAGATCAGCCATCGTGACCCTCCCGCGCCCACTGGGCCTCCATCTCCAGGTACGCCTGCTCGCGTGCGGCGCTACCCGCCGGGCCAGCCTCCTGCGCCCGGCGCGTGTCGTCCACACCGCGCGCGTACTCCGCGTCGTCCGCCCGACGCTCGACGCGCGCCTGCCGCTTCGACTCCTGCTCGGCCTGGTAGCGCACCGAGTCGGCGCGCAACCGCTCGCCGTGCAGCGGGCAGTCAAACACGTTCCTACTCACCTGCTGACAGGTGCAGAACTCGCCGCTCACTTCGCCACCCCCTTCGCAAACCTCTTGACCGTCCGGTCGAAGATGCGCTGGGCCTCGCGCTTGGTGCCGCCGCCCCAGCGAACACGCCCCTTCGCGTTGGTCACGTAGACCTCGTACTCGGTCACCTGGCCCATGCTCTCGCGCTCGACCTCGACAGTCACGCCAGGAGCCGGGGTCGCGGAGCGGGTGATGCGCTTGTTGCTCGTCATGCTCTACCTCTCTCAGTTGACTACACACGCCCGTGGTCTGCGGGCTGGCCTCAGTGTAGCACGTCCTAGCAAACTCTGATGGCCCTACGCATCCTCAGTGTCGCCAGATTCGATCAGCCGAGCGATCTGCTCCTTCGCCACCTGGCGCTCCCGCTTCTCCTCCAGCCAAACCTCCTCCAGCCGGTCGCGGTCGAGCACACTGAGGATCGCCTCCTGGATCACCTCCGCGAGTAAATCCGGCGGCATCGCCTCCAACTGACAGGTCTCGCCCACCCAGTTCGCCGACCGCGTATCGGTCGGCTTCGCCGGAGCCGTCGGCAGGTCGTGCTCCTCCACCTGCTCCTCCGTCAGCGCCACCCGGCGCGGACGCAAGTCCGGGTAGCCCTCCGGCATCGCCTCGCCGATCGCCCCGACGAACAGCCCGCCGTTGCCGGTCTGAATCTCGTCCATCACCCCGGACGGCCAGCCCTTCTTCTTGCCCTCCCAGACCATCCGGTTGCGCAGGAACGCCACCGAGTCCCGCGTCATCGAATCGAAGATCGACTCGCCCGACGGGTCGTAGTCCCCCGCGTGCAGAAACACCGTCGGCCGGTCACGTGCCAGCGCGCGCTCCGCGATCTCGTAGGTCACCGTCACCGACGAGAACCCACCCGTCGAGTAGACCGGGATCGAGTAGCGGTTCGCGACCCGCTCCAACTGGGGCACCATGCCTGCCGCCTCACACCACAGTTCGACGTAGACCGGCTGGTCGGCCATCTTGTCGCGCACGTAGTGGTCGGCATGATCGACCATCTGCTCCCAGAAGTTGGAAACGCCCAGGTACTTCACGAAGTCGTGGTGGGTCGTGCCGTCGTCGCGGATAGACTCGAACGGAATCATCTGCGCCCGCCGTGCGCGCACCAGGTACTCGCACAGCCGCGCATACGCCTTCTCCGTCTTGTCGTAGCCAGTCGTGCCAACGAGTGCGTAGAAGATTTGTCTGGCCGTCAACGGCAGGAACTCGGAGTACCTCGCCAGCACGCCCTCCACATCCGCCAGGACGGCCAGCGTGTCGGGCTTCGGGTTCCATTGTGCGAACCCACGAGGTCTAGACACGAGCCGTCAACTCCTCGACGTAGGCGGCGTTCGTCCGCCACGACACACCGCACCGACTACAGCCGAGTTCGGAGTAGTCCGACGGCGTGAACCGGTAGCCGTTGAACGCCGAGTAGTTGCCGTGCCAGGTGTGGATGAAAACCTGGTCGATCGGATGCCCAAGCTCGCCATCCGAGCACGGGCGCTCGCGCGGGCCGACCCGCCTAGCCACGTTCGTTCGCCTCGAACTCGCGAATCGCCGCCAGCGCCGCCGACTGATAGCCCGGCAAGTCCCTCACATTCATCTTGCGCGCGAGCGTGGTCGTCCGGTAACCCGACGCGCGGATGCCGCGAAGCGTCACCCCGTCAGCCTCGCGATGCACCGCGAACGTGAGTACGTTGGGCGACTTCGAGGAGTCCCTAACCCGGAGACCGTAGAACCACGCGCGAGCACCGCGCACCCTGTTCCAGTCGCCGAGCGTCACGTCGCCATCTCCTGCTCCGCGCGCTCCAGCGCCGCCAGCATCTTCTCGCTCAACACAAACTCGAACCCGTCCACGCCGACCACCCGCCAGCCCCGGAACACCTGATGCCCGGCCCGGCCCACAATCACCGGCTCCCAGCCGTCGTCATCCTTGGACGCGAGCACCATGACCGCCTCGCCCATCTGATCGACATAGGTGATCTCCGCCGCCGGATGCTCCACGCCGTCGTCAATGCCCATCTCGCGCAACACCGCCGGGCTGGTGATCGCCACCTGGTGCTGGCCCGGAACGTAGTGCGGCACCCCGGCCACCCGCTCCGCCATCAGCGGATGCCCGACCAGTTGCTCGCCCCTCGTCAGCAGCTTGCTCATGCGCGCCGCTCCGCGCGATACGCTTCGTTCAAGCTATCCGCCTGCTTGTGCGCTGCGACGGATGAGTGATGGCGCGAATAGCGAAGATTGCCGTTCAGCTTGTCGATCACGGCGTAGACCATCCGAGTCTGACTCGGTTCGCGCACAACCGAAAAGCGCTCGCGATCGTGGAACGGATCATGTAGCTCGCTCACAACGCCACCCGGCCCGTCAGCTTCTCGCTCAGAACTCCGGCGGTCTGCTCCTCGCCGGAGTCGAACGGGTCGCACTCGTTGAGCGCATCCATCAAGACATTTGCCTCCTTGTTGGAGAAGCGAATCTTCTTGGTCTCGTTGGCGTCGCCCAGCTTGACGCGAACCTTCGCGAGCGCCACGTGGTCGCGAACGTCGTCCGGGCTGTACGAGTCGAGCGCCTTGGTCGCCACGTCGTACTCGCGGCTCGTGATCGCAACGACGATCACGACGGCACCGCCCCTCTGATCTCACGGGCCTGCCCCTCGCCGCCGAGCGTCCGCACGACCCGCTCCTGCAACCCGATGATGTTCTCGGGCGACTCGCGAGCGCGCAACCAGTCGAGCACGTAGCTCGCGTCCGCCAGCGAACGCCTCAGCCCAGCAGTCGGCACCGCCACGTAATAGCAGCGCAGATTGTTCTCGTCACGCGTCTCGACCACCTGACCCTTCTTGACCAGGCGGGTGAGCGCCTGCTCGACCGCCAGAGACTCGCTCGGCCGCCAGGCGAAGAAGCTCTGGATCGAGCCGAGCATCAACGGTTCCTCGGGCGACGCGTCATGCCCCAGGAACACGACGATCTCCTCCTCAAGCTCAGCCCCGTACTTCATGTCGCCCTCCGTCTCATCCTGTCGATGCGGTTCAGGTCACGTACAAGCTCGGCGCGCCTCGCCGGGTCGGTCTCCCGTTGGATCGCCTTCTCCAACTCGCCATAGCGGTGAGCGGCGAGCGCAACCGTCACGGCGCGCATCACGACTGCACCGGCTCAAGCACGTGGTAGGTGACCTCGGTCATCCCAAGCGACTGCGGCACCTCGCCGTGCGCGTTCATCGCGCGTGCAATCTCGACCGCCTCATCGCCGGTGCTTGCCTCGACCTCGACCACATCGTGGTGGGTCGTCGCGACACCGATCTTGTACCGGCGCTTCGCCTGCGCCGCCGCCGCGTCAGCTTCCGCGTAGTAGGCCGCCTCGACGTGATCGTTGTACGCCTCGCGCACGTCGCCACCGTCCATGTTGTGGCGCGGCGGGTCGGCCCTCAAACCGAAGCGCTCCCCACACGAGCAAACGCCACCCGCACGATTGGCGAGCCGCGACCCATCACGACCCGCGTATCGCCGCCGCGAGTCCAACGTGAGGTCGTGATGATCCTCCCGCCACTCGCGCGGCACCGGCCTGCGCTTCACGACTTCAACCCGTACACGTCGGAGCGCTTGACCGACTTCGTCGTCACCGTCACGTACTGCTCGCAGCCCAGCTTCGCTTCGGCGACCTTCGCCTCCGCACCCTCGCGCGCCTCGCGAACCGTCCGCTCGATGTGCTCCTCGCGCGTCTCCCGCTCGACCCGTGCGCGATTGCGCGCCATGTCCGCCTCGCTCGGGTTGTAGCTCGCCGTCTCCGGCTTCGACTGCGCGACGAACCAGTCGTAGTTGCTTCCCGCCGTCCTGCGCGCCTGCCCCACGAGCCGCTCGACATAGCCGGGCGTCAGATACATCTCCGCGATCTTCCGCGCCGCCGTCCAAGCGCCCTCGGTCGTGTAGGCGACCATCACCCGCTTCGGCGTCACCGTGAGCACCTGCGCGACACGCAGCGCGTTGCGCGAGTGCATCACGACCAGGTCGCCGACCGCGATCTCCGCAAGCGGCTCATCGGTCAGCATCTCCGGCGCGACACGCCGCACCGGCAGCTTCGTCACGTCCACGTCGGCGAGCAGTTCTTCCTTCGTCGCAGCAGCCATGACTACGCCTCCTTCCGCAACGGGAACGCGTCGAGCCGGTCAAGCATCATCCGGCGGGCGAGCTTGCGCGTCTCCGGGTCGGCCGCCTCGATCTCCTTGATTGCCGCGTACGCGCTCGGGACGCCGTACCAGCGGCGGCCGAGCTTCTCGCACTCACGATCGACGATTCCGAGCAGCGTCTCGTACTTCACCCACGGCGCATGCGGCGCGTTGCGCGCAGCAAGCCGGTTGGCCTGGGCGCGAGCCGCCTGGGCCGACATGATGTTCGATTCCCTCCGAGCCATTCGCTACCTCCGTGGTCTACACACTTCCCGCTGGTCTGGCGGGTCGCCCTCAGTGTAGCAAACAATGATGGCTCTCGCTAGAACAAAGGCTCCTGGCCTTTCAACGCCCCCGCCCGCACCGCCGCAACCTTCGCGCAAGTCAAGTGATGAGGCACAAACAGCACGAACGGCGTATCCGCATGCCCCAGATGCTCCACCCGGTAACGGTGCTCCGCCAGCAGCTTCTCCCGCTCCTCCACCGACACCACATGGGCGCGCGGCGGCTCCCCCGGCCCACCCTCATGCTTCAACAGGATCGTGCCGTGAGAGGCTGGCACCGCGTCGATCGGCATGCGCCTCCCGTTGTCCGAGATGGCCCAGATTATTTCGGCCGGACACACACGACAGGTCGGCACGCTACTTGACGGGCGGCACCGTCAGGCCGACTGCCGGAATCCCGCGCGTAAGGTTGATCGAAGTCGCGTTGACCAGCCACCGACCTGCCCGCTCCATCTCCACTAGATCGCGCACGAGCGACTCCGGCACATCCTCGCCCTCGACGAAGTCACGAACCTCCGCAACGACTCGAAGGATCGAAGCGCCCTGACGGCGTAGCTGGTCGTTCGGCAGACACGTCAGGTTGAGCGCGTTGCTCACGACGCAGGCGGCACCGGCGGGCCGGGCGCAGGCGAAGTCTCCGGCGGCACCTCCGGCCCCGGCGGTGCTGGCGGATCAACCGCCGCCGCGCTCCCCTCATCCGGCACCGCACCGGTCTCCGGCGGCCAGCCCGCCGGTGGCGTCCACTCCTGCCCCGCGTTGCTCGAATACTTGAGCCGCTCCGGCGTCGCGCTACCACTCTCAAAGGGAACATCGACAGCCAAGCCTGCGGCCCTAATCTCGGCCTCGGTCATCCCCGCCGGGGAGACCGTGCTCGGCTTCGCGTCGGTTGGCTTCGCATCAGTCGGCGCATCAGCCTCGGGCGGCGGTGTCATGTCGTCCTTCGGCTTCATCGGCTCGTCAGCCACGGGTGAAGTATCGCACGCTCAACCCGCACTCCAGGCCGGAACGTCGAGCCACTTCTCTGCCTCCAGAGCAGCGACCTCATCTGCGCGCTCGTTCCAACGATTGCCCAGGTGGCCGCGCATCCAGAAGAACCCGACCTCGGCGTGCCGCGCCACAGCTACATCGAGCGCCTTCCACAGATCGACATTCTTCACCGGCTCCTTCGACGCCGTGCGCCAGCCCCGCTGCTTCCATTTGGGCAGCCACTTCGTGAACCCATCCCGAACGTACTTGCTGTCCGTGATGATCCTGACGGTGCTCGCACCAGGTATTGCGCAGAGACTTTCGATCGCCGCCCGAAGCTCCATCCGATTGTTTGTCGTGTCCGGCTCACCGCCGCTGACGATCCACGAGCCATCAGCGAACGCCTCCGACAAGATCACCGCCGCATAGCCGCCGGGGCCAGGGTTGGACGGCGCGCAACAGCCGTCCGTGTAAATCTCGAACGCGCTCACCCGTCGAGTTGCCAGAACGCCGGGAACGGCCCGTTGTGCACCTCGCGCACCCCTAGCTCGCTCCCCGCGCGAAGCAGCGTGCGCCGACTGACCCCGAGCGCCGCGCCGCGCTTGACGGCTTCGGCAATCTCGATCCGCGTTCGATCCCGAAACAGATCACGCAGGAGGTCGGTCGCTATTTCGCGCTTGGTCTTGGTCGAGTCCACGCGCACACCCTACTTACCGTGACAAGCAAGCAGCGGTTCCTAATTCGTTCCCTCGACGTGAGAGATCGACTCGTGACCCTTATTCCTAAACGCGTCCCACAAGCCCTGATCGTGGACGATGCTGCCGGTCTGTAGCTCGCCACCAGCCTTGTCCCCGACACCGGCAATTCCAGGATGCGACGACGACGCGTGCTCGAAAAACTTGAGGGGCGGACGGAACTGTCCCTGCTCGTCCTTGCCCTGATCGTTGTTCCACACCTCGATGTGCGCTGGAATCCCGTGCTCGTCCAAGTAGCCAGGTAGTGCCGGAACCGTCGCCGCCACATCGCGATGCACGGAGCGCATGATGATCTCCGGGATCATCCTGCGGTCGGAGTCCTCCTTCGCGTTCTCGGCACGATTCGCGGCACGCTTGAGAGCCTCCTCCGTCGGAATGTCCGCATAGACAACATGAGCGCTGTAGCCGCGATCGGTGAACGCCTTGACGCGCTGGCCCATCTCCTCCGGCGCGGTGTTGCTGATCCCATCGACCGTGATGTTCAGCTTCTTCTCCATCGCACGCGCCTGAATCTCCTGCGCAATCGCCCACGCCTCCCGGTAGACGTGCATGTTCGCCTCCGGGTCGGTGCCGATCATCGCCTGAAACTCGGGAAGCTCCGCCTTGATCTGATCCGGGTCGAGTACGAACGAGTCCGGCGGCGTCTCCCCGCGCGCCGCGAGAATCTTCAACACGCCGCCCTTTCCGCTCGCATAACCCCCACCAGAAAATAAAACTCGCGGCCCATCCGGGTGCGACTGCAAGTCCTCCGCGTCGGGGCTGTAGTCGAGCACCGACTTGCCAGTCTCCGGGTCGATCTTCCGCTTCTTCAAGTACGCCGTGATGATCCTCTCGTGCAGCACCTTGCGCGATGAGTTCCAGACGCGCTCACCCGTCGCAGCGTTGATCGACGAGTAAAGCTCGCTCGTCTGCGGCGAGGTCGAAGCCTCCTCCACATAGTTCGCGAGCGTGCGCTGACTGACGCGACCCGTCTCAGAAAAATGAGACTCCGCATCCGAGAGCTTCCCGCGCTCGGCCGCCGACTTCACCGCCTTCACCGCCTGCGTCTCCAGCCGAGTCTTGCGCTCGTCGTACAGCGCCTTCTTCTCCTCCGGCGAAAGCTCCTGCTCGGCCGCGCGCGATGCGATCTTCGTATCCTCCGCCGCACGCTCCGCGCCACCCGCGCCCGGTGCTCTGTCCTGGCGCAGATGCTCCTGCTTCACAACCCCGACATGGGTGCCGAAGTCCACCGTCGCCTCGCCGGTAGACGCATGATGGGTGACCACCTCACCGGACTTGCCCTTGTGCTGGCCGCCCGTCACCGACACATGCGTGCCGCCCTTCCAATGTTCGGCGCTCGCGACCGGTTCGCGGCGACGCTTCGGCGGGGCGGTCTCGGCCGCCGCCAGCAGCGCCCGCGCCGCGCTCTCCCGGTTCGTGTGCTTCGACAACGTCTTGCCGTGCCGCTGCACATGGATCGTGCCGCCCATGTTCTTCGCACGCACCCCCATCCCGGCCGAGTGCGAGTCGCCCTCCTTGAGCTTCGTGATCTTGCCGAGCACGTCGATCCACTTGCCGCCCCGCCCGCGCGGATGCCTACCCTCCTCGAACTTGCGCATGAACCCGGCCACGTGCATCGCCGTTTCCTCCAGCATGCCGTCCTCGACAAGCTGGTCGATCGCCTCATGCGAAAGCATCAGCGCATCGTCGAGCGCCTCCTCGGTCGCCACCCCGCGCTCCAGCAACTCAGCGCGAATGTCGGCACTCTCGCGCAGCCGCTCGACCGCCAACTGCTCCTCCCTCGTACGACCAGACGCCTCCGTCTGCGCATCCCCGATGTAGGTCGCGACCACCCCCAGCATCTCAGTCAGGTCGAGCTTGAACTCGTTCAGCCGGGCGGCCCGCTCCTCCGCGGTCTGGGTGCCGTCGGCGGCGACCTCCTCGATCTCGACCCGCATCTCCTCCCACGCGTCGAACGTCAAAGGTGCCGCGGTCGTGCTCACGCGACCCGCTCCAGCCACGCGGCGTCCATCAGCTTGCGCGCCTCGCCCTCCGCGTCCGTCCCGGTGTAGGCCACCCAGCCGCCGCGGGCGAGCACCGACTCGACCGCCGGGGCCAGCACGTAGCCGTGCGTCTCCCGGTTCACCACCCGACCCGCGCCACCGTCCATCTCCACAAGGGTGAACCGGCCACTCACGGTCTCGGCGACGATCCGCACCTCCCGCAGCTTACCGGCGGAACATCCTGACCGTGACCAGCCCACCGACGGCCAGCAGCACCACCAACGGCAGCCGACTGTGCGAGCGGCCGTCCGACAACACGGCGGCCAGCGCGTCAGCGCGCACCCGCCCCTTCTCGGTCAACGCGAACAACGCCAGATCGTCGTCCCAGGCGATGTAACCACGATCAGCCATCCACGACAGCGAGGTCTCCCGGTCGGTCGCACCGCGCAACGAGGCCGCAAAGTGCAGCCCGGCCAGCCGGGTCTCGTCAGTCGTCAACAACCGGCGCGTCCAGAATGAACTCGACCGGCAGCACCCCCGACTCGAACGTCAGGTACGCCGTCGGGTTGCCGTCCTCGGAATCGAACGCGACCGCCAGCGGCTCCGGCGGCCCCGCGATATGCGCCTCGGTCGGTTCCTTCGCACCGTCGTAGTCGAGCAGCACGTAGACAGCCGTCGCGTCGCACTCGCAGTTCTCGACTGTCCCCCAGACGCTCCCGTCCGCGTCGAGCACCGACTCGCCGACCAGGCTGTACGCCGACGCTGGAGACCAGCGCGGCGCGCCCCCGAGCAGCACCGTGACATGCGCGGACGCCACCTAAAACAAGCTCTCCTGAGCCACACGCTCGGGAAGCGTGCGTGCCGACTTCGGCACCCTGGCGAGGAAGCTCACCGGCTTCCACGACTCGACCGGCTGGACGCTGGAGAACAGACAGACCGTGCACATCCGGCCAGCGTAACCGCCGCCACGCTGTCGCGTCGTCTCGTGCTCGCAGACCACCAGACAGAACCCGCCCGACGTGACCTTGGTCACCTTCGTACCCGGCGGCAGCTTCGCCAGCACCACCGTGCTCGCCTGTCCGGCCATCTAAAGCTCGACCATCTTGGAGCCGACCCGTGCCAGCCGCTCATCGAACTCGACCCTCACCTCAACCCCCGCCTTGCGCGCCGCGAACTCCGCGAGCTTCTGCGCCGACGACCTGATCCACTCCCGACGCGCCTCCGCGTCTTTCACGGTTCCCGTCACTCGGAAACGGAAGATAACCGATGCGCGAGCCTCGTACACATCCGCCCGCACCTTCATCGGCCGCCGCCCGTCGATCATCTCGCCGACAGTTGACGAAGCCACTGACGGCCCCGACGTATCCGACGCTGAATGCCGTTCTCGTGCAACGGCACCACCCGGTGCCGGGGCAGCCATCTGATCCCGAGCGTGTGATCGTAGAACTCGACCCGGCACGTTGCGATGATCCGGCCGTACTCCCACTGGGTCGAGAACGCCCGCACCACCCCGGCCTGCCCACTCAGCTTGTCGAAGCGACCTTCGCCGTCCACCTTGCCGAGCACCATGATCTGCTCGTCGATCTTGACCGGCGGCAGCAGCGTCACTCGCTTCGCCGCACTTCCGTGATCCGTCTCGGAACGAGGTTCCCCAGATCAACCTCCTGACCCTGCGAGCCGTACACCGCCTCCACCGTCGCCGAGCACAACACCGTCACCGTGTCCCCCACCTTCACCGGCACCTCTTTCACCTTGCTCACCGTCACCTTCACATCCTGCTCGAACGCAGGCAGACCGCGCACCCGAAACTGCCGGATCACCGATGGCTCTCGTCGCGGTTGCGCACCTCGATCTCCTCTAGCCGGAGCAGACAGTCGTTGATGTGCAAAAGCAGCAAGTCCTCCTGCTCGCCGGTCTCCGACAGATCGAGCGTCACCTCGATGCCCGCACCCCGCGGATAGACAACCACGTCCCCCGGCGAGACCGGGAATGGCGCGTCGAGTTGCTCCTCCGGCACCCCGTAGCTGTCATGCCGCCACCATGCGCCAGCAGCCACGACCACCCCGCGCGACTCCTTCCCCCGCACGCCCTCCGGCAACACAACCCCTGCCGACGTTGAATCGGCGGCCTCCAGCGGCTTGACCAGCACACGCGGCCCGAGCGGATGGGCGCGCAGCATCAGCGCCACACCGCCAGCGCGATCCCGACCGGCACACCGACCAGCATCCCGAAGATCAGCCCCGCGCAGAACGCGGTGAACCGGCCCCGGCGGCTCCTGACAGCTTCATGCAGAACATCGGACACGACCTAGGGCACGGTACTGGAACCGTGCCGGGTCGTCAACGCTGATTGCTACGCGGCGACTTGCTCGTCGTAGCGACGCTGGACTTCGTCCCAGAACGCGTCCGTGGGATCGGGAAGCGCCTTGTCGGGCGGCACCAACAGCTTGCCCTCCTTGCGCCACTCCTCCGCGACCTGCTGGGTGATCTCTGTCAGCCTAGAAGCCATGCCCCCATCGTAGCCATCAGCGCTGACTCCAACAAGCCCCCGTCAGAGGGTCATCTCCCCGCGCCACTCCGCCCCGAGCAGGAAGCGCTTGCCCAACCACATGCGTTCACCCATCGAGTACGGGTCGTGCGACTCCACCCAGGTATGGGTCTGCTTGCCGAACAGCGCGATCTCCTGCGGCGAGTCGAACGTGCCGTCCAATGCCGACAGGTCACCGGCCGCGTAGGCGTCGAGCTTCTCCTTGGTCGGCATCTGCGCCTCGAACTGCTCGTAGTGGTCGGGCGGTAGCTCCTGGTATGTCCGCTCCATGAAGAAGTGTGGGTGGTCGAGGTTGCGCTCCTTCCACATCCGGCTGACCGCGTACGCGCGCGCGAACTTCTCGTCGCCGTAGAGATGGGAGCGGCGCTCCAAGTCCTCACCGGACGCCAGGATCGAGTAGAGACCCGTCGTGAAGTCGAAGCCCTGTACGGCCCAGTGGAAGCCGCCCACTCTGTCGCCAGCCGTTAGCCCGACCGCGTGCACCCCGTTGCGCCGGTACTCCTCCAGCATGTGCTGAAAGAACGCCGTGCCGAACCCCCGGCCCTGCTGCTCCGGCTTGAGGATCAACAGCGAAAGGAACGCGCGCAGCTTGTTCTCCTCGTCGCGCGCCAGGTAACTGTCGAACTGCCCGCCCAGCCGGGGGCCATCGGCGGTCGTGTCCTCGAACACGCCGCGCACCTCCGCGAGCGCCAGGCTCCCGCCGACCCTCAGTTGCGCGTCCGGCGGGTTGACCTGCACATGCTCCTCAACGTGCGCGACGATCCCGCCGTGCTCGAACCCGTCGAACACCGCTGCGAAGTTCTCGGCGGTCGTGAGCGAACTGAGCGGCTCATCGCCCTTCTCGCCTCCAACACCGGGCAGAAACGACCAGAACCGAGCAGCGTCCGACCTCGGCAGATACTCCGCCGGGAGCTTGTTGACCCACTTGCCCGTCGAGAGCTTCTCCTGGCCGCCCTTCTCGCCCGCCGCCGTGCCCGTCTCGCGAATCGACTCGCTCGGATGCAGCGCCCGAATCTGTCGAGCCTCATCCGGTGTCCCCCAGCGCAACTGCTCGTGGTACGAGAACTTCCGCTCGGCAAGCCACGCGCGCATGTGGTCGCGCTCCGCCCGGCCGATGGAATCGTGCAGGCGCTTCTGCCCCCACTTGAGCACCTTGTCGTCGGTCTCGTGCGTGATCCCGACCACATCCATCGTGCCGTCGGCGTAGATCATCGCCAGCCTCGGCCCCATCTGCCTGTCGCGCATCCCCTTGATCCAGATGAACATGTCCTCGGCGTTCAACGGCTGCTTGTCGTGCGGCTGGTCGAAGTAGTCCGGCCGCCGAAGCGAGCCGGTCAGCCCGTCGGGGGAGTGCGAGTGCACCATGACCGCCTGGTCGCGCAGGTCACGCGGGATGTTAGGCCAGTCGTTGTGCGAGAACACCTCGTCGCCAACGATGAAGAAGGAGTTGTGGCCGGTGTAGCCATGCGTGACGCGCTCCGGCCGCTCCTGCACCGCCTTGCGAACCGCGTCGATCAACTGCTCGTCGCCCATCCCCAACTCGTTGTAGAGCGCGTGGTGCTCGGGCGCGCCGACGTGCGGCAGGTGCAGGTCAGGCATGTCGCGGAACCGGCCGAGCCGGTTGCGGAGATGCAGGCGCTCGGCGAACTCCGCCGCCTCCTGGAGCGGCTCCGGGTCAAGCTCGTCCGGGAACTCCGGGATCACCGGCACCTCCCCGTGCAACTCCGCGCCCGGCAGCAGCTTCGTCAACGCCATCACCGCATGCTCCGGCGAACCCACTCGATAGAACGGCCCCGTCGGTGTCGCCGCCTGCGGCCCATCACCCAGCTTGATCTCCGCGTCGAGCACCGTCTCGAACGGGAAGCCCGACACCTTTCCGTCCTGCCAGCGCAACAGCGCGTCATCGGTGAGCAGCGCGAACATCAGAGAATGGCGAGCGCGCCCAGGACGAACTGCCGGTACTCCTCGTCCTTGTCGATGATCCCGTGCTCGCCGGTCGCCAAGTCCTGCACGCCCATCGTCAGAAGCTCCCACGCTGACTCCATGTCATCCCCGTAACTTTTCCCGGAGTAGGGATGGGTGAAGTGATCGCGGCGCGCCATCTCGTGCTCCTCGTAGCCCGAGTTCGGGATCAAGTCGATCAGCCTCTCCGGCGTCTCCCATGTGCGGTTGACGCCCGGCGAAACCCGCTGCTGGTAGAACGTCCACTCCGCCCCCTTGATCCCGTCATGGACGTACTCCGCGCGGTGCACCATCTCGTGCAACGCCACCCCCGCCCCACGCGGCAACATCGCCCCGTGATCCTTCTGCTCACGGTTGCCGGTCAACACCGAAGTCCCCACACCGGTCTGCACGTTGAACGACCGTGCATGCCCGTAGCTCCCGCGCTGATCCGCCTCGCCAACCAGCAGCCGATACTCCGACCGGTTCGAGTCCACAATCCAGTCGTGCGGCAGAAACACCGCGACGAAGTCGAGCGCCTTCGCAGTCGTCTCGTCGTAGTGCATCACGTCCGGCGAGTAGTCGTGGGTGATCTCGAACTCGTTGCCGAACCGACGCGTCTCCCCGAGCACCTCCCAGGTCGCGGCGCGCCGCCTGTCGGCAAGGTCTTGTTCGGCCGCCCGCCGCTCATCGGCCGCGCGAAACACCACAACGCGCGCCTCGTAGCCTGCGTCGTGCGCGGCCTGCAAGTCGATGCCGTTCCGCTCCGCGACGTTGAACCGGTCGTACTCGTGCATGTCCCACAACTGCGCGTTCGCCGTCGTCATCACCGACTTGTCCTGGTTGCGCGCCAGCTTCACCGCCTCACGGTTGTAGAGCCGCAGCCGCTCGCGTAGCGCATCCGGCGTCAACTGCTCCGGGTCGTGCTCCAGCCACCCGAGCATCTCCCGGCCGATCCCGGTGAACGCCAGCACCTCCTCATGCTTCTCGGCCAGCACCACCGCCTTCTTCGCATCCCGCTCCGCCTTGACCGCCTCCCGATGCCGCTTCACCGCGTCACCCATCCGCCGGACGATCTCCGCGTCGATCCGTGCGCCCGCATCCATGATCCGCTCGTGCTGCGCCACGAACTGCTCGCCCGGATCACCGCTCACCCGCTGATACAAGCCCGGTCGGCCAGGGCCGCCGTACCACTCGTCCATGAACTTGTCGGACTCCGAGCGCCGCTCCGGCATCGCCCGTCGAGCCACGTCGTAGATGCCGTCGCCCGGATAGCTCTCAATCCAGCGCGGCTCTCCACCGTCGATCCGAAGTTCATACCCCCACTCGACGTTGTCGTTGATCTTCCTCGACCGCCAGGTCAACGTCGCGTCGCCCTGAGCGTAAACATCCCCGTCGCCCGTCGAGACCAGCTTCCACTCCTCGCGTGGAGTCGAGAACGCCTGCCGCCGCCGCCGCACCAGATCGCTCTGCTTGAGCACCGGCACCTTCTGATGCTCCCGCACCGCCTCCAACCAGCCCACCGGTTTTGCCTTGCGACCCTTGCGACCCTTGCCGACCTTGAGCTTCGTCGCCGTGCTCGCCATCGACGCCACCTGCTCGATCCGGTGCATCCCCCTGATCCACTTCCCACCCCGGCCACGAGGATGCAGCCGCTCCGTGTAGCGAGCCTCCACAATCTTCGCGTGCGTCTGCTCGTCGAACAGCACGCGCACATGCGACGGCAGATCATCCTCCGTGCGCGCCTGCGCGAGCGCGTCGCGAACAGCCCAAAGCTGGTCGAGCGGCAGCCCGAGCACCGCCTCGCTATTCATCAGCGCCGCAGCCTTCCTCGAATACGACACCTGCGCGTCGAGCGTCGCCGAGTCAGCCACGCTTCGCCTTCGCAGGCACCTTGTAGCCGTACTCCGTGATCCACTTCCCCGGCTCCGGCTCGACCAGCGCATCCACATAGCCCTTCGCGTACGCCGCACGCATCATCGCCGCCACCCAGGCCAGATCAAACTCCTCCCCGGTGTCCTCCATCCGCGCCAACTCACGGCGCAAATCATGCAGCCGCAAGTCGATCTCCCAGGCAACCGGCGGCTCGCCGCTCACGCCGCGTGCCTCGCCCCACGCATCACGCTCTGCCCGGCCTCCCGAAACTCCGTCGAGACCAGCAACGCCGTCCGGTTCAACACGATGTGCTCGTCGCTGCCATCCGCCTGCGTCACCCGCACCGCGTCATAGCCGTTCGCGAGCGCCCAGCGTGACGGATCACGATAGACCTCCGCCCGCACCTGATCCGGTGTGCCGCCCGCACCGCCCGACTTCTCCCCCACCACCATCGCCGCCTGATGGGCGTGCCGGGCGCTCCGCGCCGCATCCTCGAACTCGACCACCTTCGCGTCCCGGTGCAACGCCATCCGCACCACAGTCGGCGAATCCGACCTCGCCGCGATCCCGCGTGTCGGCGGTGCAGTCGCGTACGCCCGCGCCATCTGCTCCGCGCGCGCACCCGACGCCGTGTAGATGCCGTTGCCGCGGAAGCCCAACCCACAGTTGTGCGTCGGAATCATCGCCCTGCCGACAACGAACAGGTGCGACAGGGACGCAACCTCCAGACACCTGACAGGCACACTCTCAACCTGGCGCACCTCGACAACGGAGTGCCTGCCGATCTTGCTATCCACCTCGGCCCGCCCTAGTTGTTGGCGATCAAGCTTGCGCCGAAGTCGAAACACGGGTGAATGGGTCGAGAACATCACCCGGAAGAAGGGCTTACGACTCCTCCTGTCGTCGTCGCGGCAAAGAATTCGCACCTTGATGCCAACAGAGGCAAGCAGTTCGGCCATGCCGTAAGCCAGCGCGCGATTCGCGTTGCCAAACTCACACTGGCCGAACTTGGACACCGTTCCGTCTGTGTCCATTAGCCCGCAGATGAGGGCACGACGCTGTTCGGCCGACGCCCGGAAATACTCTGACGGCACATGCTTGTTGTCGAGAAGCGATGCTGAATCCAACTTCCTGCGAAGGTCGAAAATCTGCCATCTCGGACACCCGTAGCCCGACTCGCCCCGACGCTGAACAGCATGACCTGCGGCCCTAATCTGCCAGACGATCTCCTCGTCCTCGCACGTGAAGGTGGCGTTAGCGGCCGTGCCGTCGCCAAGCCACGCGCCCAGCACATACGGGTCGATTGGCAGGGCCGCATCCGGCAGCCTGAGCGGCGCGACATTCGCAACCGCGTACCGACTCGCGATCGTTGCAGCCATCTCCGCCGTCGTCACGACGCGATCACCGCCGTGCGATCCTTCACTCCACGCTGCGTCCACCGTGATTCCAAGCTCGGAACCAATCTCGCGAAGCAACACCCCAGCGCCTCGCATCGCCCTCGCCCTTCCCATCACGATCCGCCTGTCGGGGTTTTTCCACCGTCGCGCATGTTCGCGACTAGGACGGGTGGATACCAACCACTGATGGTCGGCGTCAGCAACAATCTCGGAGCCATCGTCGAACCGGACTGCGTAGCATGGCCGATCCATGAACACAGGCGTCACGCCCACGACTTCCGTGGGCTTGCCATCGGCGTCGAATACCTGATCCCCAGCCTCGATCTGCCCTATCGTGCTCCACCCGCTCGGGGTCGGAATGGGCGTGTCGAGCGCAAGCGCGTAGTACGTCCCGGTCAGAAACGTGTCCGCGTACGAACGATCCGACGTGCCCCGCCACATCTCGACCGCCCCCGCGTCGATATGCGCCTGTAGCTCCTCCTCGCTCACCGCGTGCGGCCGACCCGCGAACCCCTGATCGGTCGCCAGGTCGAACATGAACTCGTCCCCATGCACGCCCGACTGACGCATGTAGCCCAGGCTGCGACGGCCGCGCCGAAACGCCTCCGTCGTCTCCAGCTTCTTGACACGCCGAACGATCGGCGGCGGCTCCAGCTTCGCCTTGAGCTTCGAGACGACGGCCGGGTCACCCTTCTCCCCGGCCGCCGCCTCCACCTTGCCCAACACCTTCGACCACTGGCCGCCGCGCCCGCGAGGGTGCCGCAGGGCATCCCAGATGCCTTCCTCTAGGGCAGCGCTCACCCCGGCATGATCGCACGCCGTTCGCTAGACCGCCGCCCGCACCCTCCCAGCTTTGTTGCGCTCCTCCGCCTCCAAAGCCGAGAGCCGCTGGTGCAGCCCCGTCACCCTGTCCACGAAGTCCAGCATCACAATCCTGAGCGCGTCACGGCAATTCTCACACGACACGAAATGATCGTTGTGATCTCCGAGCGGCACCATGCTCGTCGTCCACCGCTTGTCCTTACCACACATCGTGTTGCGCCCGGACTCTCGGTACACATGCACATCGTCGTGCTCATCCCGAACGTAGTGCCACGCGAAAGTGAAACTCGACATGCTCTACCTCTCTGTAGTCGTTCCGCCGGTCAGCGCAGCTTGATCTGCGTGCGCCGCGCCACCGGCCCTCTGACCCCGATCACCGTCGTCTCAACGTGATAGTCACCGGTCGGCTCGAAATACACCGTCACTCTGCAACCACCCTCGCCGTGCCTTTCACACGCATACGCGTGCGTCTCCGGTGCCCAGGCCGCACTCGTGTCCCGCCGCCGAATGCGCACGCTCAACGAAAGCGTCGGCGTCTCCCGACAGCCGGGCACGATGCACCTCGCGCCATCGGGGATGCGGAGTCCCATTACTCCACCACCCCGATCAAATCTCCTTCTCGCAGCACGAGATAGTTGACCCCGTCGATCTCCACGTCGATCCCGCCGTACTGCGAGTAGAGCACCTTGTCGCCCACCTCGACCTGCGGCGGCACCCGCCTGCCCTGCTCGTCCGGCAGGCCGGGGCCGACCGCCTTCACCATGCCCATCTTCTGCTTGTCCCGGAACTGCTCCGGGATGAACACACCGCCGACATTCTCCGCGCCGGTTTCCGGCAACACGAGAACGCGGTCTGCCAAAGGTCGCAAACTCATCTCTCTACCTCTCAAGGTCGGAACTCGAACGATAGCCACCAGCGTTGCAACCTGCAAGCCCCTGCAACGGGCGGCGGGCCGTGAAAAGGGGGTCGCCCGCCGCCCGGTCTCTCTACCCTAAATCCCAGCGATTCGTTCGGCCGCAACCTTCTGCGCGCCTTCCAGCGGCTCCGAGCACCTGGCAAGAGCATCGAGAGCCGCATCGAGCAGCGTCTCCCCGCGTCCATTGACCGGCGGGCGTGCATCGAACACCACCCCGACCACCCACACCCCTCCGCTCGCGCGCTGCACGCTCATGCTCGCCGACACCTCGATCACATCGGGGCGCTTGCGAATGTCGTCGAGCACATCCTCCCCCGTCTCCGCAACCGTGCCATCAGGCGGCTGCCACGGCGGCAGCCCGTCCCACGAGTTCTCCCGCGTCACCGGCCGCTGTCGATCCAGCACGATGAACCCGTGCTCGCCGTGCGGGGGGATCGGAGCATGCTCGCCGCCCGGCTCGACCGTGTACCCGTACTGGCGCAACCCGCCCGACGCGACCATCGGCTGGAACGTGAACGCCAGCCGACCGGCGTAAAGCATTCCCAGTTCCGTCCACGGCTCCGGCCCCTCCCCGGACTTGCGGGTCATGTTCGGCGCGTTGAAGAAGTGGTCGCTCCACTCTCCGCCGTCGGGCACGACACCCTCCAGGTAGCCAGCCTGCCGGGCGTGTTCGAGCACCAGGAACGCGACCTTCTCCGCCGCCTCCATCGACCCGCCGCGAACCTCGACCCTGATCCGCGACACCATCGCGAGATCGGTGTAGTCCACCTGCATGACGTACTCCTAACCAGGCGCGCATCCGCCGCCATCTCGGGCTGACCCGTCCGGGCAGCAGCCCGACTCTATGCGAAGCGGGCGACCCCGTGCACTCGCCCAGAGGCCAGGGCCGCCCGAAGCCACCCTAACGTCGATGTTCACGCGCGACGAACGTCACAAGTTCGTCAGTGGTACACCGGCCGAGCCAAGCGTCGTACCAGGTGACATGCAGCCCCCCGATGTGCAAACCCCACGGCAGATGCCGCCCACCCAGCCACCAGCGCTTCCGCCGCCAGAGTGTCATCGGCACGCCGGGGCCGAGACTCTCATGCGCGCTCACCGGCACAACGGACACGTCCTTCGCGGAGTCTCGTTGTGCAGCCCCTCGTTGTGAGCAGAGACCATGTCGCGCGACAACGCCTCCAGTTCCCGGTCGAACTTATGCGAGGAGCGTTCCGCGCCCTCCTCGATCGCCGCGACCCGCCGTTCACCGTCCGCTAGCTGCGCCAGCCTGACCTCCTCGAACTTCGCGAGAGTGTAGTCGCAGCCGTCCCGCCAGCCCTCGTCGTAACCCTCCTTGCGCACGCGAGAACGTTCGTCCTCCGTCAGTCCAGTCGAAACTTCGGCGACCATTGACTGGTCAGATGCGGCCCCGCTCATGCGCCGGAGCTTACGGAGTCGTCGCCGTCTGAGCAGGCAGAACCACTACCGGCTGCTGCTGGGTGCCGCCCGCCTTCGAGAACGCGTAGCCGCCACCAAGCAACGCGAGCAACGCGAACACCGCCGCGATCCCACCCAGGATCGCCGTGCTCGTCGAAATATTCGCCCGCGACTCCTGCCGCTGCTCGGTCGCACCCTGCTTCGACGACTCGACCCGAGCCAGCCGTTCCTTCAAGTCGTCGATCTTGTCGCCGAGCGCGTCGATGATCTTCTCCGTCGCCTGCTCGGACTTGTCAATCCGCTTCGAGTTCGCCTCATCGACCTTCGCAGCAATCTCCTTCTGAGCGGCGAAAGCTGCGTCTACAGCAATCTTGTTGTCGCGCGACTCACGCTCAGAACGAGTGTCGCGCTCGGCGAACTGAGTCGCGACCGAAGCAAACTTCTCGAACGTCACATCCTTGAGGTTGCCGACCTTCTCGTCGATCGCATGCGGGATTTCAATGATCCCGCCGAGTCGCAACTTTGTTGCCTCGTCGATTCCGGCCAGCCGCTCCTCCAGAACCTCGATCTTGCCGTCCACATAGTCGCGCTCGGCCGCGACAGCCTTGTTGACAGCGTTCTCTGCGGCGGTCGTCGGGTCAGGCCGGGCGAGAAGCTCGCGCAGCATCGCGTCGATAGCCGTCTCAGGTCGGAGTGATTCCACCGCGCTCATGGGCTGGTAGGAGGGAGCAGCGCCGCCCTGCGCTCGGCTTTACGACGAACCTCCTTACGGCGATCAGCCTCTTGGCGGCGATCAGGCATGGGTGCGCACCGGCGAGAACATCAACCTCGGAAGTGTCGCATACACTCGCCGATTCTGTTGCCCCAATGGGCGCACCCAGGGCAAGAGAGTTGACCGGTCACAAAACGGCGAAGTCCACCCCGGCCTCCCCGCACCACTCCCGCATGAACCGCTCCCGCCCCTCGCCGAGCAGCAGCAGCTTCACCAGTGTTTCCTCCTCCTCCTCCGGCGGCACCCCGAGCGTTTCAAGTAGCGCGCGGACGGGACTGAACCCCCCGGCCCTGTCCCCGTCCGCGCTGCCTGCGGCGGTTGCTACCGCAGGTTCGTCAAGGCTCTCGACCAGCCTACGTGTGTGGTCGGCGACCTGCTCCGCCGTCCACCACTCCTTGTAAACCCAGCCGTCCTTCTCCTCGCTCATGCCCGCCTTGCGGTAGAACTCGCGCGCGCCCGGCAGCGACCACAACACCAGCCCCTTGCCATGCTCGGCCGCGTAGCGGGCCGCGTCGCGCAGCATGATCGTGCCGGTGCCCGGCTGCACACTCACCAGCCGCCCGAGCACAACCGTGTTGTCCAACGTCATGCCGTAAGGCAGCCGGTGCTCCGGCACGTTCAGCGGCGGGTCGGCCAGCACCATCAGCCCGGCGATCCCGCCATCCGGTGTGCGCCGCTCGTAGAACTTGTACGCCGCCGCATACTCCGGCAGCCGTCGCGCGTAACGCATGTCACTCAGCACCTCGCCGAGCAGATCATCCGTGTCGCCCTGCCTGCCGAGCTTGCCGCGCCCGCCGACGCTCGCCTGGAGCTTCTCGATCTCCGCGAGCAGTTCGTCGGTCGGCTCGACCCGTGTGGACTCCGGCAGGCTCGGGTCGCCCTTCTCGCCGCCGAAGTTCGGGTTGCCGCGCACCTGGATCGAACCGTCCGGCAGCCGGATAAGATCGCTCCCCGCGAGCGCGTCACGTGTGATCTCCACCACACCGGCGCGCTCGTGTCCCGCCTGGATCAGCGCGCCAGCTTCGGCCGCCGCCGGGGCGACCTCGACATGCACCACCGGATCGCCGCCGCCGCTCGCGGTCGAGTCACGCGCCGCGTGATAGAGCACCGGCGGGATGCTCGCGTAGTCCACCGGCTGGCGTGCACCGTTCAGCGTGTCGAAGAACTCCCGCCACGCCGGTGCGACCTCCTCGTCGGTCGCCCGGCCGACACCCAGCCTCTTGAACGCGGCCACGCGTGCTGCATACCACTCGTTGAACGCAGCCCCAGAGGGCGGGTCGGCATCCGGGGCCAGCCCAACCGCCTCGTTCGCCTGACGGTACGCGCGCTGGCGCAGCTTCATGTCTGGCGTGTAGACCATCAGCCCAGGCTCGCCGTAAACGTCGGCGTAGAGATGAGCAAACCCAGCCTGCTTCGCGGCGTGCTCGATCGCCGCAATCTGCTCCGGTGAGTGAGCCGCCAACGGGAACGCCAGATAGCCGTCGCCCGACCGGCCTGCGTGCGGGTTGCCCGCCCCTTCGGGATGATCGGCCTTCAAGCCCGAACACGACGCCACCGTAGTGAAGCCCCGGTCGATCGCACGCTGCACGTCCGGCGCGATCGTCGCGTCGATCGGCACCACATGGTGGAGACCGTCGCGGTCGTACGTGATCGGCAACGTCCACGCGCCGCCGAGCAACTCCGGGTTCGTCATGTCGCCCTTGTCACCTAGCTGCGCGAGCGTGCGGTAGCCGTCGTCGGCGATCCGACCGTCCGGCCCATCGCCCCACGTGTGCTCGTGCCACATCCCGTAGCCGTTCGGCGTCCAGTCGGTGCGATCCACGAACTTCTGCCAGCCCATCCGCGCCTCGACCTTCGTCGAGTCCGGCATCACGCGCGGCTCACCATCGCTGCCCTCGCCGATCGGTGTGCCCCGGAACGCGAGCACCCGCACCTTCGTCGGCTCCCAACTCATCGCCTCCGCGTACTGGACGAGATGATGCGGATTCCAGAACGCCGAGTAGCCCGGCTTCGGCGTCGCGAGTCCACGCATCACCTCGCTCGACGCGGCCACCTCCTCCGGGATCGGCGGCACCGTGCTCGCATGCTCCGGCCCGAACGGCGCACCCACCGTGTGTAGGCGGTAGTAGAGACCATTCTCCATCGGCAACGGCCCGTCGCCCTTGAGCGACGCGACACCGGGATCACCCTTCTCCCCGCCAGCGTGCCCGTGCAGCGGCCCGCCGAACGCCTGGCGCAACCGCGACGCCAGCACCGGCGGCAACGGCTCATCGTGACCCAGCGGGTTGCCGAAGTCCGGCGGCCCCAGGTTCGAGTGCACATGCACCCCCACGCTCGGGCCGTCCATCATCCACACGCCGTTCCACTCGTCGTCGCCCATCTCGTGACCCTGCGCGCGCATCGCCCGCGTTAGCTCGGTGTGATCCGAACCGCCCGAGCCGATGAACAACCGGCCGCTCGCCGGGTCGTAGCTCCACGGCACCCGATCCTTCATGCGCGCATGCCCGAGATCGGACGGCGATGTCTCCAACCACACCGTGTCCGGCAGGCCGGAGCCTCCCTTCTCGCCTAGTCCGGCGACGGCGAGAGCGTCGGCGACCAGAGCATGTCGATCACCAACTCCTCCACCGGATCGGCCTCCAACGAGCCGTCCGGCAACAGGATCGGTGTCCCCGTCTCGTCCACTCCCGGCTCCGCCACGCAACCAGTGTAGACGCTCGAACAGCACGTCCATCGCCTCGCCGATCGGCACGAAGTTCTCATCCGACCACTGGCGCAACAGCAGATAGTTCGGCCGCTTCTCCTCGACCGGCACCAGCACGTTCGCGTGCGCCACCCGGTCGTAACGCTTGTGCTGCACGATGTGCGTGTCCGGCTGGTTCTGCAACGAGACCAGCCACGCCTTGAGCGCCGGGTTGTCGGAACGGGTCGCCACCCACTGGGCGAACGAGCGCGCCCACAACTCCTTCGGCGAAAGCAAATACTTGTGCGTGGCCGCCTCCGCGTACGACACGCCGGTGCGCAACCCTTCGGCCTCGGGGCTGTCCCGCACCGCCTCCAACCACGCCGACAACGGTGTCTCCTCCGCATCGTAAAGCTCCAACAGATCGACGCCCTTCTGGCCCGCAGCGCGCATCCGCTCGACCGCCTCACGGCGTTCCTTCTCATCCCCCCTCACACGGAAGCCCGCATGGTCGGTCGCGAACCCCGCCATCCGCGGGTAGTTACGGAACGCCTGGTTGTCGATGTAGTGGCCCATCTCGTGAATCAGCGTTGCCAGCGCCGAGTCGGTGTCCCTGTCATCCGAGACCGACACCCTGATCTCCTTCGGATACAACGTCGGATGCTCCGGCACATCCGCCGCGGCCGGTGCCCACTGGAACGGGATCAACTCGTCCGGCTTGTACGTGAGTTCCTGGAGGTTCGGCTTGCCCCCCTCGCCCCGGTCGATCGTGATATGCGCCTTCATCACCGGCTCACGCCCGAACCCGATCTCGTGCTCCTCCTGGCTCGTCGCCGTCACCGGCGCGTAGTAGCCCGCCGCCAACACGATCACGTCACCAACCGCGATCTCCGACGCGAGCTTCGCCGGACGGTTCGAGCGGCCCTTGCCGAAGCCCGTCATACGCACCGTCGGCCCCTCCCAAACCGGCGCGCGCGGAGCATCCGCATCCGGCCTGCGCGCATAGCCACCCCGCGTGTTCTTGCCCGCCGTCGCCTTCACCGGAATCGGCCCATGCATCGGCGGAATCACCAGCAACGAATCGAGCGCCGCGAGCGCCTCCATCGCGGGCGCGCGAAGCTTGCCCGACTTCGGCAACGTGATGAACTCCGACGGCGCATGCACCGGCCCCCCGGTCGCCAGGGCGGCAGCAGCCGCATCCCGCTGCGCCCGGCGCTCCAGGAAGTCGCCCTCGTAGCGCACCGGCGCGTCACCCTTCTCGCCGGTGTCCTCGACAACCATCTCCAGCTTGGTCGGCCGGGTCACGACCGTCTCCTTGCCGCCCTTGTACTCGTCGTGCTTCTTCACCCCCCACATGCCCTCGTAGGTCTTGCCCTGCTCCAACGGGTAGGAGCCGAACCACTTGACGATGTTCCCGTCCGGGTCGGCCATCCGGGTGATGTACGTCACCCCGTAGTCACCCTCGCGCTCGAACACCGCCTCCACCGTCAGCCGCAGCTTCAAGCGCTCCTTCACCGTGCCGAGATGCTCCGACGTGCCGCGTGCTGTCTGCTCGCGCTGGAGCACGATCTCCTTCTCCAGCGCCTTCGCGTGCGCGACCGGCACGTAGGCGACGATCCCCTCCCCGCGCTCCGGCACATGCGACCCGCTCGTCATCGCCGCCATGTTGTGCTCGAACTCCGACTTGTTCTGCTTCGGCGCGAGCGTGGTGCGCACCCAGTCGAGCGCGTCCTTCGCCCGCTGCTCATCCTCCGCCGTCGGCACCTCGTACATCGGCCTGCCGCGCTGGTCGTTGTTCTTGCGCACAAAGTTGTAGTGGTTCTCCCGCGCAGCATCCGCCGTCGCGAACCCGGTGCCCGAGCGCGGCGACCAGCCCTGCGTGCGCAGCATCGTCGCCACATGCGTCAAGTAGTCGTCGAGCGGCAGATACGTCTTGACGCGCCCGCCACCCTCCCCGTCGTCATCCCCCAGGCTGCCGAGATCGTCCATCGCCCGCCAGCGCTCCAAGTACGCCGCGATAGCCGTCGGATCGCCGTGCCCCAGGAAGTCCTTGAGGCACGACCGGCCGATCTGCTGGGTCAGCCCGGACTCGACGTTGCGCACGATGAACGTGTCCTTCCGGTCGCGCTTGGTCTTGCAGTAGTCGCAGACCGCGTCGCCGTGGTGGTACTGCTCCAACGAGATGCCCTCATCGTTGCCCGGCACCCGGCGCACCACATTCACGCCGCCGAGATGCTGCAACGTCGCCAGGAACTCCCAGCCTGCGATCTTCGGCTCCTCACCCTCCACGCGGATGTAGGAAAGCTTCGCCAGGTCGCCGGTCGGCTGGCCGTCCTTCATCACCGGGTGGAACTCGTCGCCCATCGGCACAATGCGCGGCTCGGCCAGCCCGAGCTTGGCTGCCCGGCGCGCGAGGTCGTTGATCTTCTTGTTCGCCTGGTGCAACTGATCCTCGCGCAGCCGGAACACCCGGCCGCCCGCGACACGTTCGGCCTCCGCCGTCACCCGTTCGCCCGCCTGCACCGCCTCGTCGGCCGCCCGCCACTCCGGCGTGTCCTGGTGCTCGATCCCGTTGCGCCGGTAGAGCAGTTCGTGCAGCGCCTTGCGCGCCTCGTAGGCCGCCACGATGTGCGGCTCGACCGTGTCCGGCGTGCCGCCCTTCTCCCCCGTCGCCAGGCCGGGCGCGCCGTAACCGACGAGCAGCGAGTCGCGGATCGGCCCCGTCACCCGCACGTCGCCGTAGCTCCTGATCTCGCTCAAGCCGAAGTCACGCGACAGATCGAAGTCCGTCAGCACCGCCCCGTTGTCAAGCGCCGCCTTGTCCACCACGACCACGCCGACCTTGTCCGGGTCGATGCTGCGCGCCGTCTCGGTCGTGTTGAACACGATCGGGTTCTGGACTCCGATCTGCGAGCGGCGCTCATGGAAATACTGGTTCAACCAGTCACCCAGGTCGTAGGTTTTCCACGACGGGCCGCCGTCGCCCTTCGTCGCAGCGGAACCGAACTCCCACCCCTCGCTCTTGGCCTGCGCAACCAGCATCTCGACTATCCGCTGGTTCGTCTCGACACGCTCGTCCCCGATCAGCGTCTTGGAATCGAGGCTCTGCATCCACTCCGGGTCGCTCGCCTCGATCGGCACCTTCGTCTCCGAATAGGCAGGCATCACCGGGAACTCACGGCCGAGCCTGCCCAGGAAGTGCAGGTCGGCCGCGATCTGCACGGCCGTCTGCGCGTCAGTCGTCAGGCTCACGATCCGGTCGGTGTCGTCGCCGCCCAGCCCGCCCTCCCCGCGCCCGCGCAAGTAGCCGTCGTCGAGCACCGCCGGAAGGTTCGTCGTCGCGTGGTAAAGCACCGGCGGGATACGCGGGTCGTTCGGCGCGATCGGGTTGCCGCGCACATGCTGGCCGGTCGCCCTCTGCATCTCGCCGTGCCAGGTGTAGAGCTTGCCCGCGCTGTCCTTCTCGTTCAGACCGATCGCCGCCGGGTCGAACGGCGCGTACACCCGCGGCGGGCCAACATCGCCCTTGTCGCCCGGCGGCACGTCCGGCACGACACTGTACGGCCGGTCGCCCTTCTCGCCCGACGCCATCGCGACCGCGTCATTCATGTCACGCCGGTAGCCCCGCACCCGCTGACGAATCCGGCCCACCAAGTCGTCGTAGACCTCCTGCACCAGTTCGTCGTGCGGCGGCACCTCGTCGGCGTACAGGTAGCCAAGCTCCTCCGGTGTCGAACCCGACGCGATGTTGTCAGCCACCTCGCGAATCCACTCCGCGTAGTGCTTGTCCGGCGTCCAGTCCGGCCCGTACCCGGCTACGTCGATGCTCGCACCACGCGACTCGAACGGGTCGCGGTTGCTACGCACCTCGTCGTGGTGCGGCATGCCCTTCTCGTTCGCCAGCCAGAAGTCGAAGTCGTCCATGCGCGGGTAGTAGGTCGCCTTCCAGAACGCCTGCTCTCGTCCGTCCTGCAACTGAACGGCGGGATGCTCTGGGAAGAACAGTGGGTTGTCCTCCGACCAGTAGCCCTGATTCACATGGTCGTGCTCGCCGAGACTGCCGCCGCCCTTCTCGCCGCTCGACTTCTCCGCACCGAGCACCGACACCTGGCCCGCATGGTCACCGAACACCTCTACATCGGTTCCCTCATCGCCACGATGAATGATCCCGTCGTAGCCACGCGCCCTCAACGCGTCGCCCCAGAACGCGTCGCCGTCCTTGATTCCTTCCGGCTCCAACAGCTTCCAGAGATCACGGTCAGCGTTCGCTCCTGTCCGGTCGATCACAAACGGATTCTCCAGCCGCACCCTCGCCGTCACGACCGCGCCGCGAGCGCCCATCATCGTCCGGTCGGTGTAGCTCCGAGCGTTCTTCTCGTTGTCGGTCAACCACACGTCGTTTGTGTCCGGGTCGGGCCGCAGGCCGTGCCGGAGAATCGACGGCCGGTTGCGCAGCAACGTGCCGTGATACATCGTCGCCTCGAACGGACGACCGGTGATCGGGGGTGGACGGTAGATGTATTCCTCGCCGAGCGGCTCCGACGAGTCATCGAGCACATGCGATGCGGGCACCTGCTTCTCGATCACGTGGCCGCCGCCGTAGTCCCTGGCGAGTTGCAAGTTCGTGGTGACGAAGTCGCCCGGCGCGATCTCCCGCTGATGCGCCGGAGCACCACGGTAGATCGTCACCGGCGTCTCGGGATCGACCGCCATCGTCTTGTCGAGCGTCGTGAGAGCACCACCGAGCGGAGCGCTCGCGCGCTCTGCCGGGGTGTAGTCCGCGAATACTCCATCCGTCGGGTTCAAGCTGTCGAGCGGCACGTCGCCCTTCTCACCAAGCGCCGGGTAGCTCGCAAGCACATGCGCGGGCACCGGCTCACCGCTCTGCACCGCCTCCCGCACGAAGTCCTCATGCGTCCGCACATGCGCGCGCGAGGGAAGCGCCGCCGAAACCGACCCGGCATCCTCAGAGTCATTCTCGTAGAACCAGCCGCGCCGGGCCTGGCCGCGCTTGAGCAACGAAGTCATCCTGGCGTTCGCCGCACCATCCTTGCGCGGGTCTCGGGGCGTGTTCGTCATCTCCCCGACAATCCAAACCGGCACCATCTTCATCCCCTCCAACGGCTCCGATGGCGCGTTCGGGCCAGCAAGTACGCCCGCGTCTGTGTACGGCCGCTTGCCCGGCGGCAGAAGCTCCACGCCGTTGTACCGCGCCCCCAACCACGACCTCCTGCTCGCGGTGCGCAACCACGGCTCAAACGGCTCGTAGGCCGGAAGCTCCATCGGCCCGGTGGCGGACTGGACGGTACGCGTTCCTGTCTCCACGGCCGGGCCTGGCGTCGAATCAGCGACGATCCAGTCGCCCTCGAACCGCACCCGCATCGTGCCGTAGTCGCGGTTCCATGCCTTGCCGGGCGCGGTCTGGTAGTCGAACGTGTAGCTACCGTCAGCCTGCGCCTGCGGCTCGACCATGTACCTGCTGAACACACCGAGCGCCAACGCCTGCGGATCGCCTCGCGGGCCAGGATCGTCTCCGGTCTGCGCGGCAACCGCCTCCCGCGCCGCCTCGTAAGTGCCGATGTGGAAGCCCTGCCCGCTCGTCTCGACCGAGTCCGCGAGCTTGCCGAACTTCGTGCCGTGCCACCACGTGCGCGGATGCGCCGCGAACTCCTCCGGCGTCAACTGCACCGCCTCCGCGCGCGGGCCAGGCGGCCCCACTGGCGGGTCGCCCTTCTCGCCCAGGCCCACGACCTGCACCGCGTCGCCGGTCGCCGTCCGCCACTCCCCCAGCCCGCTCATCGGGTAGCCCTGCGCGCCCGGCTTCGGATGCACCGTCAGCGTCGCGATCTCGTTCGGATCAACCCGCGCCAGCGCCGCCGTGTCCGTGGACATGAACATCGGGTCGATCGGGCCGCCGCCGATGTTCTCCCGGGACATCGCAAGCTCCCGCCACACATCCCAGACCGCGTGCTGGCGCTCCTCCTCCGTCATCGGACGAGTCACCGACGCGAAGCGCGGCACCCCGTCCTTCGCGCCCATGTACGGCTCGCCGACACCCTCCACATCCTCGACACCGAGCGCCTCCCGCCACCCGGCCAGCGTCGGTAGCAAAGCGCCCTGGAAGCTCGTGTCGATCTTGCGGCCCCGGCGCATCCACTCCAGGAACTTCGGCTCCTCCCCGTTCGGCCCACTCCTGCTCTCCGCCCACTCGTTGTAGTACGGCCGCTGCGCATCCGAACCGGTCTTGGCCCGCTCGATGATCTCGTCGAGCGTGACCCGCCCGGCCAGCACCTCGACCGCCTCCCGGATCGCCCGCTCGATCCCCACCGCCGTCGGCAGATCAGCCGTGAAGCTGATCGTCGCGTCGTCGCCCGCGCCTAGACCAACTCCGTTGTCCATCTCCAGTTCGGCGCGAGTCTTGAGACCCATCGCGCGCACCGCCGACGCCGCCGTCGTCACGTGGTAAAGCACCGGCGGAAGCGGCTGCCAGCCCGTCCCCTTTACATACTCGCTTTCCTGCTCGTGGCCCATCGGGTAGTAGCCGAGCGCCTTCGCATCCGGGAGCGTGATCTGTCCGAGCGAGAGCGCCCGGCGCATGCTCGCGTCCCACTCCTGCTCGCGCTCGCGCAGCGTGTTCCACGCGTCCGCGACCTCGTCGTTCTTCGCCTGCGGAAGCGTGCGCGCGATGTACGCGTCGAACACCTCCTTCGGATAGTCCGGCTTCGGTGCGAACTCCAGCTTCGGCACCTGCCACGGCTCCTGCACGTCACCCTTCTCGCCGCCGACGATCGCCAGCGCCGTCGGGTCGTGGATCACGACCTCCATGTCGCCGAACGAGTCGTACCGGACACCGTCGAAGCCAGCCGCCCGCAACCCCGTCAACGTCCCCGGCTGCGCACCCTCCCCGCTCGCCGACGCGTCCTGCTGAATCTTGCGCAGCAGCGCCTCGCCCTCCGGTGTCTGCCGGTCAAGCAGCCGCAGCGGCCTCGTCGTGATCGCGGTGATCGCAACCCGCTCCGCGCCGCCACGCCCAGACAGTTCCTCGTACCGCGTCATCCTGTCGCGGAACGTCGGATCATCGGTCATGTAGATGCCTGGGCCGCTCTCGCCGTGCGGACTCGCCCGGAACCCTTCGGCGCGAACCGCATCCTCAGAGTAGGCCGGAGTCGTATGCCAGAGCGTTGTCCCAGCAGGCATCTCCAACGACTCCGGCGACGACTTCGGATACCCGCCCGGCGCGTCACCCTTCTCTCCTGCGCCCGCGTCATCGACCGGCTGGTGCGCCCACGGAATCCCCAGCCGGTCAAGCTCCGCCGTCCACTCCGGCGGCACCGACTCCAAGCTCGCCGGGAAGTCCACCCGAGCCACATCGTCGAGTCCGATCCCGCCGTGAATCTGCGCCTCGATGAAGTCGCCGTGCGCCCACGGCTCCCAGCCCTTCGCGCGCGCGACCTCCCGACGCTTCGCCTCCCGGTTGGCCTCCATCTCCTTCGGGTCGCTCGCGCCCCACGTGTGCCCGGCCTGCCGGATCAGCGCCTCCTCCCTCGGGGTGAACGGCGGATACGGGCGCGGCCGGTCGCCCATCTCGACCACCGGCTTGCGCACCCAGCCGAACCCCTCGTGCTGCCACGGCACCACCGAGTGCTCCTGCGGCCGGTTGATCGGCGACGGCATCGCATCCCCCGTCGGCACCCCGATGTAGTTCGAGTCGGAGTAGGTGACCGTCGTACGCGGACGCACCGTGTCCTTGAGCGTCACCTTCACCTCGCCGAACGCCTTGGCGATCGACCGGTCGAGCGACTCGTTCGGCGTCGCGACGTAGCCGTAGATCGGATGGTCGGCCGCGGGCGCGCCCTCCGGGATCGAGAACGCCCGCTGCTCCCACTCCCACCGGCGCGCGCCGTAGCCGCCCTCGCCGGGCCTGTCCTTCCACCGGACGGGCAGCAGACTGCCGTCCTCGTGACCGTTCTGTATCCGCCCGGCCGCCAGCACCGCCGCAAACGAGTCTCCCTGCACCCGTACCGCCACCTCACGCCTCGACTGGAGCGACCCCTCCTGGTTGGTCACCAGCCCCGTCAGCACCTTGTGCACGTCGTCCTGGTGGTCGTAGATCGCATACATCGGATCGGTGTGGCTCGCCAAGTAGCCCTTGGCCTTCGCCAGCCGAAGCAACAGATCGTGGTAGCCAGTCTTGAGATGCTCCTTAGTCGGCCGCTGCGCCGAAGTGATCGTGTACTCCACGCCGGTTATGTCAGTGACGACCGCCCGGCCCTTCGCGCTGGAGACCACCGTCTTGACGAAGAACGACCGCTTCGTGCCCTCCGAGTCGAACGCGGGCGCGACCGGCCCGGTAGACGTGAACCGGACATGGTCGCCTGCCGCGATCTTGTCCGGCGCGAGCCGCCTCCACGTCCCCATCGGCGTCACCGTGTTCGTCCTCCGGGTGCCCATCCCGCGCTCGCCCCACTTCGCGTGCACGCCGTTCGCGAACTCCTCCCGCACCCGCGCAAGCCGCTCGCCGTGAGCCTGCCGTTCCTCCGCCGTGCGCGCCTCGGGCGGCACCGCGCCGGGATCAGCCGCGACCGCCACCGCCGCCAAGCTCGGCCAGTTCTCCGGCATCGCAACCGGCGGCTCCTCCGGCACCGCCTGCACGGTCGTCATCCGCTCCTGCGTCAACGTCACCTGCGTGTCCGGCTTGAGACTGTTCTCCGTCGTGATCGCCTCGATCGAGAACCCGGCCCGGTCGCCGCTGCCCCACTTCTCGATCCCGGTCACCCGCGCCTCCGACAGTCCGCCGTCCGCGCGGCCGTCGTAGCGGATCAGATCGCCGACCGTGATCTTCTGCGGCGGCTCCGACTCCTGGACAACCTCCAGGTTCTCCAGCGGGGCGGTGAACTGCGTGGTCGTCTCCAGCGTCCCAACCTCGCCACCGTGGTCGAGCAAGAGGATGCCGGGGCTGCCGTAACGCGCGCTCACTACGTTCGCCTCGACGCCCATACGTGGGCCGGTGAGCACCCGCACTCGCGCGCCCTCGCCTGCCCACTTCCCGGCGCTGTCCTGCTGCGCGTCGCCCAACACGATGCTCGGCGGCTCGACTGACTCCGGCGTCGCATGCACACCCTTCACCTGCGTGTTCATCACGTTGTGCTGATGCTTGCCATCAGACGTGCGCACATCGAGCTTGAACAGGAACGGCGGCTGGGCTGCCTGCCCGACCTTGAGCACCTCCGCATCGACCAGCACCTTCTTCCAGCGACCCTTCTCCCGGCGGCCCGTCTCGATCTGCACGATCGAGCCGACCCTGATCCGGCGGCCGTTCCACATCACCCCGTCCGGCCCCGCCATGTCACGCAGATCAGGGCGCAGGATCGGCACGAACTTGTCGCCGCCGTAGCCAGTCTCCTCCGCACGCGTGAGCAGATCGGTCACCCAGTGATGGGTCTTGTCGCGATCCTTGTTGTGCGGATTCGGCCCGGCGACCACCGCGTCCACCAGCGTCTCGATCCGAAGAAACGGCTTCACGTTCCAGCGCAGGTTGCGCAGGTAGTCCTCCCGCAACTCCGGTGCGATCCCCGCCTGATTCAAGATCGTGTCGATCGCCCGCCGGTGCGGCCAGTAGGTGCCGAGCGAGCGGTAGTCGAACGGGTGCGCGCGATACCACTCCAGCACGTCGGTCGCGCCGTGCGCGCGCAGCAGCTTCACCGTCTCGATATGCGCAAGCTCCTCAGTCAGCGCCTCCTCGACCGACTTGTGGCTCGCCACCTGGTATTCGTTCCCGATCCCGTTCCCGGCCCCGTGGATCGCCTCGTGCACGCCGACCTTGTACGACGCCCACACGCCCTGCAACACCTCCGGCGACGGCCGTCTGTCGTAGGTCGTCCCCGTGCGTAGCGCGGCGAGATCGAGCACGTCAGTGGAGTCCTCGCCCAGACGGATCAGGCCGGTGTAGCTGTTGTGGAAGCCGCCGTGATCGCTCACCGTCGGGTCGTGCTCCACCTCGCCGACGTTCGGCGACGCACCGTTCTCGTGCGCCAGCCGGAACGCCACCCCGCGCACCTCGTCGGCGAACTCCTCCCAGTCGCGCGGCGAATGATCGTCCGGCTCGGGCGGGTGATCCCAGTTCTTCCGACCCTGCCCCCACACCTCGTGCCTGACCCGGAACTCGCCCATCCGCCACCACACCGTCACCCGCGCGCCCGACGCCGGATGGAAGAACGACACCGACGTGTCCGTGCCCCACTCCGACAGCGGCTTCTTGGCGTGGTCTTGCCACACCCCGCCAGCCGCGAAGCCGTGCGCTTCGAGCACCTCCGACACAATCGGCATCGAGTCACCGTCGAGGATCGGCTTCACGTTGAAGTCCTGCTCGGCCAGCGCCCGCTCGACCCGCGCGTTCACCTCATCCATCTCCGGCGCGCGCGCCTGAACGATCTTCTCGCGCAACGCCACGACAGCCTCGTCGCTCAAGTCCGGTGCGTCGTGCACGCCCCCCTTGTCGCCCAGTCGAGCGCGCAAGCTCGCCGCCAACTTGTGGTCGCCGCGAAGCTCCGCCAACTTCGCCGAATAGCGAATCCGATCGTCACGCGGAAGCTCCGGGTCGCGCAGCAGCGACTCCAGCGAACCGATCTCCTGCTCACGTGTGCGCCCCTGCGAACGCGCCGAACGCTTGCCGGGATCGCCCTTGTCCGGGTGGCCGGGGTCGTACTCCGCCGTGCCGGGAATGTTGCGAATGTCCGCGCCCGTCGGCGGGTTCAGATCGTGATGGTGCGGCGGCGCAGGCTGCCCCTCGATCTGCACCAGATTCCCGTTCCGGTAGATGTTCGTGGACTGCGCCGGAGAGTGGAAGTGCACATGGTCGAGCTTCCGGTTCCACGCCTTCCGACGCGGCACAAACACGAACCGGCCACGCAACCAGACATGGCGGCCCTGCGGCTTCCCGCGCTCCTGCAACAACGGCACCGGCTTCGCAGGCACCAAGTCCTTGAGCGCCGCCCGCACCGTCCGCCGGATCGCCGTCGCCGCCTTCGGCATAAACTCACCCGCGTGCTCGCTCCCCTTCGGGAAGCGCCGCTCCCACCGGGCCTCCTGGAGCTTCGCCCCAAGCTTCCACGACTTCTTCTCCCCGCCCCACGCCAGCGTGATCTCCTCGAAGCGCAACGGCAACGCCGGTGGCTTCTCCACCTCGCCGAGCGGCTTCGACTTCGGCACATAGGCCAGCGTGATGTGCGGCACATAGCTGTCGTAGTCGTCCTCGCGCACGAGCTTGCCCAGCGCGTCGATCAGCCGATCGTGGAACGCCGACAGGCCGGACACGTCCGGCTTAGCGAACACCGGCTTCACCGTGCCCTCCTTGCCGCCCGACGGTGCCTTGAACTCACCGAGACCCGCGACCTTCCCCACGAGTGGCTTCTCGCCCGCCGCGAACTCCGCCAGCACCCGCTCGATCTTCGCGCGGTTCTTGATCTTGCTCGCATCGTCCCCCAGAAACTTGAGCGTGACATGCAACTGCTCCGGCGGCTCGGTGTCCTTGCCTCCGAGCGCGAGCTTCTTCGCCGTGGTCGGCTCCACATAGAACGCGATCATCGCCCCGTCGAGCGACGCGCCCTCGTCAGCCTCGGTCAGCGTGTCCTCGATGAACTGCTCGATCTCCTCCGGCCAAGCCACCTCCTGGATGTGACCGGCGCGGCGCATGTTCGCAACAGCGGTTGCGACGGCGTCCTTCTCGTCTGGCACGAAGTCCGCTTCCATGTAGCCCCGCTCGACGGCTTCTCGCTTGGAAACCAAATAGCATTTGCAACCGGTATGCATGAGAGGGTGAACTTGGTCTAATACGACCCAAGGCCAGAAGCGCTCGGCCATCAACATGCAGTTGGCGACGATCACTCCGTTGGCCGCATACCACCCGCCACGAGTTGAAAGGCTGTAGACGTGACCAGAGAAATCGTCCTCGACAACCTCGACGACATAGTCCGTCGTTATGAGACCGGCGAGTCCGTCAAGCGTCTGGCCGACGAGCTTTCCATCTCGCGCAAGGCGCTCAAGGGCAAGCTGCTCAAGGCGGGAGTCACGATACGCGGCGTCAGAGAAGCGACGACTCTGGCAGTCGGCCGAATGACCCCGGACGAGAGAGCTACCTGGCGTGTCGCCGTCGCCGTCGGCCAACACGCCCGCAAGGGAATCAAGCCTTCCGACGCGGCGCTGCTCGCGCGCGCCAACGGTCGCCAGGCCAGCGCACATTGGATCACGAACGAGGAACACATCTTCGGGGACTGGCTCATCGACCTGGGCTTCGACCCAGTCCCTCAACAAGTCGCGGCCGAGCGCTACAACGTTGACTTCGGACTCGGGCATGCCGTCGCCGTGGAAATCGAGCGCACCGATACTGCGTGTGGCCCTAAAGCTCGTCGGCGCGTCTTGAAGCGCCTGATACACCTCCGCGATGCTGGATGGCGCATCCTGATGGTCGTCCACTGTGAGGCCGTCCCCCTCGCCCCTGCCGCCGCAGAACAGGCAGTCGCCTTCATGGATCGTGTTCGCGGCCTTCCACCCGGCGTCGGTCAGTACCGGGTGGTTTGGGGTGACGGCAAGCTCCTGTCCACCGGCGAGCATGATGCGGAGGAGCTTTCCCGTATATGGCCGGGCAAAGGACGCCAGCGCCTCCGGCCCCTCGACTAGAACCCCTGGGGGGTGACAGTCCAGAGTGTGGGTGACCGCGTCGCCGAGCTTCCAGTACGCGCCGTCCGGCGAGACCTCCTTCACGTCGTGCAACTCCGCCTTCGCCGACGCGCGCTTCGCCATCGCCTCCTCACGCATGTCCACGTAGCGCTTCTCCCGGTCGAGCAACGCCTGCACCGCCGCCTGCCGCTCCACCGGATCAGAGATGCGCAACGCCTTCGGCAGATCACGCTCCATCCGGTCGCGCGCCTTCCGCTGGAACTCCGCCTCCCGGCGAAGCTCATCATCGACCAGCGTCGTGATCTGCTTCTCCGTGCGATGCGGAAACTGGCGGCGCAACGCCACCGTCAACCAGATCGCCTCATCCTTCCGGCGCTTGCGCTGGAACACACTGAACGCCTTGACGATCGCCGCCATCGCCGCCAGCAGCCCAGCCTCACTGACCGCCCCCACCACCACGCCCGGCGCGGCCGGGGCCACCACCGCAGCGCCCGCACCGGCGGTCACACCAAGAGCGGCAGCCACCTCACCGGGGGGAAGGGTTCCGGGTGGCGGCTGCCGCTCCGGCGGCTGCGAGCTAGTGCTCGGGCGCGGCTGCGTCACGCCCGGAGTCTAGGCCGCGCACAAAGAACTCGCCGACAGCGGCCACCTGGCCGTTGCCGCGCACCCGGTACTCATGCGCCTCCGGTGTGCCGAAGTCCGGCACGTTCAGGTTCGCCTTGTCGGCCAGCGCCGCCAGCCCGCCGTCGGGATGCTGCTCCCGTGCACGGTGAAGCTCCACCCCGATCAACTCCGGGTCGCGGTTGTCTCGTGTATCGACGCCGTTCATAGACGCGGCTCGTCCCGCCACGGCAACCACGCTGCCGCGAGCACCGCGAACCCAGCCGAGACCCACGCCTGCCAGTTGTGGAAAGCCCAGCCCATCGAGACGATGAACGCGAGCACGAACACCACAACCGCCGCGAGCGTGATCCACGCTCGCACACCGAACTTGCCGAACATCCTCTACCTCCTTCGTTTTAGAACAGTCGTCCCCGGCCCAGGAGCGCCACCAGCACGATCACCACGATCACGAGGAACAGCAGGTGCGACACGTAGAAGCCGCCGAACAGAAACAGCAGCAGCAGGATCACGAGCAGCCAAAGCATGCGTCCTCCTAGTGGTCGCCGTTTGTGGGTTCGTCCACCAGCCGGTTCATCGTCAGACCCGCAAGCGCCTCCATCGTCGCCCCCCGTGTCTCGGCCGTGAACAACGCGTCCAGCCCAGCCTGCCGGGCACGCTTGGCCGCATCAATCCCGAGCGGAGTCTGGCCGACCCGCGCCCGGCCCGGCAACAGGATCATCGGCTCCCCCAGCCGGTCGTAACCAACCACCCCCGCCTCGTTCAGCGGCACCTGTTCCGGCGGAGTCGCCTGCGCGGGCGCGCTGTACGGATTGTTCGGATCGGCCGGTTGACTCGTCGCGTCCGGCGCGAACGGATCAGGCGCGGCACCCGGCGGCGCGCCGCCCTGCATCGCCTGCATCGCCGCCATCGGGTTGTAGTCGGCCGGGAAGATCGCATCGACCACATCGGATGCGTCCTGCATCTCCAGCCCTTGCGCGAACGCGTAGGTCAACAGCGTGCGCGTCAACTCGACGTTCAGCCCGTTCGGGTCGGCCATCGTCGCAAGCTGGGAGACCGCCGTCACCACGTCGCCCATCGTCCGGCGCAACGGTGACGGCATCCCGAACTCGTAGGAGAGATCACGGCCGGTGTCCTGCTCGTCGTCCTGCCGATCCTCGTGCGCCTCCCGTAGCAGCACGAACTCCGGCAGCCCGGTCTCCAGGTGACGCAGCACCATCGTCGGCCGGATCACGTCCTTGCCGCGCGAGCGCCACATCATCTGCGCCGACTCGACCAGCACCTCGTACAGCGACTCGTTCACGTACGGGCCGGTCTGATCGACAAGCTCCTCCGGCTTCGGGTTCTCGTCGGTCGTCGTGTCCACGTTCGGGTCGAGCCGACCGACCTCGACCGCCCGCTCGATCGACCGGTCGATCCCGAAGCGCAACAGATTCTCCAGCACCTCCATGCGCGCCTCGACATGCTTGAGCGCGGGAAGCTCCATCGAGGTCGCGGTCGCCAGGTTCGCGCTCCCCACATCGCCCAGGTAATGCTGCGGCCAGCGGTCACCGGCCGACACCTGCGCGCGAAGCATCTGCCCGTCGGTCAGCGCGTTGCCCGCGCCCGAGTTCAGGTTGAGCGGCTCGAACGTGACCGAATCGGTCATCGTCGCGAACGACGCCGGGCGCGGCCCCTGCTTCACCTCCTCGCCGCCGATCAGTGTCGAGTCGATCGTCGCGCGCAGATCAGACACCGCACGGGTCGCGCGCTGCGCGATCTTCTCCATCGCCTGGGGGCTGCCCTTAATCTTCTTCTGCGCGAGGAACGCAGCGGCACCCATCGCCATGTCCACCCGCGCCTTCATAAAGTCGTTGTAGGCGGTGTACCAGCGGATCGTGCGGCGCATGCGCGGCACGCCGAAGATCATCTCCATGTCCTGGTTCTCGGCGAGGTGGTAGACCTTGCCTTCGCCCCAGCGGTTGTAGGGCGGCAGCATCAGCCCGGTGCCCATCGCGTCGATCTCCTCGCCCGGCTGCCCGTAGGCGTACTCGCTGTCCACCTCCTCCGTTCCGGCAACCTTCTTACGCAGCTTGTCGAGCCAGTCCTTCGCCTCGTCGGTGTCCTCGCCGCGCTCGACCAGCGCCTCGTGCAGCGCCCCCCAGTTCTCGTAGTAGAGGAGCTTGTCCGGTCGGCTCACCGGCTTCCACGTGTTGGTCAGGAAGTCCCACTCGCCCTCATGCTTGCGCGCGAGATAGAACAGCACCCGTTGCCGGTTCAGCGGATCGGTGTAGGCCGACTCGACCGTGTCGTGGTTCAGGAACGAGAACTTGACCTTGCCGTCGTCGCCGTCGTCGAACACGAGCGGGAACACGTTGCTCTGAATCGAGAGCGAGGTGCCGAGCTTGACGAGCGACGCGTAACCGGTCAGCACCCGCTGGTTCTGTGGGTCGTCCCAATACTCGTCGATCACCTCCTGCACCTCGTCGTCCTTCGCGCGCGGCTTCGGCACCCCGCGCCCGAGCGAGAACTCGTTGAGTAGTTCGACCGCGGCCCCGGCCTGCGGGTCGGCCTGCCAGACAATCCGGGCCTGCTGCGCCCACCGGCGACGGGTGACAGCCGATACCTCGTTCTGCCTGCCCTGGTTGAACCCCATCCAGGTGTAGCCGACCTCGTCGAGTTCCTGCGCGAGCACCATCGCCTCGCTCGCGACGGCCTCCTGCACGCGCAGGTAGTCACCATCTACGACAGTCAGCCCAGTTAGTTCTTCGAGCCTGTCAAGCGTCTTGCCGAGCAGGCCATCACGCGGCACTCGGAGTCACCTCCCGCCAGTTCGCGAGATGAGCAAGCGAGATCACTTCACGCGCATCAGTCACAACGTTTGCGACCTGCCAGCCGTTGCGCTGCTTCAACACGCACTCGACCAGCACAACTCCGTCGGTCAGGTACATGCCGGGCACGGGCACCATCACCCGCTTCTTCGGCACGGTCGTCATCGAGCCGCCCACTCAGTCACCCTCGAAGTAGGTGACCTCGGTCTCGCCACCAAGCGAGACCGCCGCCGGAAGCGGGGGACGCTCGATCTGATCCGAGCGATCATCGGCAAGCTCCCGAGCGATCCGATCCGCCACCCGCCGCTTCTCCAACTCCCAGGTCGGACACGAGTCGTACCGCGACAGGCAGAACGTCAGAAGCGAGGACGGATCACGCAACGCCGAAAGCGTGTTCCGCTCGATCGCGCAGCGCACCCCCGACCCCTCGGGACTCTCGTACACCGGGTCACCGGCGGGGCAGGTCACCTTCGGGTTGAAGGTGAGACGAATCGCCCGCGTCGGGCGACCTGCCTCACGCATCTGACCGATAGCCACCGGGTGATCCTACCCCCGATCCTTCCAGCCTGAACCGCTCAGGACGGCGTCAGGTCACGCACCAGCCCGTCGGCCGTACGTTCGCGCTTCTTAGCTCTGCGCACGAGCGCCATCTGGAACTCGTCCGAGCCGCGCCGCTGCTCACCCGTCCGCTTGATCTTCCCCTGCTCCTCCAGATGCCGGATCGCCCAAGTCACCGTGCCGTTGTTCATCCCGAGCTTCTGGGTGATCTCCCCGCGCGTGTGCGCGCCCTCCCGGCGCAGCAACGCCAGCACCTTCTCCACGTTGCCCTTCCCGGCGCGCTGGAGCGCCGTACGCTCCGCCTTGACCGCCGGGCGACGGCTGACCTGCTTGCCGGTCAGCGCCCGCCTGGACGCCTCCAGACGCGCCAGCGCCCGCTCGTGCTCGCGCCGCACCCGGCCGATCGCCGCCAGCGCGTCGCGCTCCTCCGCGATCTTTGCGTTCAGCGCGTCGAGCACCTCGCCCTCGTCGGCAAGCGTGGGGAGCGCCAGCCCTATCGTCTGTCCGGTCATTGTGCGATCCTCTCTCTCTGGTTGGTAGTGGTCAGGCGGCGGCTTCCGGGTGGGGCCGGGGCCGCCGCTCTCATTTCGATCCGCCCGCAAGGTGCAACCCATAGAGCAGGGCGCGGAAGTTCTTGAGCAGCCCGAGCTTGAGCGTGTGCCCCTCGAACTCCGTCTTGAACGTCGCGCCACCCGGCCCGCGATAGTCGTCCACGATCCGCATGCCCAGCGGCTCGTACTGGTAGCCCTCGTAGTTCGGGAGCTTCACAAGGCGAGAGTGGGGGATGCCGCGCTCGACCATCTTCGCCAGCACATGGTCGAGGTCGTCGGCTCTACCACCCTCGACGGTGATCGACCCGTCGCCCAGATAAGTCTGGAAGTGGTAGCCGTTGTCAACGGGATGCGCGTAGCCGTGGAGGCTCGGCACATCCCAGACACGCTCCTTCTCGTTGTAGACCAGCATCTTCATGCCGCCACCCCCGCCTCGACCACCAGGCCGGACGGGAGCTTCACCGCCGTCTCCTTGACGCCCTTCCACTCGCCGTGCTCCTTGATCGTCCAGGTCGCCGTCAGCCGGTCGCCCTCGCCGTACTCGTCAGACTTCGTGATCCACTTGAACGTGTTGCCGTCCGCATCGGTCAAGCGGTAGAGCGTCGCCTCGCCGTACTTCGTGACCAGCGGGATCGCCTGCTCGACCGTGAGTGACGCGGCGAGCGTGCCGCCCTCGGTGCCGACATGCTCGCTCGCCTTGACCGGCTCGCGCTCCGCGCGAACCAGCGGCTTCTCGTACTCCGGCGTGACGCCCTCGTTCAGCGTCGCGACCATCGGCGCGAGCCACTCCTTGGCTTCGCGCAACGTGTCAAACGACGATAGGTGCGTCCCGTCGGCGTAGTCATCCGTCTCAGTGTCCCAAATGATCCAGAACCAGTCAGTTGCAGTCCCACCGTGCGCGCAGATACCCCCAACCTGGCAGGCGACACAGTCGCACTCCCGCTCGTAGGGCTGCTGGTCGATCTCGTAGCGGCCGTCGAGCGTCACGTACCTGCCCGCGTTGATCTTCCGCAGCTTCACCATCTACGCCACCGGCTCGGCAACCCGGATCGCCACCCGGCGGTAGGGCCGCTCCTCGTGCTCGTCGATCTTCCCGCCGACGCTCCACGGCATGATCTGGAACGCCGCGTGACCCTCGAAGTGGAACATCCCGTACCGCTCCGACTTGGCCGTCGCGTCCGTCACCCACGACGCCAGATACCACTCGTGCTCCTCCCCGTCGATCAGAAACGCGATCCGGCGCGAGCGCCTGTACGTCGCGGGCAGATCACCCAGCAGGTAGAGCGCCTCCTGCACGTACTCGCGCTCCCCCTCGGTGTAGGCCCGGCAGCCCTCCAGCACCTTGCGCGTCTGCTTGTACCGCACGCCCTCGTAGGTCGTCCGGCCGATGGTCACCTCGACCGGCACACACACGCAGCCGCATCCCTCCAGCCACTCCTGCAACTCCGACATGGTCTCTACCTCCAGTCGCTCGACTACACACACGTGCCCGCTCAGTGTAGCAAACGATGATGGCTAGTGTCGAGCATGGTGGCCGCGTATGAACCTGACTGGCCTCCCGCGCACGTGACCCTTCTTCGTGTTCGTCATCTTCGCGATCGGAGCACGAGCGCCACACCCGCACTCGCACAGCCCCCGACCTCGCTTCTTCGTCGCCCGCTTCACCAGCGGCAGGTGCGACCAGGTCATGCCGTTGACTGCGTTCCACATCGCCGCCATAACCACGCCGTACTCCGCCGCCAGTCCCTCAAACGTCGCCGCCCCGGACGCATACGCGTGTCGAGCGGCCATGACCTGGTCGGCGGTGAGCTTCGCCGTCCCGCTCTTCTCCCCGCGTAGCGTCGTGTGGTTCGCGCGTCCGCGCTCGAACATGTCCATCACGTTGTCGCGTTGCGTCCCACGCAGAAGATGCTTCGGATTGCAGCACGGAGGGTTGTCGCACGAATGGCGCACGACCACGTTCGACGGCAACGGCCCCCCTCGATCCTCGCTCACCAGGCGGTGCGCATACAACAACTTCCCCGCCACGCGCAGTTGGCCGTAACCCGCGCTCGTCTTGCCCCTCGTCCACGGCCAGCACTCATCCGGCCCGCGCACGTCGATCTTCGACCAGAGCCGCTCAGTAACCGTCGCCATCCGGGCCTGGACGATACGACATGTCGGGGCCAGCGCGATACCCCATCTCGTCCAGACTGTTTACGTTGCTCCGCTCCCATTCGAGTTGGTCGTCCAACGACGTGATCTCGGGGCCAGCAGTCGCAGCTTCTACTTCCATCCTGATCTTGAGAACTTCGGTGGCGACCAGATCGTAGACCTCTGCGTGGAACGCATCATCCGGCCCCTTCGACTCGTAGCGCACCGTCGTGCGGTCGTACTCGTCGCGTTCGATCACCCGGCGCGGCGCGATCATATGCTCCACGTACTTCACCGGCAAGTCCGCCGGGAGGAAGTTACGCAGCCCCCGCATCACCGAGATCACCGCATCCATCACCGGCGTGCGCTGCACACTCACCTTGCGCTGCTCAGTGTCAAGCACGAGCGGCTCGAACTGATTGGACGAGTAGTGACACACATACACGCGGCCGGGATAGCGCTCCGCCATCCCGAGCGCCAGCCGCATCTCCGGCAGATGGTCGATCACCATGATGTGCACGCCGTAGTGATCCATCAGCATCGGCAGATCGTTGAAGCTGTCCACCTCGCCGATAAAGAGCGCGCGCTTGCGATGCCCGACCACCTCGAACGGGTCGAGGTGCTCGCTGATCCGCACGCTCAACGCGCGCGCGCTCGCCACATCCACACCGGCCGTCACATAGTTCGGCCCCCGGTAGCCGCCGACCTGCTCCAACGGGCCGCCGTAGAACGACTCCGCCGCCGACAGCGCCGCCGCGATGGCCGCACGATCCAGCCCGCCGGTCTTGTCGGCGTGCGGCATCCCTAGATCATTGTTGTAGAAGCTCTTGACCAAGTGCGGCTCGCGCAGCTTGGAAGCCTCGATCACCGCGCGCAACCCGCGCTCGCCCGGCACCATCAGCCGGTGCACATGGAAGCCCGGCCGGGAGCGATCCGGGTGCTCCTTCACCCACTTCCCCTTGAGCACGTCGAGCGGCTTGCGGCAGCGCTTGCAGACCACCCGCGGGTTCTCGATCGCCTCACCGTCCTCCTCCCACTCCACGTTCAGGGAGAACACGAGCGGCTGCCAGCCCTCCTTGCATCCGCACTTCACCATCCACGAGCGACGATCCGATGCGGCGTAGCGCTTCGCGATTCCATATTCGGGATCGGATGGGATGCCGACCCGGCGGATCAGCCCCCACGCCGACCCGCTGATCCGGCGCTCCGCCTCCGGGATGTTCGGCGGATGCAACGAGTCGTACTCGTCCATCGCGACCAGGTCGGCGTCCACCGAGATCAGATCATTCTTCGACTCCGAGCCTCGATACACACAAAATCCTTGGCCCACGCGTTTCAAGCCTTTGTTCCACGCCCAATCAGGTAACTGCTTCGTGCGCGACTGGAGATAGCTGCTCTGCTCGCGCAGCGGGTTGATCCGAGTGTCGCTCCAGTCGTACATCTGTTTGAGCGCTGGGAACACGTACAACGCCGTCAAACCAAGCGTGTCGGGGAAGTAAAGCGTCAGACGTGCGAGCATCTCCGACGCGCCGACCTGCACGCTTTTCATCAGATCAGCGTCCTTTACCTCCTGGTCGCCGAACACCTGATACATCTCCGGCTGGAACGGGAACCGGTCGAAGTCGAGTAGGTTGCCCTTCGCCGTCGGGATACGCCGCGACCACTCCAGGAACGAGAGCGGCTTCTCCTCCTGCGGTGCTTCCACCGGCGCGGTCTCGCTCCGCAACGCCGCACGCGGGCCGGTGCGCCGCGTCTGGAACGCGAGCGGCCGGTCGAGCACCGCCACCCGCTTGACCGGCACTAGACCGCCGACAGGGCGCGCGGCGGCTCGGGCACCCGCATGATCTCGTGAAGCTCGGTGATTGCCTTCTGCGGTGCGCCGTACTTCCTGAGCAGGGCGACTACCTGCTGGGCCACCCAGCGCGCCTCGGTCTCGTCCGCCAGCCCGGCCAGGTCAGACGGCAGCAGCCCGAGATGCTGGCGAAGCTCCACCTCTTTCCACATCGCATCGACCAGAGAGCGGAGCGCCGCGATCTTCACCATCTCGTGGTTCGACCCGGCCGCCACCGCCGCGAACTTCGACTGGATGCCCTCCAGCTTGAGCAGGAACTCGCGGGCCTTCTCGAACGCGTCCTCCGAGTCGATCAGCGGGGCGATCTCCTCCACATAGGTGCGGTAGCCCGTCCGGGCTGTCATCTCGTTCACGCCGACTTCCTCGGCGATCTGCCGCCAGGTCTTGTGCTCCATCAGCCGTAACTCGACCACCTTCCTGTTGCGCGCGATGGCCTCGGCCAGCGTGGGACGACGCAGGGTGGACTTGGGCTTCTTCCGGGACGGCAGCGCAGGACGCGTGCTCTTGCCCGCACCGCGCGCGCCGGTCGGCTTCTTCGGCGGCTTCGGCTCACCCTTCGTCGTCACGGCCCCTGAGTGTACCCGGCAAGCAAAGTTGTATGCACGGCGGGTAGGTCGCGTTCACCCGCCGCGCATCCTTTCAGACGAACGTGGTCGGCTGCGCCACGCTTCTGACCAGGCCCATAAACCCCAACTGCACGTTGGTCTGCCCGATGCTCACCCAGCGCTGATCGAGACCGGCGAACTCGCGCAGCTTCTCAACCAACTCGCCGACCTGAATGCCGAGCGCCTTGATCTCGTTCATCAAGTCGATCTCCTCCTGGGACAAATCACGGTAGCCGGTGATTTTCTCGTGCTGGTTCTCCACCACTACTTCTTCCTGGATCGCGGAGTCGTCGGCGCGCTCGGCTGCTGCGGCCTCGGATAAGGGTGCACCTCTCTGATCTGCCTGGGCGTCGTGTCGATCTGCTCATCCGCCTCGACAACGATCCCCTCCCGCAACGTCTCCGAGTCCTTGTTGTGCACCTTCCAGCGCGCCTTCGCCTGCTCCTCGTCCTTCGCCTGCACGATGAACCGGCGCTCGGTCTGCGCGGTCGTCACCACCTCGAACGTCTTGGGTGGCGGGCCGGTCGGCGCGACAGGCACCTCCGCCGGGGCTTCATCCTCTGCCATCTCTACCTCCGCTTCGCGGTCGGGAACGTAAGCAAACGCGAGTGTATAGAAGCGCGCCGGAACGGACAAGGGCCGCCCGTTAGGACGACCCCTGACCTGTGTGTAGTGGGCGCGCAATTCCGCAACGCGCCCTACGGCCGCCTGACCGTTTACTTCGTGGCGGCCGTTCTCCTGGAGGGAGACTTGACAGACGGCTTCTTCGCCGTCGATTTCTTCTTCGGTGCCACCTTCGGCTTGAGCGCATCGAGCGTCGCCTGGAGCAAGTCCTCCAGCGCTGTCGGAGCCGGAACCGTCGCAACCTCGTCGCCGTCCACGTCCACGTCCACCTCGGGATCGACCAGCGGCTCGCCGAGCTTCGCGCGCTCCACCAGGTCAGCCTTGAGGTCGATCAGATCGTCGCGGTACTCGTCCAGCACCGACGCGGGCTTGAGCATCAGGCCGATCAACTGCTCGGCCAGCGCAACCGCCTTGTCGGGCACGACCACCCCGTCGAGCGACGCGGCACCGTCGAGCACCTGCGCGTACGTGTCGGCGTAGGCGAGACAGGTGACCATCAGCCCGCCGTGCTTCGGGTAGATCACCGCGAGCTTCTGCCGCGACTTCGGCATCAGCTTCGCGACCGCCACCACCCCCCGGCGCTCCATCGCCTCGCGCAGCGTGACCATCTTGGTCTGCTCCGACACGGTGCCGTTCGCCGGGAGCAGGAAGTAGCTCGCGACCGCGCGCTCCCACGGCACGTCGGCGGCCAGCACGAACTCCTGAAAGGTGAGTGTGTCGAGCCGGGTCATGTCGTCGATCAGTTCGATCTCCTCCGGCTCGATCTTGTGGAACTCGTCGCCGTCCCAGACCCCGCGCAGCGGCTCACCGTAGAACTGCTGCTGCTCGATCTTGCCCTTCTTCCGAGAGAGCCGCTCGATCGTCAGACCCTCCGCGTCCGGGCCGGGATCGACCACGTCGATCCGGCAGATGCGCTTGGCAACCTCGACCAGCGCAGCGGGATCGTCCTCCGAGCCACCGACGAACGACGCCGCCGCCCGGTCGAGCGTCACATCCCGCTTCTCGCTCGCCCCACGCAGCGCCACATCGAACGCGAGTCCGCCGCAGACCAGCTTGATCGTCCTGATCGTGCTCGCCATTCCTCTACCTCCAGGTCGGAAGCGGTGAGCACAGACGCCCGCCGCATGCGCTCAGTGTAGCACGGGGTAGCAAACTCCGGTGGCTTTACAGGCCGCCGCCCCGGCGACGAGGACACGGACACGCCGGGACGGCCACGAGAGGGAGCTACCCTCACACCCTCGGGCGGCTCGCATGGCCTACCTCCCCCGTTCACTAGGGGAGAACTGGGATCGGCCCGTGCTGCCTCGCCCCAGCTAACACCCGACCCTTGTCAGCCTAACGGGAACAGCACCTCGGTTGCAACCGCCAGCCCCGTGCCGGGATAGTCGATCACACCGAGCGTGCGCAGCCGACTGAGCACGTTCGAGAACGTCCCGCCGCCCTTCGCCGTCACCGTGTAGCCCGCCTCCGTGCCCAGGTCGATCCGGCTCAACGGATTCGGCCAGCGATCAATCAGGATGCGCAGCGTCCGCTGCTCCGGCCCGTCCAGGCGCGCCAGCACCGCCTCCTGCACGCCCCGGTTCGTCGCCTCGATCCCTGGATCGTTCGCGAGCGCACGCCCGGCCTCGGTCAACGCCACCACTCCGGTGCCCGGATAGTCGATCAGCGGCACCTCGGTGTTCTTGAGCGCCGACAGCACGTTCGAGAATGTGCCGCCACCCTTCTTCGAGACCCGGTAGCCCGCGATGAAGCCGACCATGATCCGGGTCGGCTGCATGATCCCGAGCGCCTCGTACCAGTAGACCGCGTCGAGCACCCGCTGCTCCGGGCCGGTCAGAGAGGTACTCGCCCCGCCAGACGCGCCCCTGTCATGGGCGGCCTCCGGCACGGGCCGGGCTACGCGAGGGGCCGTTGGGCTAATGACCTCACGCTCCGGCTGTCGCCGTGTCGTGGCGTTTAGTCGCGAAGGAACGGCGGGGCGAGACTGGGTGAGTGTATGTCGATCCAGCGCATCCTTCACGTTCGACGCGAGCGGGTACATCACCTCGCGCAGCTTCTCGTACACCTCGGTCGTGCGGTCGGCGGCGTTCTCCACGGCGCGCACGTGATCGAACAGCAGCCTGAGCATCTCCTCGTCGAGCACCGGCTTGCCGTTCTGCGCGCCGAGCGCACGCACCTCGTCCACGAGATCGCAGGAGAACCCGACGTAGCGCTTCGCGAGCATGTAGACGTTCACGACCTCCTCGGCCGCGCTCTCCCCACCCGACCTCCCGAGTTCATCCGCCCAGGCTTGAAGCTCGGAGAGTTGCGCCGACACGTCGGCCAGCTTGCGCTCCGCCACCGCAAGCTTCGAGCGCAGCACCTTCGGATCGTTGCGCTCCGCCTCCTCAATCGTCGCCGCCATCCGCACACGCAGCCCGTCGAGATCAACCGGCGCACGCGCCGTCAGCTTCTTGCGCGCCTTGCCAACCTCCGGCGTCGCCCGCGAGTCGAACGTCGTCGCCCGGTTCATCGCCACCCGCCCGAAGAACTTGAGGAACGACGGCGACCACACCAGCGCCTCGCCCGCGTCGAGCTTCGGCACCAGCGCCATCGCCTCCGCCTCCCGCTCCGGCTCCCCGTTCGCCGCGATCCACTCCTTGAGCGCCTTGCGATCCAACGGGCCGACCAGCCGGTGCGCGATCATCGTTTCGATCTGCTCGCGCACGTTCGCGTTCAACGTCGCGATGCGCTGCTCGATCATCACCGCGCCCAGCCCGCGCGACCGGCCGAGCTTGACCAAGTCCTCGACCGCGCCGAGCAGACGCGGCACCTCGCCGCCCTCCCGCATCTGCTGCGGGGCGAACTGCGCCGCCTCGTCGAACACCACCAGCAGCGGATCGCGGTTGTCGTGGTAGAGCGCCTCCAGCAACTCCATCGCGAAGTGCTGGCGCTGATGCTTGCGCAGCAGCTTCATGTCGAGCACGACCAGCGGGTAGTCCGAGCCGACCACGAACTCGGCGACCAGCCCACCGGCGTGCGGCTCCAACGGCGCATCTGCATGCTCACCGCCGAGCACGACGCCCGGCAGGCCCGGCTCGGTGCCCTCGCGCGTCAGCCCGAAGTGCACTCCCGTCGGGTCGAGAAGCACCGCCCGACCGCCCAGCCGAACGCTCTGCTCGATCAACACCGCGCCGGTCGAGGACTTGCCGGTTCCGCGCTGCCCGAAGATGCCGAACGTGCGCGTGACCGCGTCGAGCGGCAGGCTCAGGCCGGGCGCGAGATGCAGCACGCCCCGAGCCATCAGTCCACCTTCTTGCGCGTCTCAGCGTGATGCTTCGAGCACAGCCAGCGCACCTCTAGCGGCTTCTCGTAGTCATCGTGATGAGCCTCGATACGCCGCCCACACCCGCCCTCGGACGCGCGCTCGCACGGCCCCTTGACCAGCCTGCCATCGCGCAGCGCGTTGCTGACCGCGACGTGCGCGGCATGCTTCTCCGGGTTGCGCTCGACCCACGCCTTCTTGTGGCCGTTGACGCGCTCGCGGTTGCTCGCCGCGTACTCGTCCATCGCCTTGCGACGATTCGGCTTGTCCTTCTTGTACCGAACGCGATCAGCCGCACGCACCTTCTCGGGATCGCGCCGAGCAACCCAGTCCTTCCGCTCTTGCGGCGACATAGCGCGATACGCTTCACGCGCAGCTACCCGCCTTTTGCACTTGGCGCACTCACCACAGGTGCAACTTGGTGGGCGGCCACGTCCGGCGGACATGCGCCCACACTACGCCGTCAAGAGGGCACATGTCAAAAAGGGCGAAGGGTATGTCATCGCCGTCAGCATCGAAGTCCCCGCCCGCCGGAACGGTCGCAGGAGGGCCAGCCGGATCATCCACGTCGTACTGGCCGCCACCATCCCCGCCGCGCGAGTAGTCCGCCCCGTCGTACCGGTCAGTCGTCCCGCCGCCCTCACCCTTCTTGCCGACGAAGTACCAGTCGTCCGCCACGATCTCGACCTGCTGGCGCTTGCCGTTCTCCGAATCCCACTCCCGCCAGGTCAACCGGCCGCGGATCAGCACCGCGCTGCCCTTCGTGAAGAACCGGCAGAACGCCTCGCCCCGATTCCCCCAGATCGTCACATCGAAGTAGTACGGCGTGTCAGTCCACACGCCGTCCTTCTTCACCCGGTCGTTGTGCGCGATCCTCGCGTTCGCGACCGCCGTACCCGACGGGGTGTAGCGCAATTCCGGGTCGCGAGTCAGATTCCCCTGAATAATGACCGAATTGATTAGGTTCGCCATGCTCTACCTCTCTTGGTCGGAAGCCATCATCGTATCCCATCCCATCGGACGGACAAGAAGGGGCGACCCGCAGGCCGCCCCCCTCACACCACCGATAGCGAGGACGCTAGTCCTCAGTCGCCGGGGCCGCCTGCTCGCCACCACCGCCAGCCGGAACCTCCGGCGCTCCGCCGTCACCGCCGTCACCGCCGTCAGGCGGGGTCTCGGGCGCGCCGCCCGGCTCCTGCTCGCTCTCGCTCATGCCCGTCCTTTCGTTGGGGGTCAAGACTCTACTTCGCGCGTGCCCGGCGACGCTCCTCCACGAACGGGAGGATCGTCAGCACGTCGTTCCTGTCCCACACCGGCCCCGCGTCGAGCGTCGCGACCGGCTCCGGGAACGGCAGCTTCTTCGGGCCGAACGTCGTCAGCACATCCTTGTTCCGCCACTTCGAGATGCGCGTGCGATCCACCCCCAGGATGCGCGCAGCCTCCGCGTTGCCGACCAGATCGGCCGGGTTGATCTTCCCGTTGCGCCGACCACGGGACGGCTTGCGCTCGACCTCGTCGAGCTTCTCTCGCAGCTTCGCAAGCGGCACCGACTTCTTGCCCGCCGCCACCATCTCGTCGATCCAGTCCCGCAGTTGCTTGGTCACTCGTGCCTCCGTCCCATCAGCCGACCGTCTCCAAACGGAGACCTTGACAGGAGACGGTAGCAAACTCCGGTGGCGTGAGCAAGCTCTCCCGGTAGCGCCGGAGCATGAACTGCTCGAACGCCTCGCACTTCGGCTCGATCCGGCGCGAGCCAGTCCGCCGCCTCCCGTTGTGCCCATAGGCCGAATCGTAGAAGTGCTGGACGTGCATGCCCTCATGTGCGGTGATCCCCACCAGCGCCTCCTGCCAGGTGCGGTAGTCATGCACGAAACCATTGCGCCGGTACGGCCGGATCGGGAACTTGGTCGGCGGCCCAACCATCATGTGGATGATGAACCCCGGCTTGTGCCGCCGGACGAGCGCAGCAACCCGACCGGCCGTACTGTCCGAGCGCCAGAACATCACGCGCGTGCCCGCCCAGCCCCGGTACTCCCGCGTCCGCGTGTTGCTCACCACCGCCAGCAGCTTCTCGCCCTTCAAGTCAATGTCCTGGAGGCCGAAGCGCACGAGCGCCTCGACCTCCCCGTCGGCGTAGCGGGACTCGTTCACGATCTTGAGCCGCCCGCCCTTCACGAGAGCACCTCGTTACAGAACTCGCACCCGCACCTCGTCGCATGCGAGAGAACCTTCACCTTGTCGGCCTGCGGTGAGAAGGTGTTGTACGCGAGCGTGCTCTTGACCGTGCCGGTGATCTTCACCCGCGCGCCGACCTCCAACGCCAGCACCCGCTCGAACGTCGCCTTGCCGACCCGCTCCTCCGTGATCCAGAGGTCGGCGGTCTGCTCCGGCCCGCCGTCCGTCTCGACACGCAGCGTCGTGCACCGCACGTCCACCGGCTGGCCGTCCTCGTACCGGCGGCCGATGCCGTACCGCTTCGGCTCCTCCCATCCGCCCGAGCGCGTGTAGACCTTCTTGCCCTCGGCGATCGTCCGCTCGATCGACGCACGCATGAACTCCGTCGTGAACTGCCCGCTGCGCGGGATCGCCACGACCTTGCCGGTGAGACTGAACGCGATCATGCCGACCTCCTTCTCATGTTGGGTGCGGTGCAGTTGAACTCGAACTCGAAGCAGACAAGGCAGACCCGGCTATGCGGGTTCTTGCCGCAAAGGAACTGGACGCCGCGCTCTCCGCACGCCGGGTTCGCGCAGATGCCGAACGCCTGGTAGGGGAGCGACCGCCACAGATTCGTGACCGACTTCTCCATCGCTGTCGGTGCAGTCATGCTCTCTCCTTGGTCGGGATGCATGACTACATTTTACAACATCGTTTGCTACCTCTTGTCGCCAGCCCCGCAAACGGGCACCTTTTGAGACGAGCAAACCGCATAGCCATCTCGATTGTTAAGACGACTTGACACCGTTTTGCGTTTTCAGCGTGGCGAACGGCAGGACGGGGGACACGCACACGCGCGCATCACAATCCCCGTCCTCTCTCTTGGCGAGCTACGCAGGTCGCGCTACGCGACCAAACTCAACTGTTCGTGCCCGTGCTCGCCCGACGCCGCAGGCAGATCAAGCAGCCCCGCCGCCACCAGATCATGCACCGTCTGCTCCGCCAGCAACTCGACCCGCACCTCCACCCGCTCGGTCTCCCAGCGCGAGCAGTACCGCTTCGCGATCACCTCCGTCACGATCAGCGAATCGTCCACATACACGATCCCGGTCATCGCATCCTCGACCGCGCGCGCGAGCTTCAACGCGTCCGGCCGCTTGCCCGGCGCGGCCGGAGCCGAGTCCTTCAAGATGCGCTCGTTCCGGCCTGAGCCGTAGTGGGCCGCCGGGCGCGGCTTGACGAACACGAACGTCGCCCGGCACAGCCCGTCGAACACCTCCCGGTCGCCCATCGCCACGCGCGCGTGGAAGCCGATCGTGTCCCGCCAGTTCCCCAGCGGCCCATCATTGTCGTCCACGACGTTCGCCATCACCGGGCAGCGACACGGGATCGACGCGTAGTGGTGCGCCTGGTTCTTCGACTTGGAGCCGGGACACGACTTCGTGTGGCGTCGCACCGGGGTACCGTCGCCGTAGCTCGGCACAAACGGCATCTTCGAGCCTTGCGTGATCGCCTTCCCCGCGACCTCGAACTGCACGACCTCCACGAGCCTCACCTCTCCGGTTGCTTGACTAACACTACGCCCCCAACCGGACAGCAGACTTCCGAGTTCCGCAGATTCGCCCAACTTAGCCTGCTGCATCTTTCGCCTTGTACGGATGGATCACCCGGATAGGCCGCACCGTGCCAGCCTTCACCCGCTCCTCATGCTCCTGGAGCGCCCGGTAGATACACGTGCCGTAGTCACCCGTGTCACCGCTACACGCGAACGGTGTCGCGCAACCAGCCGGTCGGGCGCACGGCTCAAAGGTGCTCATCGCAAACGGCCAGCGAGCTTCCGCGCGACCATGACCACGACCTGGACGGCTGCGATGGTCGCCGTGAAGATCGCGCCGAGAGCAGCGAGGACGAGCAGCATGTCGAGAGCCTGCCTCACGCCGCTCGCAGGTCGCGCGACTTGAGCCGACACTGAATAGCTCCTTCGTTCATCCGCGAAACGATGCGCTCCCCGACATGCTCGTCGCCGCGCCCGAGCCGGGCGACAAGCTCCTGCGGCTCGAAGTTCGAGATGTACGCCGTCGGCAGCAGCCGCTCATAGCGTGCGTTCACGAGTTGGAGAAGCTCCCCGAGCGCCCACTCCGTCGGCCGCTCCGCCCCCACATCGTCGAGCACCAGCACCGGCACCCGGCCCAGTTCGGAGAACTGGTCGAACGGCACCCGCTTGGCGTAGGCGTCCTTCATCTGCTCCAGCAGCGCCGGGAAGTCCACGTAGCGGGTGCGGCGCAGGTGCTCGCAGAGCGAGCGGACGACCGGCCACATCAGCCCGGACTTCCCCGAGCCGATCCCGCCGAACAGCACCAGGTTCGGTGCGCCCGGCCTGCCGGGAGGGATCGAGAGCACCCGGTCACGCCAGCCGAGCGCCTTGGCGAGCGCCTGCTGGTGCACCTGCGTGGTCGGGTAGCCCTCCAGCGTGAACTGCTCCAGCCTGGCGGTGCCGCCCGCGCGCGCGAGCAGGTCACGCACCCGCTCCTGGCGCTCCTGCTCCTCCGCCTCCGCCTCCGCCCGCGCCACACACATCGCGCACGAGAGCGTCAACGCCAGCCCGGAGATCGTGACCTCCAACCCGCCGTTCGCCTTCCCGCAGCCGGGGCAGGCCACCTGCGCGCCGGTGCGCATGAAGCTCGTATCGAGTAGAGCCAGCGAGTTGTCAGACACGGGTGTAGTTCACCTTGAGCGGATCGGCCGGTGCAGCCCGGACACCGTTCAGCGCCCGGTCGAACAACGGCCCGTTCCCGTAGATTACCGCCGGAGACACGTCCCCCTTCCACCACGGATGGGCGACCTGCTCCTCGATGATCCGGCGGTGGTCGGCCACGTCGAGTTCTGGATGCTCGCGATGACGCAGGATGATCTTCCCGAGCGTCTCCTTCGCCGCGAACTTCTTGCCGGTGATCTCGTTGAACACGTCGAGCACCGCGATAGCGAAGAACTCCTCCTTGACGGTCACCTTCTTCCCGTTCACCTGGGTGGGCGCGCGCCCCGCGCGCAGGGTGGAGGTGGAGGAGGGTTCTATCTCGAATAAGGAAGGGTGCTGCGATTCGTCGGCACCTAGTTCCTGCGTTTTGTCGGCACCCATGACTGCGTTTTGAGGGTCATGCGGCGGCAGCACGACATACTCGTTCGGCAGGCCGAATCCGCGCCTGCCTTTCACCTCCAGCAAGCCGCGCTCGACCAACTCGTCTCGCGCCTTTGCCCACGTTCGTTCACCCAGGCCGATAGCCGACCTGGCCTCCTCGACGCCGACAACAGGCTGATCCGTTCGCTGCTCGACGGCGAGATGACAGAGCAGCATCCAGAGAACCTTCGCGTCCGGCGAGAGCGACGCGTCGAGAAGCATGACGTTCGGCAGGCGCGTGAAGTGCCACGACGGCGGGAAGCGGTGGCTGACCCACGGCTTCTTCTCGACCGCGCTCATGCGAGCTTTCCGTGATGGAGAGCGTGACATGGGCGGCAGAGTGCGATCACATCCTGGTCACGCTCGCAGCCTCGATGCTCATACGTCCGATGGTGAACATCGAGCCGTGCTCGCGCGTTACACAACTGGCAGCGGTAGCCCGCATACTTGAGTGCCCGCGCCCTGACCTTCTTCCAATGCTCGGTGAGCAGATAGTCGGAGTACGGCATCGAACGCAGCAGTTGCCGCTCGCTCGTGTCGAGTCGTGCTCCTCTCGCCCGGTCGATCTCCGCCCATGCAGCGAACCCATCGTTGCAGTTAGAGCAGCGATCTCCGGGAAGCCATCCGACCTCAACTTCTCGACGGCCGCGAACCTCATGGCGTCGCCGCCACCATCGCTCACGCTCCGCCCGCTCTGTCCGCGAATGAACGACCTCGTTGTCCCCACACCACCCACATGTAGACGCGAGCACGAGCGGCCCGGCAGCACCGGGAACCTCATGCGCGGGCAACGTGTATCCCGCCGCGATCGAAGCGACGGAGCAGTCGGTCTCCCAGTAGAAGAACCGAAGCTCGACGAGCGCAACGTAGAAGCGCTCGCCTTGCAAATCGTCGAGAACGACTTGCGCAACGTCCGCTAGATCGGTCATACTGACCTCCTCGAATGCTAGAACTCGACGCCGTTCCTGACCGGGAGCGGCGTCTTTTTTATGGGGCAAGCATCCTAAGACCGCGGCCCGACGGGGTCAACCGCCGGGCCGCCTTTCCACAGCTTGCAACGGGCCGCCATAGAGCGACTCCGCCGCAGACAGCGCTGAACAGAAACCCTCCACAGGCTTTTCCCCACACTGTTGAAGAATCTCGTTCACCTTCATCATGCGCCGTTCGCTTAGGAAAGGTCGCACGAGCAGCATCAGCGTCAAAGCGCGCTCACCACTCACCCTCCACTTCCAAGCTGCCTTGTGGTGCGACTGCTGTGGAATCACGCTGCCGAGCACGCCGACGCCTGTAAGCGCGTACACATGCTCGATCGTGTCGCGATCGGTCATCGTCACATCAATCATGGGATAAGGAGAGCGAGTCCTTCGTGGCTTGGCGTAGAAGCATCCCTCGCCCTCCAGGATGCCCACCAGCCACCCCAGGGAAAACGATGAAAGAGGGGCGACTGGTGGTTGCATCACTGTTGAGGACTTTGCTTGCTAGGCCGCCTTGTCGAACCAGGTCACGACCAGCCGGTCACCGGCGTTGATGTTCGTCGCGACCGTCACCTGAATGTTCCCGTCCGACGTGATCGCAGCCTGCGCCGTGTGATCGACCACCGACGCCGTCGTCGCCGCCCCCGAGTCGATATGACGCAGCACCGACAGCAACGTGTCCGCCATCACGATGCCCGCCACCGCGATGTTCGTGTTCGCGCCAGCACCGGCCACCACGGTGACCCTCATCCGCTGGAGTTCCGCGACCGCCCCCGCCAGCACATCGAAGTCCTCCGACGCACCGCCCGCGCCACCAGGCAGCCCCGCGCCCGAGACATTCGCGAGAGAGTTCAACGCCATCCCCGCACCTCCCTATCGTTGAGTTGTGCCCAGCCTACGGCGCATCCGTGTTAGTTGAGTGGGCGGGGCCGCGAGGGCTTCAACCTCGCTTGCGACCTCTGAGAGACGACCCCGCCCACCTTGTTACGGCGCGTCGGGCACCGGCTCGATGATCTCGATAGCCAACGGCTCGAAGATATGCACACGCTGCGTGCGCTCCACCTTCCCCTTCCGCCGCTCATCCGGGAACTGGAGATCGACACACACCAGATCGACCATCGCCCGGATCGTGTCTCCCTTTTTGAACTGGCCGGGGTTCTCCGCGTCCGTTCCGCGCACCGGCAGCTTGAGCGCCTTGATCTTCGCAACCGACACCGTCGGCTTCGAGCCGCCCACCTCCAGCGACAGCTTCGCGTGCGTGCCCGCAATCGCAAGCTGCCCGTCCTCATCCTCCTCGATACCGCCGTCGGCGGCCATGTCCGCAACGGACTTGAGCGGGCGCTCGGTATCCGTAGTGGTCAACAGAATCTCCTCTCGGTCGGGTCACGAGGTTCTACCACTCCGGCCACGCCGCTGCACAACGAAGGTGGGCCGCCCCGTGATTGGCGTTACAGGGCGGCCCGAGACAGCCGAGTGTTTCACGGGCCAGAACGACACCGACCGTGCCGGGGTCTCCCCGGCCACCATGCCCGGCCGCTCGAACCGCATCCTAAGCCATCAGAACATCCCGCACGCACGCGCCGTCTGCGGCCACGGGCCGTACCCGCGCGCGCCATGCCCAGCGAAGCCATCACGCGCACGACGCGCCGACTCCACCTGCGCCCACACCGGCCACCTGTCCGCGGTGCCCCAGCGTGCCATGAAGTCCGGCCCGTAGGTGCGTTGGAACCCCATGTCCTCTTGCAGCCCGCCGTAGTAGCCGTTGCCGGTGTTCGAGGTTGCCGCACCCTCGTGAGAATGGATGCACGCGAACTCCGCCCAGTCGTCCGGCTTCGGCTCGTACAGTTTCACGTAACGCGCGTGCGCGACCGCCAGCAACCAGCGGTGCGCGATCAGCGCCAGCCGCGCCCGGTTGCACACGTGGCGCAGCTTCACGCCCGGCACATGCGACCAGCACGACGCGTGTCGAGGCAACACCATCCAGCGGTGCGGGCCACGCGTGAAGAAGGAAACGACCTTGCCCGAGTGCGCCATCTGGGCGAGAAGCTCGGGCTTGGACTGGCCGACACGAGCGTCGGACAGAGAACGAGTGGAGAAGCTCACGGCCGAAGCCGTCGGTGCCGCGCTCACGGCGAAACAGAGAGAGAGCGCCCATGCGGTCAACAGGCGTTTCACGCCTCAACCTCCGGTTCGCTTACAGGGCCGGGCGCGCTAGGTCGAGGTGGAAAGTGGGGCCATCACCTCATGCGACTACACGCCCTGGTTGTTCTGTTGACCCCGAACCGTAACGTGCCTCACGCAGACGTGCAACCTGTCTGCGGAGTAGCCGCAACTCCAGCCGATCGGCCTCGATCCCCTCCCGGTACAACGCGAAGCGCGCCAGATAAACCACCTCCCGGTCGGTGAACGCCCGTACCTCATCGGCCAACGGCGCTTCCTTCACCACCGTCGGCCGCCTGCGCGGCAGCACCCACATGAGACCCGCCCACTCCGGCACCTCGTCCGCCGCCAGCATCTCCGCCGGGCACACGTAGAAGAACTGGTGGGCGAGCGCACGCGCGTTGTCGTGCTTCCACGGACGACGCTCATCGTTCTGAAAATCACTTCTACTGACTTTCACCTCGCACGCCACCCGGCGATGCCCAACGCCCGACGGCCAGCAACGCATCGCGAAGAAGTCAATCCGCCAGCACTCCCGGTAGGCGACCCACTCCGGCGACGGGTGCAGCCCGCGCAGCCGGTCGATCACCTCCGCCGTCGTCACGCCGCGAGGAGTCGCAACTCGCCTCGGTACAGCACCGGAGTGGCCGCCGGGTCGTCGTAAGAGTGAACCAGCCAGCCGTTCGCGTAAGCAGCCGTAGGGTGCTGATGAATAACCATGTGGCACACGATGCAGACAGCGAGCAGATTCACGAGTTCGTTCGCGCCACCCTGCGAACGCAGCTTGCGATGGTGCGAATGAGTCCCCCTCCCCCGACACTTCTCTGACGCCCGTACTTCACACGCGCCACCGGCGCGCTCTAGCAGGGCCGGACGCAGCCTTCTAGCCCCAGCCTCGTAACTCTGTCTGACACGACCGGCGGGCCTCCCCACTCGACGCGTGACGCCCTCATCTCGGAGGACGCGCCGAACCACCGACGAGGCATAACCCAAACGTCGCGACACCTCAACGTAACCGAGTCTCTCGTCCACATAGAGATGCAGGATGGCCTCTACATCGACCGGGAAGCGATCAGCCGAAGTGCGCATGGGCACACCGGAAGCGCGAAGGGCGCGAAAGATCGCCGCCGCGTCGAATCCCGTGATTGCGCTGATCTGCGGAGTTGACAGTCCTTGCTCCAGATAAAGCTGGGCCACCTCTGCTCTGTCAATCCGCCGGGGCGGCTCTCGCTCCTTCGTACACGTCAGGCTGCCATCAGCGTCGCGCTCATACCGCTCCACGTACTCGTGCGGCGCGACCTTCCACCGCAGCCGCACGTACCCGCGAGGATCGGCGTAGCGACGAGGCTCACCAGCGGGGTCGGCCTCTCCTGGGCGTAAGGAGCGAATCGACGTTTGGTTCCCGCCCCGTGCCAGCGCCGAGCGCTTCAACCCCTTCCCGCCCCGCTTGAACGGTGTCCTACGCACCCTGGCCGTCGAACTCGTCATGCCGCCCGTACATCATCACGCCGTCCAGGAACCCACCACGCGGGTCAGCCGACACGAGCGCGTCGAGTTCGTAGATGTGCTGGAGCGCAAAGAGCGCCCGCACGACCGCGTACACGTCTGCGAGTTCTTCTGCGCCGCCGTCCACGAGGTACTCGCCGACCTCCTCCGCCAGCTTCAACTTCAAGAATCGCTCACGGTCGGCCAGCGGTGCCTTCCCATACCAAAGCTGCCCCGGCACGCCGGATGGGTTGACGATCTTGGCCGTCTTGTCGCGCACAAGCTTGATCGGGTAGCCGCCCGGTGCCGGAGTCAACTCAGCCACCGCCCTCCAGTCCGCCCGGCATCGTCCGGTACACCTGCGCCGTCCCCGCCCGTACCGCCTCCACCATCTCGATCAACTGCCTGCCGACCGCCTCCGCGAAGTCGAGCGGCAACGGCACCTCCACCCGCAGATCAGACGCGTCCGTGAACGCCAGCCCCACGATCGGCATGCCGCCCATCTTGCCGGGCATCGCCCCCATCTCCGGCTCGATCAGCAGCAGCGCGATCACGTCCGCCAGCGTGAACTGGTCGATCACCTTCACGTCAGGAAAGTGAGCGTGAGGAACCTCCCAGCCCAGCACCACCTCCGCCTTGTCGAGCGCCCGCTTCGTGCCGTCCTTCAACGAGACCACGATCATGCGCTTGCTCTTTCCAGCACGGCGATCTGCCGCTGACCTTCCTCGGTGAGCACCCACACGACCGCATCACGACCACTCGGTGTCCTGCGGGTGCGATTGGAGTCCTCGATCCAGCCATCGTTCATCAGTTCGTTCCGCCGCGGGCGCACCGTGTTCTCATCCCAGCCTGTCGCCTCGTACAAGTCCTCGTCGGTCATCCCGCGATCACCGGCGCGCACGATTGCCGTCAGCACGCCGTTACGCTTCGTGCCCGTGCTCGGATAGACGCCGATCGCAGCCTTGCGTTGAGTCACGGGCGCACCGCTTGCATCGGGATCGCTGAACTTGCCAATGCGGTTCTCCGCCGGATCGGGGAGCGGCTCCTCGTCGCGCTCACCGGCCGCCGCCATCTTCTTCGACGCAGCCAAAGCAGCAGCGGCGTTGTCAGCCTCCAGCAGCTTCCGGCGTGCCTTCTCCGGGATACGGAAGAACGACTCCACGTTCTCGTCCCCCGCGAACAACGCCACCTGCGGCGGCGGCGGATCATCCCGCCGGTCACGCACCTCCCGCCGACGGCGCGGAGTCGGCATCGGCTTGTGGGTCTGCTCGAACCTCTCCTGCTCAACCGGTGACAGCATCCCGCCACCGACCAGCGCCTTCAACTCGTGGATCACGCGAAGCTCCCCCGCCGCCGCCAGCGCGTCCTCCCCGCCGCCGTCCATCCGCTCGCGCAAGGAGACCACCAGCGGCCACTCGTGCTCCGCATAGGTCGCCTCCAGCACCTCCCCAGGCCGGGTCGAAAGCCGCAGAGTCGGCATCAAAGCGCCGCCAGCGCCGCCCGGAACTCGTCGAGCGAACCCTGGCTCAGCCGTGTCCACTTCGCCGTGATCTCATCGCCCAGGAAACAGCACAACGGCGAGAACTCACGCAGCACCCTGTCGAGCATCTCCGTCTGCCCGCCCGCCGCGTCGATGATCTCCAGGTTGCGAACCGACTCCTGGAACAGCCCCATCATCGCGAGCGGCCAGCCGACCGGCCACTCCGCCCGGAACGGCTCCAGATGACGCGCGCACCAGTGAATGGTCGGCTCGAACGTCGGCCCCTGCTCCTCGGGCAGCGGCGACTTCACGGCGCGGCGGCCTCCCACTCGCGCTCCTCCAGATTCACCTTCGCCTGCGCGAGCATCGCGGCCAGCGCCTCGACCCGATCCGCCGGTTCCGCACCGTGGAGTGAATGCTCCGTCGTCGCCTCGATGGCGTCGAGCGCCGTGTCGATCCGCGCAAGCTGCTCCTTCGCCTTCTTCAACTGCGCACGGGTGATACCCGCGAGCTTCCCCGGCGACGCGCCCATCAGTCGTCCTCACGGGAGAAGATGACGCACTCCAGCACGAACGTCACGACGACAAACCCGATGAACCAGCCCATCAGAGATGACCGTCCATCCGGCGGCCCGTGTTCGGCTCGACCTGCACCACCCGATCGTCCCACAACTCGATCATTCCGTAATCCTTCTCGTGCGTGACCGGCAGGATCACCCCGATGTGCTCCAGCATCCACGGCTCCAGCGCAGCCATCACAATCGGCCTCTGATCCGGCACCGACACCCGAGCAGTCACGATCTTCACGTCTACGTCGCCGTGCTCGGGATGGCCGTGCCTCAACCAAAGCTTCACTCGCGCAAGCATCGTGGGCACCGGCGGGCCGATGTGCTCCGGCCCCTTCCAGCCGTCGTAGATCGCAAGCGTGGCGTCCAGATCGACGCCGACCCAGCCACGTGTGCGCTCGCTCATGCCGCCGCCCCGTGGTGCTTCACGAAGTACGCCGTCGCGTCGATGCGCACGTTGCAACCCGGACACACAAACTCCGAGCCATAGCGGTGCTCAAGTCCAAGTTGGACACGGTGTTGCACACGCGGGCAGTAGATCGCGCCGCCGATGAAGCGCATGTGTCCACGCTGGCTCACGCCACCGACCGCGCCTCGTCGATGCTCCGCTGCAACGACTCGATCAACGCATCATCCTGCTCCGTGCGCTCCTCACGAGAAGGAACATACTGCGTCAACAGCGTTGACGTACGGGTGTGGAACAACTCCTTGATCTCCTTCGGCGTCGGTGCACGACCAAGCTCCCGGCCAAGCTGATCTATCTCCTCCACCGTCGGCCGCTCCGTCCGCGTGCTCTCCTTGAACCCGAGCACCCGCTTGCCCTTCGCATCCTTGATCGGGATAGGCCCATGCTGACGCGCCCACGCCCCCGCAGCCTCCCGTGTTTGCTTCACGATCGCCGACGCTACCACGAACTCGGCCGCCACCTGCTCCGCCTCCGCCTGCGTCGTCGCCCGGCCATGCCCGCGCGCCTCCGGGTGAATCGGGCAGCGATGCGGAGCCGGACAATAACTACAATGCGCGCCCGGCGACGCGTTCCAGAGATGCTCCTCGACCGCCCGGTCGAACTTCTCCACCAGCGCCGACAACTCCGCCCGCACCTCCTCCTCGATCACCGCACGTGTGATCGTCGCCTCGCGCGGCTTGCCGTAACGCACATAGAACTCGCGCAACGTCACCCGCTCGACCGACGGGTAGTTCTCGAAGATCAGGTAGGCGTAGAAGCGCTGCTGGAAGTAGCCCTTGTCGTCGATCTCCTTCTCCGGCGGCAGCTTCCACATGTCCTTCCAGTCGAGCACGATCGCGTGCTCGTCATCGCGACCCTCGACCAGCAGCGCGTCCAGCTTGCCGGTCAGCTTGCGCTCCACCCAGCCGCCCTGCACACGGTTCGGGTAGGAGATGCGAGCCTCCAGGCGACGCTCCACATCGACCACGTTCGCCACGTCGTAGCTCGTCCCGTGCGCCCACTTCACCACCACCCAGTAGAGGTCAGCGATGTGGTTGGACGGCACCGTGATCCAGCCGGTCTCGAAGCTCTTGCGACACGTCAAACAAAGCCGCAGCCCGCGCTTGGTGATCCCCCGCCTGATCCGCGTCCCGCCACAATGCGGGCACTCGCGATCCACGTTGTGCTGGGCCAGCACCTCACGTAGAATCTCCAGCGCCTCCTCCACGGGAATCTGCGGCTCCTGCTGCTTGACCATCGTGCGGAGAGCTTCGGCTGCAAAGCGGTGGAATAAAGTTCCCCTCGCCTGGTACGAGTACGACCAACCACGTCGCATGTCCATCTCGAACTTGGTCTGTAGCGAGCAGTCGTCAAAGGTAGACAACAAACTTTGCCTGATCGCCGGGTACTTCTTCATCGCTCGGGGATACGGGACTGGCGTCGTCATGCCCACAACGTCCCCCGGATGATGCGGCCCACGGTTCCGTAGTCAGTGTCGAACTGCGCCGCCAACGCACGATACGACGCACCCGTGGCAGCCCTCGCCGTCCTGATCTGATTCGCAGTCTCCATCGAGAGCCTGACCCCCGCGCCCCGCCGACAGTTGACCGCATGCGTTACCGCTTCGGTGTGATCCGGGTTCACGCAATCAGTGTTGCGACAGAGATGATCGAGCGTCAACCCCTCCGGGATCGGCCCGTGCTTCTCCTCGTGATAGTGCCGGTGCGCGAGTTGCAAGCGCCCACGCACAACAACGCGGCCGTAGCCCTTGTTGTTCTTGGAGAGCAGCCACGTCCAGCACGGCGTGGCATAGCCGCGATCCTCGACTCGGTAACGCTCCCGCTTCATTGGCCGCGCTGGAGTCACCCTCACGCCTTGCTTTTTGAGCCGGGCACGAACAGCGTTCCCGCTACGGCCAAGACTGCGAGCGATTGCTTCCGCAGGCTCTCCCGCAAGGTAGCGTCGAGCAAGCTCTGCGTCGTCAAACTCTGCCTTCGGCGGAGCGGGCGTTGCGCTCACTGTCATCTCCTGGTCGGGAACCAGACGAGCCTACACCCCCGCGTCGGACAGCATAGATCGGGCCGCCAGAGTGGCAACTCTCCGGCGGCCCAAGGGCGACGCAACCCCCACGTTAGTCGAGTTCGGTCGCCCCGTCCATCAGCGTTTCCTCCGTCGCCGCCTCCCCCTGCAAGTCGAGCACCACCACATCCTCGTCGGCGACCTGCTCGGTCTCCACCGGCCGCTCCGCAGGCACCTGGCCGTGCTCGGTGATCCAGGCCGCCAGACCGACCGCGAACTCCTCCCGCTCCGGCTGCGTCCGGCCCTTGAGCGCCAGCTTCACCTTCTTCGGCAGCCACACCCCGTCCTCGATCTCATTCGCCTGCGCGAACAGCGCCAGCAGCCACGCCGCCAGCAGCGGGTCATCGCCCCACTCCGGCTCGCCCTCCTGCGACTCGGCAGCAGGCGGCGCGTCCGCGCCCGGCGCTGACCCGTTCCGGCTGATCCGCTCCGAGTAGGCGACCTCCTCCGCCTCATCCGGCGTGTAGATCGAGCCGCCCCGGAACACGTCCGGGAACAGGAACCGCGAAAGCTGCGCGACAGCCCGCCAACGGCACATCACCTCCGGCGACTTCATCCACGCCGCCTTCGGCGACGAGTTCGGATAGAGACCGGCCCGCCGGGCGTCCTCCATCGTGTACGTCCACTCGTCCTCGTCCACGATCTCGCCCTCGACCAGCCGCCAGCCCTTCGCCGTCGAGCCGACATAGGAGCCGTCCTCGCCGCGCAACGTCTCGAACTTGACCTTGTGCCCGGCCTCCCTGATCTTCGCGAGCATCAACGCACCCGAGATGCCGACCTTGCCGTCCGCGACATACACATCGGTCAACGAGACCGACGGGTGCAGCCCCAGCGAGTCGCCATACAGCAGGCACGCCATCACCGCGCCCGGCTTGCCGCGCAACCCCTTCGGCACGAAATCCGTGTCGGCCGTCGTCGTCGCGATCCGGCCCAGCATCGTCCACCGGTCGGGCGACATGACGCCGTTGTAGAGCGGCAGCGGCGGCCTCGCCGGGGTCGCCGCAGGCGCGCGAACCGCGACCTCCTGGCTGCCCTGTCCGGCCTCGTCCTGCTCAGTAGCGCCCACGTGAACCTCCTTGGTCGGGAATCGACCTAGAGGCTACCGCGTCGAGCAGACAGACACGAGCCTCGGTCATGGGCTTCGCGGCGGGATCACGCTTCCCAAAAGGTAACCCGTCACGTCCGGCCCGAAGCTCGCCGGACAACCCTACAGACGGCAAGGACTGCCTGCCACGGAGGTAGAGCAACGTGGCGAGCAGTCCAAGCCTGGCGATCCCGCCCGCTTCCCGCCGAAGCGAGGGAGCGAATCCCGACCAAGAGAGACGCTACGGGCGCGATCTATGCGTGTGTAGAGAACTACAGGCTATCAGCGTTTCGGCGAACAGGTCACTTCGGCGGATACAGCTTCGCGAGACCACGCGAGATCGCGTAAGCCGACCCAGAGATCGCCGCGCCAATCGCGGCATACCTCGGAGCCAGCGACGACGCGGACGCCGCGACAACGAGACCGACGATCAGCAGGGCGTTCACCCAGAACTCAGTCGTCCGCCAGCCCGGCTTGACGTGCGTGTCTTTCACGACAGTCATCGAATCCTCCCGAACCCGTTGACGTTCCCGAGCGTGCGCGTGCGAAGCATCACCTCGCCGCCGTCCGAGTCATTCCCGATCCCAGTATTGCCCTCTACGCTCTCGAACTTGCCGCCGCCCAGGTAGCGCTTCACGATCCCGACATGGTCGGCGACGCCGCCGTCCCAGTTGAAGATCGCCAGGTCGCCCGGCTGCGGCGCGACCCGGCCGACCCACCGGCCAGACGAGCGCAACCACGCCTCTAGCGTCGGCACGTAGGTGACGCCCTTCGGATACACCCCCGGCCCCCTCGCCCCCTTGCCGAGCACCACGCCTGCGCCGACGTTGAAGCAAAACGACACGAACTCCGCACACCAGGGGACGCCGTTCACACCGAACCAGGCACCGAACTTCTGCCGGTTCGACCCCTTCGGCGACTCCTTCACCCCGACATGCTTCACCGCCTCCGCCAGAGCCTTGACGCCCTTCTCCGTCGCAGGCGGGAACGAAGGTGGCTTCGGCTTGGCGGCCGTCAACGCCTTCGCGGTCGCCGCACCGTACACCCCGTCCACGACCAGCTTGTGCGCACGCTGGAACGCCTGCACGGCATGCGCGGTCGCCGGGCCGTAACGACCGTCCTGCACACCAGGGTCGTAGCCCTTCGCCTTCAACCGCTTCTGCACCGCGAGCACGTCGGCACCAGCCATCAACGGCGAAGCAAGATGGAGAGTCCGCATCGCCCGAACCATACAACAACGATGGCGCTAGAGCTTCACCTGCGGCTGGAGAACAATGTAAGCAGCCGTGTCAATCGGCTCCGCACCCGTCTGCGGGCCGACGGTGCCACCGGAAGCGGTAGCGGTCAGGAAGATTTGCTGGCCGATCGCCGCGCCGCCGGAATCTTCCGTACCAGGGCCGGTGCGGTCGAACGCACGGCCGGAGTTCGGCCCCATCGCGATCGTCGGCTGAACAACGGTGTGCTTGTGCTTCGTCCTCCGGCTGCCGGTCACCAGGCCATCGGTCTTGCCGATCGTGTCCACATCAGCATGCGTACCCTTGGCCGCGAATGTGCGGCCCGGCATGTCAGGCAACACCGATGGATACTGCGCCCCCCACTTCGCCCAAAGGTCAGCGTAGATTCCCGTCGTGCCCGGCCACGCTTGCCCTGCGCAAATGATGTAGCCCGTCCGTGCGGCCACCTCCGCCGTCCAGATAATGTCGCCCGCCTTGTCGCCAAGCCTGATCCACGCAGCCGCCACGCAGAGATACATCGCGTCCTGGTCGATCGCGTAGTAGGTCGAGCCATTCAACGCTGTCACCGCCGCCGGACGAAGCGCATAGGTGCCGTAACTGTTCTGGGCAACAGGATCGCTGCCTCCCGGCGCATGCGACGCAGCATGCGCCACCGGCACCCGCGCATCCGACAGCCGCGAGTCGCCGGTCACCACCGCCACCCCCGCGATCTTGGCCGGGGTCAGCGAGCCGTCCAGAATCACGGTGCTGTCCGACGCGGCGTAAGGGCCGACCAGGTGGGTGATCGTCGTGATCGCCGACCCGCTCCACGCGAGCGTCGCCACCTTGCGCGTGTGCGCAATCGCATGCCCGTTGAACGTGCCGGTCGGGGCCGCCGCCCCACCGGCAACAATCACCAGGCCGAACGTGTAGTCGGTGTTGTCCACCTCCGGGTTCGAGCCGGGCGGCAACCCTGACGCAGCGAACGAGTTCGCCGACGCGACCGCGTACACGTCGTAGGTGCCCGCTCCGCCGCCGGGATGCGCAGCGTTAGCGGTCGCGATGTTGTACCGCCACTTCCCCTCCACCCCGATCCCGACCAGCCCGTTCCCCGCGCTCGCGACAACCTGGATCGTCGTCGGACTCGCCAGCGTGATCTGAAAGTTGCTGCTGGCGAACGTCGAGATGAACTCCTGCAACGTGTCCGGCCAACTGACCGGAAATCTGTCGTTGTAAGCAAAGGTGCGGTTCTCCATCTAGAAACGATCCTCCCCAATTCGCCCTTCGCCGACAAGAAACCCCTCGTCGAACACAACGGCTATGTCGAGATGCGCCGGTGTGATCGCCCGCGCAAGGTTCTGCGCGCGGATACTCGCGTCCCCGCCCGCCGCGAACGGCAGGTAGATCGTCACCACGTAGTCGCCCGGCCCCTCCTGGTAGTTCCAGCCGGTGCCGATCAGGCTCGTCAAGGTCGCCACCCAATCCGCTCCCGCGCCCGAGCCGCGCCCGCGCAGCCGAGCCAGCACGTTCGCCTGGCGGGCCGCCACGCCCACCCCCGCCGCTGCAACCGGCAACCCGAGCAGCGTCTCCCAGAGCGAGAGCAACCCGTAGGTGTCGTCGGCCGACTGCGGGAACATGCCGCGCCGGATCACGTTCGCCGCATCCTCGATCCGCTGGAACTCGTTGCCCATCGCCTGGAGGATCGCCGCGACCGTCTCGTCGTTGTCGTACAGCGGCGGCAGGTCATCGAACATCACCTTGCCGCGACCGGTCAGAGGATGCGCGACCGTCATCTAGGTCAACGTCACAGTCCCGAGCTTGCCGACATGCAGGCTGTCGAGCACCACATCGACGGCCGCTCCGTTGAGCAGCACGGTCGCCACGTTCAGCACCCCGTCCACCACGAAGAAGCGGGCGAGCACATGGTTGAGGATCACATCGTCGCCTGGACTGAGGCTCGCAAGGTAATCCTGGATCGCAGCGACGATCGCCGTCCGAAGCGCGATCGTGCCCGCCGTCCCGTCAAGCGTGAACCCTGTCTTGAAGCTCACCGTCGCCGACACGTTCACGGTCGTCTGCGCCGGAGTCACCACCGTGACGGTCGCACCGACAGGTGCCAGCCCTGCGCCTAGCCCAGCGCTCGGATCAAGCTCGGCCTGGAGACCGGTCACGACCGCCCCGGCAACCGGCGCGTTGAACTGGTCGGTCACGATCACCCGCACCGTCCCCGGCCCCGCCCAGATCGCCTCGACGGTGACATGGCCGACCCCCGGATAAGCGAGCGCCCAGCGTGCGTAGTCGGCCTGGTTCCCCGCGCCCTGCGGCGAGGAGAACTCCAGCAGGATGCGCTCCCGGTAGGCGTCGTCGTTCTCGACCTCCGTCCCGCCGGTCATCGCCGCCGCGTTGGTCACCGACGCGATGTTCGCAACCGGCGAGTTGAGCAGCACGATCGTCCCCGCCCCGGCGTTGCCCGCCACACCGGCGACGAGCGCCTCGACCGCCAGGTCGATGAAGCCGCCGACGGGGATCGTTCCCGACTCGGTCGTCTGGAACTCCACCGGGTCAACGTCCGGGTCGGTCTGCTGGGTGGAGACCTTCACGTTCGAGCCGATCAGCGCGCCTGACGTGCCGGTGAAGCGCACCACGCCGGACGCGAGCACCGCGTCCTTGCGCGGCAAGCTCAACGTCACCCCCCACTCGTCGAGGTAGTCAGCGAACGTGAACGCCGGGAACATCGACGCGGGAAGCTCAGAGGAGACGAAGTCCCACAGCCGCTCCGCCTCCAGGATCATCGTCGAGAACAGATCGGCTGCAACCGAGCCTTCCACCAGGTCGGGGTAGGCAGGATCGGTGACGGCCAGGCCAGCCGTCGCGTCCGCGTACACCCGCTCACGGATCGAGTCGGTCGTCTCGACCAGAAGCGGTAGAAACTCGCTGAACTCAGGCAACTAGATGCTCACCGCCAGGCTGGTCAGGTTGAGTGTGTCGGCGCTGTCGATCTCGACAGTGAAGTCTACGAGCACTACCTCCTCGTCGCCCAGCGTGGCCGTGTCGATCTCCCAGTCGGTCACATCGGTGATGCGCGGATGCCGGAGCAGAGCCTCCGTCCACCGGGCGATTGCCTCACCCTCCGGGAACTGCTCGATCGGCCCGCCGAACAACTCATGCGGACGCTCGACGCCGAACGAACTCGAATAGATGGGGTGCGCACCGCGCGCGGTTACCAGCGCCTTCGCGATCCAGGTGCGGAAAGTCGCCTCGTCGTAGGTGACCAGCACCCCATGCCCGGCCGGTGTGCCAATCAGCCTGCGGCGCTGCACGTCGAGCGCGATCCCCTTCCCGAACGGGACAGGCTCCTCCGTTGTGACGACCAGATCGTCGGCGGTGATCCCGCCCTCGACCAGCGAGTCCTCGTACCGCTGGAACGCGTCGTCAGCCGAAAGCTGATCGTCCGACGCCGGAAGCAGCGTCGGCGCAGACACGTCCGGTTCGGGGAGAGCACCGCTCATGCGATCCCGAACCAGACCGCGGCGGGCGCGATCGAAACCGGCGGGCCGAGAACGACAACGGAGGGCATGTCGGTCTGCGCTTCCATCTCCGCCCACAGACACCGGCCAGCACCGATCGCGAACGACGAGTAGGCCGGTGTGTTGCCGATCCAGTTGCTCTGCGCCACGACAGGCACTTCCTCGCCGTGCGCATGGAACGCGCAGTAGAACAAGTCGCTCACCGCGACGTTGTACGGCACGAGCAGCGGCTCGACCTTGACTCCGGGATCGCCGAAGTCATCTTTTACATCGCCGGTCGTGGCGAGCACCGTGCCGTCCGCCGCCAGCAGGGCAAGCTCGACCCGTGTTAGGCCCGCGATGCTCCGGTCGTTCAGCATCACTATCGACGTGACCACGTCCCCAGCAAGCAGCGCGAGCGCCGTGCAGTAGATGTTGCCAGAGACCAGCGCTGCGTTTCCGAAGGACAGTGTGTGCCGAGAAAACGTCTGCGAGATAAGACCCTGCGCGTCCGCGAACACCTGCGCCCGAATCGAGGTCTCCGGGACAACCTTCTTCAACCGGTCGGCGAGGATGGCCCGCGCCTCCTCGGCGGTGGGTGCCTGAACCTTGTAGACGCTGCCGACCCTGCCGTCGCTCAGAGTGAACTGCCAGAACGGCTCGGCCGGAATCTGGATCGGCACGGCTGTTTCGAGACCTAGCTCGGACATGCTGCTCCCTGCGGCTGTTTCGAGGCTTATTAGCTCGGACATGCGGCTCCCTTTCAAAGTTTCACCTGCGGTTGAAGAACGATGTACGCGGACGTATCAGTCGGCTCCGCGCCAGTCTGCGGGCCGACCGTCAGCCCCGTCGAAGCGGACTGCGAGCTATAGCTGTTCGACTCGCCGTGGTCGGTCGAGCCAGGCTTCCCAAGCGTGCTGGTGCCGCCCGCGTTCCCGTACAGCGTCGCGTGCGCGTGCGCCACCTCGTTCACTGTGTGCTTGTGCTTCGTTCTCCGGTTGGCCGCCGCCAGGCCGTCACTGTTGCCGATCGTCGCCATGTCGGCGTGCGTCCCCTTCGCGGCGAACGACCGGCCCTGCAAGTCAGGCAGCACCGTCGGATAGAGACCACCCCACTTCGCGAACAGATCAGCGTAGATGCCCGTCGTGCTCGGCCACGCCTGCCCCGTGCAGATCAGATAGCCGGTGCGCGCCGACGCCTCCGCCGTCCAGAGAATGTCCCCCGGCTGCACACCCACACGGAACCACGTCGTGCCGTCCGAAAGGAACACGGCGTCCTGGTCGGTCGCGTAGAACATCTGGCCGGTCGCCGCGCTCGCCGCCGGACGAGCAGACCGCAACCCGAAACTCGCCGGTGGCCCCGCCACACCGGTAGGCCCGGCCGGGCCTGCGTAGCCGCCGCCCTGTGCGAAGGAACTCATCAGGCGATCCTCACCGGCTGCACCGTCACGACCTGGAACTGGAACGTTGCACCCACCGCTCCCCAGTGGCTCAGGATGACCTGTGCGCCTGCGGCGTATGTCAGTTGATCCGCGATCATTCCGCCAAAGTCTGGTGTGGCTCCCACACCGGCGAGAGTGCTGCCGGTGAAGCTGATGTAGAGACCAGTCGCGGCACCGGACATACGAGCACTCGCGGTCACGGAGTAGGTTCCGGCGCGTGCGACCGCAACGATGTTCTGCGGGTTCCAGGCACCTCCTGACGGCGACGTGAAGGTTGTGGGGTAGACCGTGACGACGGGGCCGCCGATGAACTTCCACTTGTACGCGGTAGCCTCGGCCAAGTCGTACTGAAACTGCCAGCGGCTACCCAAGGTATCGACACCCGTTGCAATCCAAATGTCGTTGTCCTGCGGATTAGCCGGTGGCCCACCCGACAACGGCGAGGTGGTTATCTTCGGAACCGCGCCGGGGTTGTAGACCGCCCAGTCGGCCCGAATGATCCGATGGGTAGTCGTTAGGTCTAGACCCCCACCATCTACCCATGTTCCTGCGCCTGCATCCACCCAGGCCCGGACAGTAAAAACGTGCGCCCCGCTGGTGGGCACGACACGATATTTCATCGGGCCAGGAGAGTAAGTGGCGTCTAGGTAGGCAATTCGTGCGATAAGAGTCCCGTTGTCATACAGCGATACCCATATCCACGAAGTGCCGCGCTTGATGATTGTGGGATTGAGTTGTATTTCATATGCCGAGATTCCATCGGCAGTAAAAGATGGGAACGTCACCACCAGTGTGCCGGGGGCGGCGGTGGCCGCAACATTGACCGCTCCTGTGCCAGCGACAATCGCAACTTCCTGCGAAGTCATCGCCATGCCGCTGTTGACCCGCTTCTGCCCGTACCTGTCGAAGAAGTTCCAGGGCATCAGGCGACCTTCACAGGTGTCACCCTCAACTGAATGTCGTACCAAACGCAGTTACCTGGCGTAGCATCACCTGTTCGCATCATCACATTGAACGTTTCACCTGCTGCAACAGTGGTGATAGCGCTCCCGGTCAAAACGGCCAAAGAACCCGCGTTCATCCCTGCCGCCGCATTAGCGACCATCGCGGCACCAGACGAAACTGTGCCCGGCCCTAAATCGGCGCGAGTATTTGCGACCCCTTGACTCACCATTCCCCCTGCTTCGGCTATATACGTTCCGGCTCTTGCTACAACAATTCTCGTTGCCGTCACACGCTCTTGAAAAACGTTCGCAACCGTATTCGCAATCCCGCCACCATTGAGAATAAATGCCGGTGGCCCACCGATGAACTTCCACTTGTACGCGGTGGACTCGGCTGCGTCGTACTGAAACTGCCAGCGTGAACCGGTCGCATCCACTCCGGTCGCGATCCAAATGTCACCGTCGTCGGGGGAAGCAGGAGGGCCACCCGAGAGCGGCGAGGTTGTGATACGCGGCGGCTTCGAGGGGACATAGACAACGCCGTCGATCTTCGTGACCGACAACTCACACGCGTCCACGCCTGCGCTGTAGAGGGTGTTGAGAGCGCCACCCGAGTCTTGGTAGATCGCCGCCTCGATGTAGTCCCCCACCGAGAGAGACATGACGGTCGAAGTCGTAATGCGATGAGAGTTGGTTCCATTCGGAAAGGCGTTCTGTTTTCCATTCGGAAGAACCACACCGTTCAACAAGAACTGAAACTGTCGAAGCACGCCGCCCGCCGAACCGCCAAGCATCACGGTTCCCTCAAGCAGATACTTCCCCGCCGTCTTGATTGTGAGTCTCGTGGGAGTACCGACAGCCCACATCGCGTCGGTGTCATAGGCGGCGGGAGTGACAAATGTAAGCGGCGTGAAAGTGTTGTTGGGAATCGACTGCGCAGCCCCAGCCATCACACGCGCCATAGGGTTCACAGCCCCGGCAGCAGCCTGCTTGAGCGCGCCGTTCCTGTCGTAGAACTGCCAGCCCATATCTACGCTTGATCGAGACCGGCAACGGTCACCGTCAGCCCGGTAGCCGACGTGGTGATCTGCAACGTGTCCCCCGCCGCCAGCACCTCGAACTCGTCCGACACCCCCGACCCGCCCGCATCCACCGTGTAAACCGGAGTGATCGCATTCGCCGCCGCCGACCCGTTGATGAACAACTGGAACGTCTTAGTGTTCACCGTGTCCGTGTTCACGACCTTGATCTTCTTGACCGTGTAGAGATGGCCGGTCGGCACCGTGATGAGCGTCGAGGTTCCCGACGCCGCCGCCGCAGGCCCGGCCAGCCGCTTCAACATGTCCGTCGTACTCAGCGCCATCTCACCCTCCGTTCATCCGCTCATCGCCACGACAACGCCCATGCCGACCCCGACAAACGCCGGGGCCGACACCAGCCCGCCCCGGAAGTTGAAGAAGAACCCCGACGTAGTCGAGTCCGCCACCAGCACCGGCTTCGACACCTGCCCCACCGTGGTCGGCTCGGTCACCGTCAGCCCGCCCGCGCTCGTCGGACTCAGGAAGTAGACCGCGCCCGCGGTCAGGCCCGACAGCCCCGTCACCCGGCCGAGCAGCGTCAGCGTGAACGTGTTGGCGTCCGCGACAGCCGACACGATCCCCACCACCTCCGCGTCCGCGACGCTGTCCGCCTGCGCCTTCACGTAGGCCGTGCCGGTGTAGCGCAGCACGTTGCCGACCGCCAGCCCGTGCGCCGTCTGCGTCACCACCAGCGTTGCGCCCCCGCCCGGCCCGGTCGGGCCGGTCGCACCCGTCGCACCAGTCAGCCCCCGGATGTTCGCGACGACCGTGTACGCGCCCGCCGCCTTGAGGTAGACGTTCCCGGTCGCATCGTCGAGGTAGTAGTCGCCGTTCACCCCGAGCGCGTTCGACGGCACCCCGGAGCCGTCCCGCCACACGCTGCCCGGCGTGCCGGTTGACCCTGTCGGGCCGGTTGGCCCAGTCGCTCCCGTTGACCCGGTCGTGCCGGTCGCACCGGTCGGCCCGGTCGGCCCCGTCAGCCCAGTCGGCCCGATACCCCCAGCCGGGCCGGTCGCTCCCGTCGCACCGGCCGCTCCCGTCGCCCCTGTAGCGCCCGTCGCCCCGGTCGGCCCAGCCGGGCCGGTCGCCCCTGTCCCGGCCGCCACCGCCCAGTAGGTGGCGTTGGGAGGCACCTGGTTCGTATGGTCGAGCACGCAAACGTAGAGCGTCCCGCCCGACACGACCACATCGTTGACCGCGTAGCTCGCCGCGCCCGACCAGACCCCCCGCCAGGCCATCCCGAGCTTGACCTCCGCCTCGGTGTCGCTCACCACATCCCAGGCCACGAACTCGTCCGACGGAAGCTGACACAACACCAGCGTGTCGCCGACCTTCAAGCCGTACAGGTAGTCGTAGGCGTGCACCCACTGGGAGACCAGCATCTCGTCCTCGGTCAGCGACCCCTGCGCGTGCGCAAGCTCGACCGTCAGCGGCGACACGTCCCGCACGATCGCGAACTGGGTCGGCCTGTCCAGGTTCGCTGCCGCCGTCCGGGCATGCCGAGACACCGCCCGCGCGACCCGACGCTGGGCCTGCCTACTACTCACCCGAGCACCTCGACAGTGACCGGAATGTTCGTGCTCGACAGCAGCGCGAGTTGCAGAAACAGCCGCCGGGTCAGACTGAGATCATCGTCGAGCGCGTCCCGACCGATACAGTAGGCGACCACCGCAGCCGGGGACGGCCGATCCCGCAACGTGATCTTGAGCCGGTCGCCGACCAGGCCCGCCAGCGGCCCGTTCTCATTCACGAGCACGAAGCTGCCTGTCTCCGGGTGCAAGCTCTGGCCGTGCCAGCCGCACAACGCCGACTGCGCGCTCCCCTTGATCGGGCCGGTCGAGCCGAGCACCGCCTGCGCCTCCCCAAACGGCAGCCGAGCGTAGTACAAGTCTGTCTCCAAAGGCGGCGTCCAGGTCACGACGGATGCCCCCGCCCGGCGAGCCGCTGGCCCGGCGTCTTGGCCGGGGCGCGCGCCACGTTCTGCTTCGGCAACGGCGGCGTCTTGGACTTCTTCGTCGTCTTGCCGGTGCGCGCCTTCTGCTTCTCCGCCAAATCCTCATCCACCGTGTCGAGCTTCGCGTCCACGAACGGGTCGGAGAACATGAACTGCAACGCCACCTGGTAGCTCCCCGCCGTCAGCGAGTGCGACGCGTCCGTCACGAACACGACCTGGTGCAGCACCGGGTCGTCGAGCCTGATCCGGCACGCATCCCCGCGCCGGATCATCGCCACGCCGGGACTCGTCACGTTCACCTCGGTCGTCGGCTGGCCGATCACCGACAAGTGGTACTGGCCTCGCGACCGTGCCTCCGCGACCGTACGCGCGTCGTGCGCCCAGACCACCCGGTGCACGAACCCGTACCTTCGGATCGCCGCCTCCGACTGAACCAGCACACTGATCTTGCCGACCGTCTGCTTCGAGTGGCCCTTCTTGTCCTTCACCTTGATCGTCTTGCCCTGCGCGCGCACCGTCAGCGAAGTCGCGAAGTCGTCGCGCAAAGTCTGCTGGATCGTCGCCTCGACCAACTCCTCGCCGAACAGCAGCAACTCCTTCGAGTGACGCAGCGGCGTGATGTTCACCTTGCCGTTGAAGCACGAGATCACGTAGCGCTTGTTCGTGTAGTTCCGCTCGCGCGCGTAGGCCGCAGTGAGCGTGTCGAGCGGCGTGATCTTCGTGCTCGACCCCGTGTTCACCCGTGTCAAGTTCAGGATGCGATGGCGAGTCGCGGTCAACACGCCGACCGGCATCCCGTAACGCTCCAGGATCGACTGCGCGATCTCCGACGCCAGCCACCCGTGCGGATGCGGGCCTGTGGCTCCTGTCTTGCGAAAGTGGAAGTCGTCGGTCGAGGCTTGCAGGAACCACAGGTCTGAGGTGACCTGGAGAGTGCGGTTGCCGCCCAGGAACGAACGGAACGGCTGGTTGACCCGCATCCTCCAAAGCTCCACAAACGGCGGGCCGCCCTGCGCCGACCACTTGAGCACGAACTGGTCGCCCAACCCGATGTTCGACAACTTGCCGATGAACGGATCACGAAACGTGACCGTGCCCGACAGCACCGGCGACGCATCCTCCCAAGTCACCTGCTCGACGTTCGCATCCACGTTCACCATCTCGCCGACACGAGGCACCCACCACACCTGGAAGTTCTCCCGGCCCAGCCGCAACGGCTCCCCAGGTGAGCGCCAGTAGTCACGAGGGATCGGCCTGCGCTGGAACCCGCGCCCGATCTTCGCGTTCGCGCGTCGAGCAGCGTCAGCCGTCCGCTTCTTGTCGGCCGCGGTCTGGGCCATCTAGTGCGGCCCACCTGGCGACTTCGGCTTCGGCTTCGACGCGGGCTTCGGCACCACGATCCGCTTCGTCCCGAGCTTGTTCAGGTCGTAGGACGGGCCGACCTTGAGATGGCTCGCCGCCGCGATCCTGCGCCACTGAGACGGCGAGCCGTAGTAGAACTTCGCAAGCTCGTGCAGCGTGTCCCGGCCCGGCGGCAACTTGCCCGCCACCACCGTCAGCGGCAGATGCGGATGCCCGATCTGCTCCCGCTCGATCTTCGTCGGCCGGTACTCCACAAACGTGATCGAGAAGTAACGGGTGAACGGCTCGCCCGCCACCTTGCGCGTGTCGAAGTTGCGCAGCGTCGCCCACATATTCACGTCGTACCCGGCAAGCTCATTCGGTTGGCGGATCGTCAACGTGAACACCTGATAGTTGTTGCCGAGCTTCTCCAGCGCCGCGATCATCTTGAGCGGATCAGGCACCTTCCTGTTGCCCAGCCCGTACTTTGCGTTCAGCGCCTCCGAGCGCACCCGCAACGCGAACTCCGCGTCGGTCTCCGCGCCCCGCACACCAGGAGTAGGCGCGCCGCCGACCAGGTCGGGTGTGAGGAACGACCACCACGGCGTGTCGGCGATGAACAGCGAGTCGAACGCGACCGTGCGTAGCTGCCGCGAGCCGGGCCGGGAGCGCTGGCCCGCACCGATCGTGTCGTAGTCCTGCCACGGCCAGGAGCGCGGAATCGGCAACGTGTCGGTCGGCGAGACCTGGAACGTGAACGGGCCAGGCATGTGCTTGCGCGAGGTGACCCCACTGATCGGCTCCAGCTTCACCAGCGTGCCCGCCCCGAGATGCAGCACAGGCGACGGGAGAATCTTCGGGGCGACCGGCTCGGCCATCAGTTCAACGGATCAGACTCGAAGGAAACACTGTCGAACTCGTCGGCGAGATCGAGCAGCGCCGCCCCAACCTCGGAGCGCACCACGTTGCGCAGATCGCCCGGCCCGTTGTAGTTCACGTTCTGGATCGTCACCGCCACATGCATGTTGGAGCCGCCCCGCCTGCCCGCCTTCGCAGTCGGCGTGATGCTCACAACCTCGTCCCGGTCACCGACACCGATCACCTGCGGCCGGGTCGCCCGGAACGTGCCGCCCTCCCCGAACCACGGCACCTTGTTCAGCCCGGCCGCCATCCCGCCAGCCATCAACGCCGACGCCCGGTTCGACATGATCCCGCCCAGGCCCGGCACCGTGCTCGACGGCGGAAGAAGCTGACCGGCCCGGATCGTCCCGCCGTACGCGCCACCGCCGGTAAACGTGCCGAGCTTGCCACCGGTCACCGCCAGATGGATGTGGTCGCGATGCCCCGCCCAGGTCTTGGCCCCCCAGAAGCCCGACGGCACCACCGTGCCGCCACTCACCGACAGGCCGGGATTGTGGATGCCCTCCACCAGCTTGCGGTAGAGACCCGAGCGCATGATGTAGTTCACGCCCGCCGCCATCGCCCCCGGCGACCCGCCGATATCTTCGGCCTCACCCCGGTAGTGGTAGGAGTTCGCCGCATGCTGGCCGCCCGTCGTCGAGGTAACCGACAGGCCAGGCACGTTCGACATGAGCGCGTTGCCCGCCGACACAATCCCGCCGTGCATCCGGCCGCCCGTCGCGAACGAGTGCGGGGTGTGCTCCGCCGCCACCAAGCCGCCCAACGTCGCCCGACCCGCGAGTAGGAAGTTGGCCTTGCGCTCGGTGTGCCGGTTCACGACCAACTCGCCGCCGCCAACCCGGCTCCCTCCGTACGCGTAGTTGTCGAACCGGGAAGTCCCGGCGATCCGCCCGCCCAACGCCTTGCCTCTCGGAGTGGGGATCAGCCCCTCGTTCTTCACCGGCCCAGCGAGACCGGCCGCCGCCATCCCGACCGCCTGGTTCGCAGCCTTGCCCGCCGCCCCGCCGGTCTCGACCGCCTGCACGATCGCGTGCGCCTTGCCCGGCGCGAAGCCCATCGCCAGCAGCACCCCGACCGCCTTGTTCTGGATCGCGGTGAACGACGCGGCCACCTCACGCGCAGCCTCCGCCGCGTTGCCGACCATCGCGTTCTTTATGTCCTTCCAAGCGCCCGCCGTCCCGAACCTCAACTCGCCATTGATGACCTTCACCTTGATGCCCAGGTCGCGGTACATCGCGACCACCGCATCCGAATACTGGGCATACGCCGGTAGCAGCTTCTTGTTGCCCTTCTGCTCCTCGTCAAGCCACGCCAGATAGTTCGCGGCCAGGATGCGCCGACCCGGCCCCTGCATCGACTGGAGCCGCCCGAGCACGTCCGCGTTCGTACGCAGCCCCGCCTGTCCCGCGCCGAACTGCTTGGCGTAAATGTCGAACGCCTGGCCCTCCTGTCGCAACGTCTTGTAGCCCAGCGCGCGCGACTCCTGGTTCTTCCGATCCTGGATCGCCTTGTTCACGGCGAGCAGCACACCAAGCTGGGTGCGAAGCTGGTTCGTCGCGTCCTGATACGCCGGACGCGCGACACCCTGCCAGCCCTTGATCGCCGTCCGGTACTGGTCGATCTGCAACTTCAACTGCTTGAAGTTCGGCGACTCGCCGCCCAGCCCCCCGATCCTGTCCTGGAAGCTCCCCATCTGCCCGGCCACGTACTTCGACTCCAGCGTGCGCCTCGGGGTGATGCTCTCCTTGTATTCGCCGTAGCGCCGACCGGCGTACATGCTGCCGAGACCACCGAGCACATCCGACACCCCAAACGTCGCCTTGCTCAAACCCGTCCCGACCCGCTCCCGGAAACTGCCCGGCGTCGTCACCGCCCCGTACGCGCCCATCGCCGCCATCACCGGCAGCGCGAACTTCCCCGCGAACTGCGCCACCCGCCCGCCGATCGCCTTCGCCCCAGCCCCGAGACCAACCTTCTCCGCCGTGAGCACCGCCCCCGCCGCAGACGCCGGAATGATGAGACCGCCAGCCGTGACCGCCTCCCCGCCCGCCAGAGTCGCAGCAGCCGCCGCACCGGGGATCGCGCCCGCCGCCCCCGCCGCCAGCCCGGTCGCACCCAGCGCCGCCGGGGCCAGCGCGATAGCCGCCCCCTCCGCAGCAGCAGCCGCCCGCGCGCCCGTCGCAACCGCCCACCACTTCGTCGCCAACGACTGCACCCTCGACAGCATCAGCCCCACCCCGACCACCGCGAACGCGCTCGCCATCACCTGCCCGAAGTGCGGGATCAGCCGCGTCAAGCTGTTGATGACCTTAAAGATGCCGGTCAGGAACGTCAGCAGCACAGCGAACGGCCCCGTCGCCACCAGCAGCGTCTCCAACGTCTTAGCCAACTGGTCGAGCAGCGCGACGATCGGCGGGCCGAACGCGTTCGCGAGCGCGTTCAGAATCTCCTTGAGCTTCGGGATCATCAGATCAAGCTGATGCACCGTTCCGGCGAGACCCGCCTGGCTGCCCATGTCAAACAGCGCACGCACCAGGTCGTCGAACAGCGTCACGATCTCGCGGATCGCCGGACGCATCGCCGTGAACTCACGCGTCAGACGAATCTGCCCCGTGATGCTCCCCGTCATCTTCGCCCACGCACCCGTCGCCTTCTCCACGTCATGCCACAACATCCGGCCGAGCGGCCCGGCGGCCCGACCGAGATTCTGGAACCACGTCCAGATGTTGTGCAGGATGCGACCGAACATCTGCATGTTCGAGCGCGTCTTGTCGAGCCACGCCCCGAACTTGCCCGAGTCGCGTCCGAAGATCGCCCACTTCTCGATCAGCTTCGCCATGTGCTCCACGCCCTTCACCAGCCAGAGCGTGAACGGCGCAGCCGCAATCGCGATATGCCGGAACGCCGAAACCAACGTGATGAGCGCCCGCCCCAGCCCGCTCACCACCTTCGTCCCGGTCTCGCCCATCTTCGCGAAGTCCGCCAGGAAGCCCTGCGAAGTGAACCGGGTGCCCGCCTGCGCCGCCACCCCGCCCAGCGCCTTGCCCATCTCGTTCACCAGCGTCTTTATCATCGGGATCGCCCGCGCGAACCGAGTGATCGCCACCTCCAGGCCGGGGAACAAACCCTTCTGCGCCGACTCGCGAATCTTCTGCATCTCGATGTGGTAGCTCCGCAAGGTCTGCACGAACGCCTTGGCCTCGGGCGTCAGCCGCTTGAGCGCCTGCGCGTTCCCGCCCAGCGCCGCCGACAAGTCCTTCGTCGCGAGCTTCACCGTCACCATCGCGAGGCCCATCCCGACCAGCGTCGGCCCGAGCGCCGCCACCACACCCGACAGGCTGAACAGTTGCGGCAGCAGCGCAATCACACCACCGGCGAGCGCGCCGATCGCCTGCGCCGCGATCCCGACCGCCGCCCCCATCGCCGGGAACTTGAGCACCTGAATGATCTTCCCGAGCGAGAACAGCAGGATGCCGGTCTCCTTGATCGCACCCCGGAACCGCGCCCAGCGCGACTGGCCGCGATCCATCTCGTTGTGCAAGTTGCGCACCTTCCGCTCCGTGTCCTGCGCGCCCGACCCGAAGTTGCGCACCACCCGATCCGTGTCACCGATCTGCTTCTGCTGGGAACGGTTGCCGAGCGTGTCCATCGACAAGCCCGCACGCGCGACCGCACGGTCAAGCTGCTCCGCGTTACGCTTCATCCGCTCCATCGGAATGCTCGCTCGATCTATTATGCGGAACGTTCCGTCCACAGTCGCCAACGGAGTTTGCTACCTTCCTCTGTTTGGGTTAGGCTCGCACCGATGGCCGACTACGTGCTGGACTCCTACGTGCTCGACCGCTTCGACGCCTCGGTAGATCGCTCCGCGCCGGGCGACGCATGCTGGCCGTGGCTCGGGCCACTCCAGCCGAACGGCTACGGGCGCTTCTGCCACAAGGGCGTCGTGTACCTCGCCCACCGGCTCGCCTGGGTAATCGAGTTCGGCCCCGTGCCCGGCAGGTTGTACGTGCTCCACAAGTGCGACAACAAACCGTGTGCGCGCTACGACCATCTGGAACTCGGCACCCACTCGAAGAACGTCCGCGACGCAATCGACAGGGGGCTGCTGCACCACGCGAGCGGCGAGCAGCACCCCTTTGCTCGACTGAGCGACGCTACGGTGGCGGCGATCCGTACGCGACACGCCACTGGTGGCATCACCTACGTCGAGCTTGCGCGCGAGTTCCAGATCAGCGAGTCTCACGCCTCTCGCCTCGTGCGTGGCATACACCGCGCTCATCCTCGCTTGGCCTCCTCGATCGACGCCGTCTCGGCGAAGCCGTAGATCACAGCGCGCAACCGATCGGGATGGCGAGGGGGGCGAGGCTCCCCGCCATCCATCGGCACGTAGTTCTCGTCGAGCGCGTTGTAGAGTCGGTACGGATCGTGTCCCCCATGTCGCCAGGCGAGGTAGAGAAGCCGCATCTCCCCGCCTGATCGAGCTAGTTTCCCGCTGCCCTCATCTGGGTCATGGTCGGCACCGACCGCTTCACGTCACCCTCGTCGTAACCCGACAGCAACATCACCCGGCCGCCGATCTGATCGACCAGGCCCGGCTTATGCGCGAACCGGTTGGCGATCACCTGCATCGGGCCGTGCAACGGGTCAGCCGACTGGAGACCCTTCGCCTGAACGACCGCCGCCAGGTCGGGGTTCACCGTCGCCGCCGCCACCATCATCAGGTTGAACGAAGTCACGTCGAGTTCACCCGAGCCGGAACGGCGCGCATCCCGGTTGCCCATCGCCCGGTTGCGCAACGTCTGGAACGTCTCCCCGTCGAGCGGCTTGATCGTCCACTCGATCAGCTTCGGTGACGTGTCGGAACCCACGTTGATCTCCAACACCTCGAAGAAGTCCTCGTAGTCGAAGTCCTCCCCGTCGCCGAGCAGGAACTCCATCGCGTCGAGCTTCTGGTCGTCCTTCATCGTGCGGGCCGACTGAACACTCAGCGAAGCCCGCTCGACCGCCTTCTCCGGCCCTCGTGCATCGAACTCCGGCCCCGGCTTGTGCAGCGACTCGATCGACGGGGGCTGGGCAAGCCGCCCCTCCTGCGCAGCGTCTAGCTGCTCACGAGCCGCCGGGTTGACCTCCGGGTCAGGCGGCCGGGTTTCTTCGGTACTTGCCATCGCTCTCTCCTTCCGAGAGTGAGTGGGTGGAGAGCGATCAAGCAGTCGCGCGCGTAGCGTGAGAGGCCGTGTCGTGCTCCGTGAATGGGTGGTGCGGTGGTGCAGGCGGCGGAATGTCCCCGCCACCGACAGGCCGTGCGGACTCCGGTGTGACCTCGTGGGGCGTCACGTGCAGCCCTCGGCCACGCGGCCACAACGGTGTCTCATCGAACCCGGACTGATCCTCCGGGATCATGCACTCCTCCTCGATCTCCGCAAGACGTTGAAGGAGCTTGTCGCGACCGTGCGACGACTTCGCCGCGATGTACGCACGGAATTTGACAAGGACTCTTTCATGATCCGTCGCTGGCACTACGGCGTCGGCCCCACGATCCAGCGTGGCGCGGCCACCCCGCCCGGCCCGACGACCTTCTCGAACACCTCCAGCGGGCGCTCGCTCTCCCAGGTGATCGTGTAGTCCCGCTCGACCTGGTCGTCCGCGATCGACATGCCCAACGGCAGGTTCCAGATCAGGCAGCCGTCGAACTGCCAGCGCTCCCGGCCGAGCGCATCCGGGTCGTCGTACTCGCAGATCAGCGAGAACGGTCGCAAGCTCGGAGCGCCCGCGTCGCGGCTCGCCCGGCGGTCGTCGAGCGACTGGGAGAAGAAGTTGTAAATCTCCATCTCCCACTTCGCGTCCCGCTTCTGCACGCGCATCGTGCCCTCGCGTGTCTCCCGGCCCGGCTTGTGGCCGACCCGTGTCTGCCCGACCAGCGGCACGTCGATCCGACCGATCCCGACGGTGCCGGAGAACTCGATCACCTCGCCCAGCCGGATGTTGTCCCGCCAGACCGACCCGTACATGCCGCTGAACACGTTGAGCGCGTCCTGCGCCACAGAACTCACAGTGGATGGCATACGTTCCTCCTCTCCTTACCGTCAGTGGCTCGTGATCGACAGGAGCACCTGCTCGGCCGACCGGCCGAACCCGAGACCGATATCGAGCGCGATGAACTCGTCATCGTCGGACGGCGGCGGGACAGTCGAGACCCCCACCGACCAAGCCTTCTGCACCGCCCCCAGCGACTCGCGAATCGCCATCCGCGCCGAAAGCTCGCCGACCACGCCCGAGCGGGTCGCCGAGTTGACCTGCACCTTGCCGATCACGAACGAGGTGATGTAGTCGGTGAACTCCATCTGGAGGTCGTGCAGCGTGCGCACGTACTTCGGCGTGCGGAAAATCTTGTACGGCCGGTCGGCGTCCGCGGCGTTCGTCCAGGTCGTCAGACCCTTCTCGATCCGCACCGGCGCATCCAGGTCGGAGTCCCGGCCGAGCACGATCACCCCGCCATCGAACGCCAGGTCGATCGCCGACTCGGTCGCCGCATCGGCGAGAAGCTCGGCCCCCGCGACCCGCGCGCCCGAGAGCGAACTGGTCTCACCAAGCTGCGCCATGATCCCGGCGAGCCGGGGCACGAACTGCGCGGTGCTCAAGATCACCGCGTTGCCGTTCGCGTCAAGCAGCGAGTTGTCGCGAATCGAGCCGACCCCGACCGTGACGAAATCGGGATCGTTGAACGACAGGGCACGCGTGATCGCGGTCGTGACCGTCTCCCCGAGCGCGCCGCCGGTCACCACGAAGAACCGCTTGCCCTTCGTGTTGAGGTTCTGCCCCCACGCCTTGAGCGCCGTCAGGATCGACGAATCGGTCAGGTCGAACGGGGCGAAGTAGCCGAACCGCTGCTGCTCGAACCCCGCCATCATCGCCGTCCAGTCGCCCGCCACCAGCGTCGCACCATCGTTGCCACCCGCGAGCGGCACCGACGTGACCGTCGCGAGCGCGACCGTGTCGATCACGACAGTCAGCGCAACCCAGTTCGAGTTGCCGTTCACGTCCGCCGCAAGCCGCGCGAGCGGAGTCGAAAGCGCCGGGTCGTACGTCCACGACTCGATCTCGCTCGACCCGTCGAGCACGACCAAGTCCTTCTTGGTCACGTCGTTGCTGTTCGTGCGAAGCGACACCCGCAAGCTGTTCCCGCGCGTGCCCTTGTAGAGCGCATCGACCCGCAACGCCGCCGCCGGTGTCGTGTTGTTGAGAGACAGAGTTGCCTGCGCGCCCGCCGACCCGGACATGCGGTAGCCGAGCACCGCGCCAGCACCGCGAATGCCGGGAATGCCCTGCCCCTGGAACGCCTGCTTGACCGCCCGGTAGCCCGGCTGGTTCGGATCGTGCACGCCGTAGATCGCGACGAAGTCCGAGAACGACCCCAGGAACGACACCTCGCCGGTCGGCCCCCAGTCGTGCACGAACGGAACCGCGAGCACATCGCCGACACTCGGCAGGATCGACGGGATCGACGCCGCCAGGAAATTGAAGTACGCCCCTGCGCGCTTCGGCAGGTTCGCGAGATTGAATGAGCCAGGCATCTGCTCTCCTCCCTTAGCTCTCGGCCCCGACAGGAGCCGTGAGCCAGGTTTCAACGAGCGCCCGTGCCTCGTCGATGGTCAGGTACTCCTCCGTGCTCGCGTGCAGCGCCCCGGCCACGACATGCGTGTCGAGACCGAGTAGCGGCTGCGCGTCGCGCAACAGCCGATCGCGCGAGAACGCCGTCGTGCCGCCCTTGTCCTGCTCGTCCGCCGCGACCTCATCCTGGGTCGCCTGCGGAACATCCTGCTTCACAACCGTCTGCTCGTCCGCGCCCTCGTCGGCCGCGTCGGAGACGGTGCTGTCGCTTGGCTTCGCCACGACTTTGCTCTCCTCCTACCTAGGGTGCGCGGACATGCGCACGGATTCTACGAGAAGCCCAGGAACTCCGCTGGGCACACGCCGCCATTGGGCACGAAAGTTGACAACCACCCAGGCGTACCGGTCGTCCTCCGGGTCGATCAGCCGCTCGGTTCCAAGCCCCACAACCTTGAGGTAGTCGCTCGACCGGCGCGCCTCGCTGTCGTCGTACAGGCCGGTGGCCTCACCGAAATCCCAGAGCGGAATGCGCAACGCCCGGCCGCGGGCGGCACCGAAGTGGAGCGCCGTCTGGATCACCCCGCGCAGCCGGTCGGCCTGGAGGATCGCATGCTCGGTGTCCTCCGCCGGGTGCGGGTAGAGATGAATCGTCATCGGCTGACTCACCTCCGCGTACATCGGCGGGCCGGTCACCGTGTCCGGCCCGATCGCCGACACCCTCGCGAACGGCAACTCGAACGTTCCCCGGTCGTCCCAGTAGCGCACCTCCCAGCCCGCGTCGCCGGTCTGGAGCCAGCGCCCGCCGACCTCGACCAGCACCTCCGCGAGATGTTTGCGCACCGAACGCAGCGCATCCTCGATCGTGCGCTCCGGCAGCCGTACATCCTCGCCAAACGGATTGACGAACGGCACGTCGCCGGAGACCGTCCAGGTCGTGTCCGTCACAGCCGGGCCGTCACCATGATCGGCACCTGCGTCGCCGCCCGGCGCTCCTGACGGCGCGCCCAGGTCTGCACCATCCGCTGCGACCAGATACCGAACTCTTGCTCGGTGATCGCCGCGCCGAACTCGAACATGTGGCTGCCCGGCGAGCCGGGGTGCATCACCTTGCGCGCGAAGATTCGCTGCCCGGTTTGCTGGTCGATCCACGACAGCCAGCCGCCCGGCTTCTTCGGCACGATCAGGTACTTCCGCCGGTACTCGCCGTAGAGACCAGTCCCGTTCTCAACATACGGGGCGTAACTAACGTCCGTAAACGCGCCGGACTCGTACACCATCCGGCCGCCGCGTGTCGAGAACGTCGTCAGCTTCTTCGTGATCGACGCGCGCAACGCGCCGGGGATGTAGTCCTCCGTGAACGGCTGGTGGCCCACAGGGGTGTTGATTTTCACGAGATGCGTCATCCTCTCGCCCCCGTGGTTGACCATCTCCAAGCAAAGCTCGTGCACGCCGGTGCGCTCGAAGAAGGGTGCAAGACGGCCGCCGTAATACATTCAGGCCGCGTCCGAAACTTGATGGTCGGCGATCCGCTTCACGGTCACGCTCCACCCGATGATCTCGTCGAGCGTCGCCAACGGCGTCGGATCGGCGACCACCTCCCAGGTGGCCGTGCCGAACCGCTCCGAGACCACCTCCACCTTGTCCTCCGGCGTCAAGTTCACCGTCACCAACTCGTCGTCCACCGTGTCGAACATCAACGTCGGCGACTTGACCACCCGGCGACGGCCATGCGAGGAATCCTGCGAGTCCTCCCCGCCGGTCGGAAGCTGGAGGAACGCGTCGAACCATGCGCCCGGCACGTCGGCCATCTGCGTCATGCCCGCCACCCGCGCCACCGGTGTCGGCACCCCCAGCACGTCCTCGGTCACCTGCTGCTTGCGCACCGGCCGAGCACGGTCAACGAACGCAGACTCCAGCCCCATCAGTAGCCGACCAGGTTCGGAGAGATGCCATCCCACGGCTCGAAGAACGCCAGCACGGTCGAGAGACCCCGCCAGTCGTACTCCTCGATCGTGAAGTCCGGCGCGGACTGCCCCGACGTGAACGCGACCCACCATGCGAACCGCTCGTCGGTCATCAGCAGCCAGAGAAGCTCCGACAGGGCAGGCCACGAGTTGATCGACTTCTCCGCCGCGCCCGCCCGTGAGAAGCCACCCGTCGTGCGTGTCTCCGAGTAGCCGCCAGCCGAGAACGACTGGATCACATCCTTCTCCGCCGCCGAGCCGACATAGCCGCGCTTGCCCTGCAACACGACCTGCTCGGTGCGCATCTGGATCGCCTGACGCAACTGCGACTGCACCAGCATCCCGAACACGTCGTCGGTCATCGACTCGTACGTCTGGCCGGTCACGATGAACACGTAGCCGGTCGCCCGGTTCACGAACTCCTGGAGATCGGTGTCCTCGACCAGCCCGAACCGCTCGAAGCGCACCTGACTCCACGCACGAACCTGGGTTGCCGTCACCGGCTCCATCGCTGTTCAGCCCCCTAACAAAACTGGGCCGAGCCAGAGACCCATCGGGTACTCGGCCCGGCCCAGCAAGGAAAGGGACGGCCGGGGACTAGTCCCCGCCCTCCTCCTTCTTCGGCGTCGAGCGAGAAGCGGGCTTCTTCGCGGCGGGCTTCTTCGCGTCCGCCTCCGCCTTCGCCAGCTTCTCATGGAGGTCGGCCATCGCTGCCGCATGCTCCTCCTTGAGCGCCTCGATCTTCGCGTTCGCTTCGGCCTCCGCCTCCTGGCGGGCCTCCTCAGA